AGCGGCGGCTGGCCGTAGGCGGTGGGAGGGGCCTGGAGCTTGATCTCCAGACGCTCCGCCATCTTGGAGGCTTCCTTCGGCTTGTAGAGCTCGGCGAAGTCGTACGGCTTGTTGAGCTCGGCGATGCGGTCCGCGAGGGACTTCCCCTGGAGGAGCTGCCTCAGGGACGGGTGGAGGTTCGCCTCGAAGTCCGCCAGGGTGTCGAACTGCACGAGCACGAGGTGGCTCTGCGTGTCCTCGCCCTGGCGCTGGCCCCAGAGCACGCCGTCGAAGGCGCCCTGGACGACGACGCCAGAGCAGCCGGCGTCGCAGGAGTTGACCTCGACGAGGGTGGTGGGGCGCGAGCAGTAGTGGCACGGGTACTTCTTCTGCGCCACCTCGTCGAGCTGCTTCAGGTCGCGCGGGTCCTGCTCGGCGTTGATGAGCATGTTCCCGCACGTCTCGCACTTGTAGCCGTCGACGGAGAGGAAGTTGTTGCACCGCCCCTTCGGGATGGCCTGGTTCTGCTGGTTCAGCATGTAGCTGCCGTCCGGGTTGCGGACGAACGCCGTGCCGCCGCACCGGCTGGAGATCTGCTTGTCCCACTCGCCGATGTCACCCAGGTGGCCGGAGCCCATCTCCATGTAGCGGCGGGAGCCGTACACGTTCTGGATGCTGGACGGATCGTAGTTGGGCCAGATCTCGTTCTGCTGGAGGATCACCTGCTGGCCGGCGAGGACCCGGCAGAAGTTGCAGGTCTTGCCGAAGCACTCCGAGTCCACCAGCACCGGGCCGGAGTTGTCCTTCTTCGTGACCCACTGGCTCTTGTTCTGGTCGAAGAGCGGGTGGCGGTGGTAGACGGCGAGGTGGACGATGCCGATCGAGAAGGCCTCGGTCAGCGTGATGAGCTTGTTGCCGGCGTCCATGGACTGGCAGCCGATGCACGACTGCGGGTTGTGCTTGTCCCAGCCTCTGGCGCAGGCCTCGTCGATGAAGCGCTGCTTGCCGGTGTACTTGCTCACCGTCTTGAGCCGGTGCTTCAGCCACTTGTAGTACTCCAGCTTCGACGGGATCGGCTGGCCGGTCTTGATGTCGATCTCGACGTTCTCCTGGGACGGGTTGGGGTCCAGGTAGTCGCCCTTGATGAGAACGAACGGCGCCGGGCCGTCCTTCGGGAGTCGGAACTGCTCGCGCCAGTTGCCGCGCTGGCCCCTGCCGCCGCCTCTCTTCTGCTCGGACTTCGTGTTCCTGCGGAATGCGCTCATCGCCATGGCACTACCTCGCGTACTGACTCATGTAGACGTGGAAGTCGAGGCTGGCGGCCACCATCTGATGGATGCCTTGTGCCTCGTAATCGTCTGGCTGCGAGTCAGCGTTGTCGTGGATGGAAGCCTGCACGTCCTCCAGGGGATACGGCACAACCTTCAGACGCCCGTGCAGAGGGCGCCACAACAGTTGGCCGATTCTCTTGACTGCCTTCCTGCCGGGAGCGTCGTTGTCGAGCAACAGCATCACGTTGCCGCCGAGACGGTGAAGCATCCTCTGCTGAGTCTCGGAGACGTAGCTGCCCATGAGCGCCACCGTGTTCAAGTACCCGCACTGGATCATCCAGAGACAAGCCTTGAAGCCTTCGACCACGAAGACCGTATCGTCGGGGTCTGACATCCCCTGAACCCTTGGGTAGACACGGTTGAAGTTCCAGATGAGATCGTGGTTCTCGCACTTGAAGCCAGGGAACTGCTCATCGAACCACTCGCCGAAGTCTCCGGTGATGAAGACGTTGTGGTCGTCCTTGTAGCCGCCCTGGTACACCTTGTACTTCGGCTGCTGCGTCGGCATCGTGCGGCCTCCAGAGATGCCGGCCAGATTCCCGTACATGTCCCGCAGCGGGTAGGTGACACGGTTGTGGCGTCGGTCGAAACCGACCTCCATGTCTTGCAGCAGGCCCATGTCGAAGCCTGCTTCCAGCAGAGACGAAGGACACCACTCGTAGACGCCGAGCAGCGCCTCCGGCAGAACACTTCTGGCCTTGAAGGGATCGTTGTTCGTGAAGAGATGCTGCTTCTCGAACTCGGCCTTGCGGCGGTTCTCGTCGAGCTGTGGCTGGATGACTGCGAGCTCGATGTCGATCTGGGGTCTCGGAAGACCCAAGAGCTTCAGCAGGTAGCGGACGTCTCCAGCGACGTGGCAGGTGAAGCAGTGGAAGAGGCCAAGGTCCGGGTTGACGCTGAACGACGGCTTCTTCTCCTGTCCTTCCTTGTGGAACGGGCACTTCGTCAAAGCGTTCCCGCCCGCTCCCGGCCGAAGACTGCTCGGCAGGTAGCGTTGGAGGAGCGCCAGAATGTGGTCGCGCATGGCTACTTCGGGGCTGGGATCTTCGGATCCACCTGCCGGTAGTTGGATGGGTCCTTGCGGAAGGCGGAACCGGGTGGCTTGGCCTGCTGCTTCTTCGCCTCCGTGCCGTAATCCTCTTCGACCTCCTCCTCGATGATGGGACGGATGAACGAGAAGTCTGTGGCAGGAGTGCCGTTGATGACGATGCCGTCGAGAGCGCCCTCACGGAGCTTCGGAGAGTACATGTGGACCTCCGAGTGCTTCAGCCCGTGGTCGTCTCGTCTCATGATGTGCTTCGTCTTGAAGACGGCGTCGGCGTCCTGGTTGAAGGCGTCGGTGAAGGCCATGTCGACGAAGTCGGCACCCTTCACCTTGTCCGACTGCTTGTTGGCCTGGGTGATGGCGACGACTGGGATGTTGACGCCCAGAGCCGTCTGACGAAGATCCTGCGAGATGTGCAAGATGTTCTTCCAGTCGGTGGTGCGCTGGTTCGAGCGATCGTCTCGCATCAGGTAGACGCCGTCGACGAAGACGATGTCCGGCTGGAGCTCCTTGATCTTCGCCTGGAGCCAGCCCACTCCTCCGCCGTTGGCGCTGCGATCGGCAGTGATGATGAAGGCCGGCTGATGCCCGCTGGTCTTCGCCACCATCTCCTCACCTGCCATCAGATGCTGAAGCACCTGCTGGACGTAGGCGAAGAGCTCTGGCTGTAGCGTGCCGTTCTTGAACGCCCGGTAGTCGACGCTGCACATGGCGGCTGCCACACGCTGCGCGATCTGGAGGTTCGGCATCTCCCGGGTGTAGTAGAGCACTCGACGGTGCGAATGCATGTAGGCGTGGACGGCCATGTAGAGGGCCACCCACGTCTTCATCGAGCCAGGCCGGCCGTAGATGACGAAGTACTGGCCGTTCTGAAGTCCCTGCGTTTCGACGTTCAGCTCATGCCACGGGAACGGGATGCCGAGAAGTCCGCCGGCCTGAGAGACCGAGGCGTACTTGTCCATGAGCGTCTGGTAGGCGCCCGACATCGAAAGGTCGTGGGAGACCTGTTCCAGTCCAGCGATGGTCTGGACTCCGCTCTTGAGACTGACGAGAGCAGCGTACGGATCCTTGTCGGCTTCGAGTGAGAGCTTTTGGATGAGCCCCCACAGTTCGATCTTCAGCTTCTGGTCCCGAAGCGCCTTGCAGAGAACCGGGACTTGGTCCGGTGCGTAGGTCGCGTTGAAGCTGGGGTAGTACTGCTTGACCATGTCCAGCGACGGCACCAGTCCCGTGGTCTGCGGGTGGTGGTAGATGTACCTCAGGTACTCGTAGACCTGGCGCACCTCTGGGACCGTGAAGAAGTCCGACGTGATCTGGGCCTTCTCCAGAGAGGTGAAGTCCTTGTCCTCGATGACCCGTGAGATGAGGGCGAACTCGATATGCGTCGACACAGCCTCTCCTTGCAGGGTGACAGGCTAAAAGCAGGACGGCGGAGGAGGGCTGACCCATCTCCGCCGCCTGCTTATGTCCGAAATCATCGACGAGCTTGCTTCATGGTGGCCTCAACGCGAGTGTCCCACCATGAACGACACGCGTGAGTACGGTCAAGCTACAAGCCAGGGATCCCATCGGTTGGGGTCGCGATGGGTGCCGGACCACCACCTGTAGACGTGCCCTCCTCGAAGACCTCGGCGGCGACGTCGTTCTCGATGGACTCCATGAGCGCGTCGAGGCGCTTCAGGGTCTCCGGGCTCCAGCCGTTGAGCTTGTTCATCGAGCCGTAGCGCCGGCCGTTCTTCGTGTCGGCGTACCCAGCGACCACGCGGAGATGGACGTCCGGGTACGCCAAGACCTCGATGTAGATCTCGCCCAGGAAGATGGCGTCGAACTTCGGCTTGCCGAGAACCGTCCTCATGACTTGAGCTTCTCGTACTCGGCCCGGCCCAGCTCTTGCTGCTGCTTGCAGTACTCGCGGGACCACATGCCGATGGTCTGGACCACCTGGTGGATGGTCGCGTCGTCCTGGTTGCAGGAGATCGAGAGCGTCACCGAGGTGCTCACCCCGTTGCCGAAGTTCTCCTTGAAGCTCAGGTCCGTCGTGACCGCGACTCGGAACTGCGCATCTCCCATCACCTGCTTGCTGAAGTCGGCCATCTCTTTTGGTACCTCTCCGTCGTGGTTGGAAGTGAACACCTGCCCGTTGAGCATGATGTCGATCCTGCCGGTGATCTTAGGCAGGCGTAGATGCAACTCCATGGGCCTCCTCCTCGCCCTTGTTCATGTGGTTCTTGCACTCCAGACACGTCGCCTTGTCCGCCCACTCCTCGGAGTAGAAGTCGATGGGCGGAATGAGTCCTCCGTTGTCGAGGGCGATGCACGTGGTGCCGCACCACATCGTCCAGACTGGTTCGTGAGGAGGGCTCTTGGCTTCGTTGATGATGTGGAAGGGCCCCATGGCTACTTCTCCTTCACTGGCTCGATGTTCTGGAGCCTGAAGATGTCCCACCACTTGTTGCCGCAGTCGCTGCACGTGTTCCGGTAGGAGATGATGTTGCCGTCGGCGATCTCCTTGCCATCGAGACCGTAGGAGAAGCCTCCGCAGTAGGGGCACTTCCCCTCGGTCTTGTACTGACGTCGTGCCTGGGCGGTGAAGTCGCCCTTCTTGGTGAGGGCCGGCATGAGCTACCCCTTCTTCCCACCCTTCTTCTTCTCGGTGTCGCCGACCCAGGCGAGAGGCTTCGGTCCGGTGACGGCCGGCGTGCCTTCCTCCTCCTCGTAGGCCGCGTTCAGGATCTCCTCCAGGTTCATCTCGCGGAGGAAGTTCTTCACCGGCTCGTACATGACCACCCACTCCTGCCGGAAGGCGTTCTCCGCCTTGCCGGAGTCCTTGTTGATGGTGGTGAGCTCGGTGAGGCGGGAGTACAGCCCCATCTCCTGGAGCTTGGCGATGAGGATGGCCGGGTCGAAGGTACGGGACGTCTTCGAGCTGACCTCGAATGGCCCGTACGACTTGAAGGTGCTCTTGCCGTCCGGTCCCCGCACCACCGACTCGGCGGCGATGACCGTGCCGCGCAGAGCGTTGGCCGCCTCCTGGAGCTTGGCGTTGCGCTTCTCGATGAGCTGCTTCAGGTACTCCTGGAAGGAGACGAAGTTCTGGGCGAGACGCTTCACGAACTCCGCCGCCGTGATGCCCTGCTCCTCCGTCACGTTCGGCATGCTCTTGTAGATGACGGAGCCGGTGGTGAAGTCGGCGATGAGATCCTGGCACTGCTTGTCGAGCTCCATGAACTCGTCGATGAGGATCTCGTAGGCGGGGCGCTGCGCGGGAACAGGAACGGGAATGGGGGCAGGGTTCATCTTGTGGATCTCCTTCGGCTTGATGCCGAGTGCTTCAGCCAGTGAGGTTGCTGCCTGGTCCAACGCCTCTTCGAGCGACTTCATTGGAACTCCGGTCTGTACGGAATGGGAGTCCCGAGATGGTGGTGCTTCAGGCCGTCCACGTACCTCAGGGCCCAGGTGAAGTCCTTCAGCGTCTTGGCGAACGAGCCGGCCTTGCTCTTGTAGTCGGCGACGCGCAGCAGGTACGAGGGGTGTAGCGTGGCCAAGACGGGGATGCGGTAGCTGGTGAGCCTCCCAGGGATGTCCACGTCGAAGAGCTCACCTCTCTTCTTCGTGATCTCGATCTGCTTGTGGGTCAGCGTCTCGATGGCCGGCTTGCCGGCTGCGATGATGAACCACGGGTCCACGATGTAGATGATGTTGAGCAACCGCTCCCAGCAGGCTCTGGCCTCTGGGTGGGTCGGAGTGCGGTTGTCAGGAGGGCGGCAGGCCACCACGTTGGTGATGAAGAACTCCTGGGTGCGCCACTCCAGGACCTTCTCGTGGAAGTGGCTCTGGTTCCCATCGGAGTGACGGACCTGGCCGTACCACTTGTTCAGCTCCTGGATCCCAGGGTCGTCTGAGGTGGCGGCCAGGATCTGGTTGAGAAGCCTGCCTGCCGCGCCGACGAACGGAACGCCGGTGGCGTCTTCTTCGGCACCAGGCGCCTCGCCGACGATCATGATCTTGGCGTCCGGATTCCCCTCTCCGAAGACGATGTCTCCGTACGGCTTGCCTTCTCCGTCGATACGGAAACCGCAGAGGTTGCAACGCTGGCAGCCGTACCACTGGTCGTAGAGCTGCTTCAGCTTGTCCATCTTGCTGCCTTGGAAGCTCTGGAGCGGCACCACCTCCAGAGCCTTCTTCTTCGATGCTGCCATGGCTACCTCTTGATGTCAGCGATGATCGGTCCGGTTGGGACGACGATCCTCGACTGCTTCCGGCGCTTGCCCTCCAGGAAGCCGAGGAGAGCGCGGCAGTACCTGAGCTGCGTGCCGAAGTCGCACCAGTCGAAGAAGAAGGCCATCGCCGGCTTCACCTCGACGACGCCGGACTCCATGAAGTCGAAGTCCGCGAGCTGGAGCTGGACTCCGTACTGCCCGGTCTCTCTGTTCTGGAACGGGAGGCGGGAGAAGCGCTTCGGGTTCCTCAGCGAGATGAAGGGCGCGTGCTGGAAGATGGAGGCGTGGCTCTCCCCGTCCATGTAGTCCTTGTGGTCGTAGACCTCGCCGATGAGCATCTCGGTGTCGGTGAGAGCGACGCAGGCGAGAGAGGCCGTCTCGACACCGAGCCCGGCCAGCTTCTCGTGGACCTGGGCCAGCATGGCAGCGGCGGCGATCTCTTCGTTACTCGTCGAGGTTGGGTCTGGCTGGGAGTTCTGCGAAGGCTCCTGCGTAGGCATTGGCGATCTCCTGAGAAACGTATGTGGGGTACGGGTACGGTGGGTTGGTTTCCAGCTCGAAGCCCCAGGCTCTGAGGTTGGCCCTGAGGCGGTGGCATAGCGCACGAAGAGGGCCAACGTGGAAGTCCTCGAAGACCACCATCACTGGGGACTGCTTGTTGGGATGGAGCCTCTGGATGCGGCCCATCGACTGCTGAAGGGAGTTCTTCGACCTGAAGGGCGTCAGCCAGAAGAGTGTGTCGAGAGCTGAGTCGTCTACTCCCTCGCTGCCGAGCTTGGCGATCGCGAAGACGATCTGATTCGACCTAAGAATCGAAGTTCGCTCTTCCTTCGGAGTGGCCCCAAGGATGAGACCAGACTGTGGGAAGATGGCGTGGAAGAGCTTGAGCTGATCCTTCGAGTGGGACAGGCACAGGATCTTCCGTCCCTGAATCAGAGCGTCCTGGATGGCGTAGTAGCGGTAGATGTTGCCAGGTGTGTCTCTTCCGAGGAGCGTCCGCAGCATCGAGATGTTGATGGTGCCGCCTTTCATCTTGCAGACGCTGAAGTCGAACTTCGTCGGTGTCCTCCAGAAGTAGATGCGAGGTACCAGGTCCTGGGAGAGATCGGTGTAGAAGGGCTCGCCCAGGTGGTAGCGGTAGATGGGGTCGAGGCCGTCTTCCCGCTGGACCGTGGCGGTGAGACCGATGCGGTTTCCGTAGAACGGCTCGGCGCAAAGCGAGAAGACCGGAGCGCCGAGTCGGTGGACCTCGTCGTAGATGATGAGGCCGAAGCGACGGAAGAACTCTTCCGGGATCTTCCTGTCCCGGATCTTGAGAGCCAAGGTCGAGATGAGAGCGAGGACGATCGGCTCCTGCCACTCGAACTGCGGACCCTGGATGAGACCGAGGCTGCCATGGAATCTCAGGCCGACGGGAGTCCTGTCGCTGCCTAGGATGGCTTCCTGCCACTGCGTGAGGATGCCGCCGTCGGGGACGATGACGAGAGTCGGCACCTTCATCTGGGCGATCTTCTTGACCGCCAGCTTCGTCTTCCCCTTCCCGCATCCTAGGTTGAGGATGCCGTTGTCGTTGGCTGCGAAGGCGGCCCACGCTCTCTTCTGCTCTTCGTCCCTTGGAACGACGCAGTCCTCGAACTCGATGTGATCGAACCGAGGGCTAAGATCGACGAAGGGAAAGCGGTAGTGGGGGTACTGAGAGGACGGCAGGAACTCCCGAGGGCAGACGATGTGGTGAGCCGCATCGTTCCACAGCCTAAGAAGTTCCTGCCCATCCTTCCCAGCCACGAGAAACTCCAGGGCTCGCTGGACCTGGCTCGTGCGCACAGCGGCCTTGGGCAGCCAGAGACGATTGCCGACGTACGCCTTGTCTGGCTCTTTCGGAACGAACTGGAGCGTCATGCTCTCCTCATGCCCGAGGCTTCTATCACGAGGGACCGACTATGGATGCGGTGTCACGTCCACCGTCTGCTGCGAAGCAGGTGGCATAGGCGGCGAGAAGACCATCTGCCGCAGGAGCCACCACGAGAACTGGAGAGCGGCGCCACCGAGATGCCGACCGAACTCGATCCTGGCTCTCCGCCCGAAGCTCTCACCGGGCTGCTGCGGATGGATCACCGCCGGCACATTCCAGATGGCGGCTGCTCCAGGGTCCTGGTAGTAGCCGAGGTAGCCGAGCTGGGAGAACCCCAGAGATGAGGGCACCGGGAAGTGGATCGGGGACCACGGAGCCACGGCGTGCATCGGTACTGGTTGCTGAGGCATCTGCTGAGGCATCGGCGCTTGCTGCACCGGCACTCGGAAGACGTTGGGGGCCGGCTGTGGAGGATTCCACGGGGGTGGTCTCCACTGCGGTTGCTGCGGCTGCGTCTGCACCATCATTGGCGGGGGAACCGGGATGAACGGCGCCGGCGCTGGCATCCCGGGGTAGAACTGCGCCGGCTGGACAGTCGCTGCCGGCGGAGCGTACTGAGGAAACGAAGACATCCTGATGACCTCTTGTCGGCATTGGTTGTTGAAACTACACGCGATACATCTTGGGGACTCGTTGTCGTACCCTCTTCCAAAGCACGAGGGCGGTGCATACGGGCTCAAGAACACGGCCCTCTTCTCCTTGCGCTAAGAGTTCTCTACGTTCTTATGCCAAAGAGCTGAGCCACCTTGCTCAGCCTCCATTCTCGTTGCCACTCCAGACTCACATGCCCTACACTCCCGAAAACGAAGGGTCTCCCCACACTTAGGAGTTGAAGACGATGAAGACCGCTGGCTTGGTGCTCGACTTCTACGACGACAAGACCGGGAGCATCCTCAAGGAGGTCTGTCCGTCCACCGATCGCCTTCCCGAGTCCGTGAAGGTGGCCCACATCCTCTCGCCGCAGGAGCGAGAGATCCTTCGGGACGAGGCCTACGCTCTCATCCTTCACTCGGACGACGGGCAGCTCCGCAAGTTCGCCTGCGTCGATGAGGGGAACACCGTCCTCTCGACCCTCTACTTCATGGAGACCTTCACCCAGCTCCCGGTGGAAGCGGTGAAGGTGGCGGCGGCCAACCTCGCTGCCTTCAACGAGAGCTTCGGTCTCCCAGTCCCTGACATGCTGAAGCTGGCAGCCAAGACAGGCATGTCACGCAAGCGCGATTCCATGAGCCAGCCTCTCGTCGGTGATGAGGCGGACTGGGCGGCGCGCACCAACCTCGTCTCGACCCGTGGTGGCTCAGACGCCGGCCGCGTGATCCCGACGGTCAACCAGATGAAGACGGCAGCCGTCGACGTCTCCAAGCTGGAGCCGGAGCCCGTCGTCATGAACAAGACCGCTTCCCGCACCGCTCTCGGCGGCCGCTTCTCGCTCGACAGCTACTCCGACGTCCAGGACGCCATCCAGTACTTCGACGAGAGCTGGCCTGCCCTCGACCCCGCTTCTCGACACGAGTTCTCGGTGAAGACGGCGGCGCGCGCCGAGGAGCTCGGCATCGAGGTCCCGGAGCTGATGGCCCGCTACGGCTCGACGCAGTACGCCCCAGACGTGGACGCCCATCTCGCCAACCGCCGCGCCGTGGCGCCGCAGTTCGAGGAGGTCTGGGACGACCTCCAAGAGAAGCGCGCCATGATCGAGCCGGAGAGCTTCGCCACGCTCCTGGCCGAGGCGGACGAGCTCGTCGGGCTCAACTTCGAGTGGGGCGGCTCCGTCATGGACCCCTACTACGCCACCTTCGGCGGCCGCTCCGAGCAGGAGAAGCTGGCCTGGGCCTGGGAGGGCGCCGACGGCGACAAGATCGACGAGGGCGGGCTGAGAGGCATCGACCAGCAGAAGCTGGCGGAGACCTTCTCGCCCGACTTCGTCGAAGCCTTCAAGCTCGACCCGGTGACGATCTTCGAGTCCATGCCGGACCAGCACAAGGTCCTCATCTCCAGGATGGTGTGACATGAAGATCGATCTCATGGACGCCTTCTTCGACGAGCTGGAGAAGATCGCAGCTCTCGGAGAGCCAATGCCTGGTAGTGGGCGGCTACTGCGTCAGCAGCAAGCTGCCGGGACGGCTCAGCGAGCTTTCAGCCCGGCGCGGGAGACCGGCAAGGACTGGATCCAGAAGCAGGTCGCTGCTGGGCGCATGCAGTCCCCAGCCCACTCCGCCATGAGCCTGGCCTACAGGCAGCGCCCAGCGGCCGCCGTCGCAGCGGCCGCCAAGCCAGTTCTCCGTGGCGCTCTGAGGCCCTGACATGCACCAGGCGACTCTTCGTGCTTTCGTCGATGAGATGCAGGGCACCCTCATGAAGGAGGCCTTCATCTCGAAGCTCGCCAACATCCCTCCGCCGGCGGCCGGCACGGCTCCTGGGTTCGGCAGCCGGGCCGCCAACTGGATCGGCAGGCACAAGGAGCACTTGACGCACGGCGCCGAGCTGGCAGGTCTGGGCATCCTCGGGGTCCCAAGTGCTCAGAAGCTCAGGAAGATTCGCTCCGCCGAAACCTCGCCTGAGGAGAAGCGAACCGCGAAGTACGAGCTCGCCGGCCTCGGGGTCCTGGCGGCGCCTTCTGCCATCCACCTCGGCCACGCCGCATGGAAGCACTTCCGGGGGTGAGATGACGCCGGAAGACGCACTCTTCGACAGGCTGATGCTGGCCGAGAAGGCGGCTCCTTCTGCGCCTACTGCTGGCAGCCCAGAGGAGGCGTACGTGAAAGCCAAGGGCGAGCCAGACGACTCGAAGCCGGTCACGCTCCGGAATCTCTTCACCCATCCGGACGCGCACCCGGTGTCGCTCGACTTCGCCATGCTGAAGGCTTTCGGCAGTGAGTGGTTCTCGTGGCAGGCCGAGACGATCTGGGACGAGATCCAGGACGAGTTCAAGAGCCAGATCTCTGAGCTGACGAAGCAGAAGATCCGTGCGCTCCAGTCCTGTCACGTGTCGCTGCTGCCGTGGACCGCCTGGCAGGTCTTCGAGAAGGTAGCGCACGCCTTCAACGGCACGCTGCCGAACTTCTCCATCATGCAACGTCTGGATCTCGAAGAGCTCTTCGGCGCCGTCGACATGATCCCCTTCATCCGCAAGGAGAAGTACTCCGACGAGGTGAAGCTCTACATGGCGGCGACGGTTCTGGAGGAGGACGTCTTCTTCGTCCCAGAGCCGCTGAACTTCATCCAGATGGAGGTCTCCCAACCCCACTACCACTGCAACGACTGCGGCAACGAGGAGTCGGCTCTCTTCCACGACGGCTTCTGCTCCGCATGCACGCAGCGCATGCACCCGTCGCAGGGGCTGACACTGGAGCCGCGTCAGGAGCTGGTGAACCAGGGCCTGGGGCGCAACACCACCATCGTGCCGCGCTACGACCACATCCAGGTCATGAAGCGGTGGGAAGAGGTCAAGGCGCTGCCGTTCTCCGAGTTCAAGATGGACGAGAACCGGATGGAAGACGTGCAGGTCCGGCAGCTTCTACTGGCACGCGACTACATGAACATCCGCCGCAAGCAGCTCGCCGAACAGCTCACGGCGCTCAAGTCCTGGATCGGTGCCTCATGAAGCTCACGTCCAAGGCGCGGAACAAGCTCTCCCCATCCACCTTCGTCTTCCCGGAGGAGAGGCGCTACCCGATCCACGACGAGAGCCATGCACGCAACGCCCTGGCGCGAGCTTCGGGGAAGTCGGAAGAGGGGAAGGTCAGAGCAGCCGTTCATGCCAAGTACCCAGGCATCGGCAAGGAGTCGCAGATCTCGTTCCTGGATGAGCTCGTGAAGATCTCAGGCATGGACGACGCCATCGGCTGGGCAGGGCAGCAAGGTCAGCGACTCAAGCGCTTCGGTGGCGGGGTTGCGTCGAACGTCGGCAACGCCGTCGCCTCCTTCGGCACACCTCGTGAGAGCTTGAAGAAGGGCTGGGAGGCCACGTGGCGCCCAGGCGGCCAACCACTGCATCCTCTCTCGAAGGCGCTTATGGCCTACGGCGTCTACAACGACGTGCGTCAGGTAGTGCCTGGGCAGGATCCGTCTGGACAGGGTCGGAGCCGTCTCCACCGAGCGGCAACAGCAGTCGGCGGACAGCTCGGTGGTATCATGAGCGCGCCGTACGGTCTCAGCGGCGGCCTTGTCGGCGGCATGCTCGGGGCCAAGATGGGCGACTTCGCCGGCCGTGCCATCGACAAGGTGAGGGGCTTCAAGCGCGTCCCACAGGCTCCACATCTCCCACCTCGCCCAATCGGTCAGCAGGAGTAGCTCGTGTCATACGACAACCTTTCCCTCGGCTACGGCGGCGTCTCGCGCTTCGCGGGACAGCGCGGCCGTACCCAGGACGGCACCAACCGTTCTGGCGTGAGGTATCCGTCTCCCTTCTTCGACATCGCGCACACCTATCTGCCGCCGTCGATGAAGGCGCTGCTGCGGTGGTGCCGGTACTACTACCTCGTCAACCCGCTCATCAACACGGTCATCCACAAGATGTCCGAGTACCCGGTGACGGAGATCATCATCGACGAGCAGGACCAGAGGATCAGGGAGAAGTGGGAGACGGTTCTCGGGCAGCACCTGCGGTACCGCGCGTTCCAGATCGAGGTCGGCCTCGACTACTACACGTACGGCATCTGCATGGTGACGATCCACTTCCCGTTCACCAAGTACCTCATCTGCAAGCAGTGCAAGCACAAGGAGAAGGCTGCCAAGGTCCACTACAAGTGGCGCAACCTGGAGTACGTCGGCACCTGCGACAAGTGCGGTACGACCGGCCCGCAGACGGTGCTCGACTTCTACGAACGCGACCTGCGCCGCATCCGTCTCATGCGGTGGAACCCCGAGTACATCAACGTGGACCCGGGGTTCGGCGGAGCCGACCCCATCTACACCTTCGAGCTGCCTCTCCAGCTCAAGAACGACCTCATCCTCGGCAAGAAGACGGTGCTCGACACCGTGCCGGACATCTTCGTCGAGGCCCTGCGGCGCAACAAGTACATCCGCTTCGCCGACGACAACATCTTCGTCTTCCGCCGCCCCATCATCAGCCAGAAGGACAATGGCTGGGGCATGCCGCTCATCTTCCCGGTCCTGAAGGATGCCTTCTACCTCCAGGTCCTGAGGAAGGCGCAGGAGGCCATCGCTCAGGAGCACATCATCCCGCTCCGCGTCCTCTTCCCTCAGGCCGGCTCGGCGACCTCAGACCCGTACACCAACATCGACCTCAACGCCTGGAAGAGCCGCATCGAGGGCGAGATCGCCAAGTGGAAGTACGACAACAACTACATCCCCATCCTGCCGGTCCCCATCGGCAACGAGACCATCGGCGGGGATGGGAAGGCTCTCGGCCTCTACCAGGAGATGCAGGTCTGGTCAGACCAGATCATCAACGGCATGGGCGTGCCGCTGGAGTTCGTGAAGGGCGGCCTCCAGTACTCGGGCTCGAACGTCTCGATGCGCATGCTGGAGAACATGTTCATCGGATACCGCCTCGATCACGAGAACATGCTGAACAACTTCGTCATCCGTCGCATCGCCAACTTCATGCAGTGGCCAGTCGTCAAGGCTCACATGAAGCGGTTCAAGATGGCGGACGACCTCCAGCGTTCGGCCTTCTACTTCCAGCTCAACCAGGCGCAGAAGATGTCCGACCAGACGCTCATGGCGGAGGTCGACCAGGACTCGGCGGTGGAGGATGAGCGCAAGAAGCTGGAGCTCGACAAGCAGCTCGAAGCGATGCGCAAGCAGCAGCTCGCTCAGGCCGCCATTCAGGGCGAGGTCATGCTCGTTCAGAGTCGCTACCAGGCCAAGGCCCAGGAAGCGATGATGAAGAACCAGGCGGCGCTCCAGGAGGCCCAAGGTGGTCAGATGGGCGGAGCTGGCATGCTGGGCCCGGACCAGATGGCAGGAGCCGGTGCCGGCGGCGGAGCAGGCGGCATTCCGCAGGACATGCTTGGCGCTCCTGGTGGGCAGCCTGGTGGTGGGGCTCAGCCAGGCGCTGGTGCTGAAGGACCTCCTGGCATGCAGGGTCAGCCGACTCCTGGCGCCGGGCAAGAAGGCGAGATGATCGACGGCCAGAGCGTCGATCCGTCCATGCCAGAGGGCTCTACCGTCTCTCCAGAGAACGCTCAGCAGGCTCCTGGCGACGGCATCCCCGCCACAGCGGCGTCCCCTCTCCAGATGGGCCAGAAGGGCGGCGGCTACAACCTGCTCTACCTGGCGAAGAGGGCGGCGAACGCGCTCAAGAAGATGGAGCCGATGCAGGCCAACATGGAGCTCAACCGCATGCGGATGGGCAATCCTGGCCTCGGCAACCTCGTCCTCCAGATCATGCAGAAGGAGCGCGGCTCGCAGAAGGATCCGCTCAACCCGATGCAGAGCCCGCAGCCTCAGCAGAAGCCCACTCGCCGTAAGTCTTCGACTGGGGTGTGAGATGGCCATCGACCTTCATGCTTTCGCCGACGAGCTGGTGAAGATCGCCAAGAAGGAAGAGAAGAAGAACCGGATGTCACTGGGAGAGGCAGCCGCCATCGGCGGCACCGGCTATGTGACGCACAAGGCTGGCAAGGCCACTCAGCGTGGCTTCGCCCACTCCCTCCTGCGCCGCGAGACGGGACCAGGGGCCACGGTGGAGGACATCGCCAAGCTCAAGAAGCACATGGGCGTGGAGCAGGTCCCGGTCTTCCACTCCAACAACCCAGCCGGGAACGCCGCCTACGTTCCGCGCGGCGGCGCCTTCCGCAGCGCTCTCGGAGAACGCTTCGGTGCGAAGTACCGGCCGGTGGAAGAGAAGCTCTACCAGAGCATGGGCGCGCACCCCGAAGCCGTGCGGCGTGCCATGGATTCTCAACACGGTGGTGTGTTGACCGGCTCGAATCACGGTCCTCATATCGTCGCCCACGAGCTCGGGCACGCGGCCGGTCACGTCAAGCATCCCAAGGTCTGGAGCGCGCTCCACAAGTCGATGCTGCCGGCCAGCGCCATCGGGACCGGAGCTGCCCTCGGCATGTCGGCCATGGCCGACCCGGACTCCAAGAAGTCGAAGTGGGCCCCGGTGGTAGGAGCGCTGGGTCAAGCTCCGAAGCTGATCGACGAAGGCATGGCGTCGTGGCGCGGCTACCAAGGCATGAAGCGTTCCGGCTTCAACGCCCAGCAGCTCGCCCATGGACGCGGGCAGCTCCTCCGAGCCTTCGGCACGTACGCCGGCGGAGCAGCTCTGCCAGTGGCGGGCGCCGTCGGGATTCGACAGGTCCGCAAGTACTTCAAGAAGAAGCGTCAAGAAGCAGCAGGTCAATAGACCACAGTGCCGTCCTATGACTCCTACCTTGCTGCCCTCAAGGATCGCCTACAGGGCGTGAGGTGGGAGACGTACGGCAAGAGTGGCGCAGGCCCGCTTGTCTGCTTCTCGACTCCAGGGAAGAAGAAGCTCCTCTACGTCACCTCAGGCTTCCATGGCGAAGAGCCGTTCGGCCCTATCACCTTCGTGAAGCACGGGCAGTTGCTGGTCGACATGGCCAAGGCCAGCGGCGTCGGTCTTCGCGTCTATCCATGCACCAACCCAGAAGCCTGGGAGCGCGGCACCCGCTACAACGCCAAGCACGATCGTCCATCGAACGCCTTCTTCGAGTACGAGACGGCGCCTGGTGAATGGGTGGCTGGGTTGAAGCCGGACATGCACCTGCGGGACATGCGTATCCGGAAGGACCTCACTCCAGAGTCGAGAGCTCTTGCTGCCGACCTGGCGCTGAAGCCAGTGCCGAGCGCCGCGCTCGACATCCACCAGGACATCGACTTCAAGGACAAGCCCATCACCTACGCCTACGTCTCCGGCAAGTTCACCCCGTACCGCTCGATGGCGCGCGCCGCTGCCAGATTCGCGACGGTGGGCTCGAACACCGAGGTCGAAGGCATCACCAGCAAGGTGAAGACCGACCGTGACGGGCTCGTGCCTGCCATCCCGGACGGCAGCATCCAGGACTACTTCACCCGTCTCGGCACCACCTACTCAGCGACCTTGGAGACGTCGACCGGGCTGCCACTCAAGCAAGTGATGGGCGTGAACCTCGTCTGGCTGATGGGCTTCGTGGAGCTGGCGTCTCGGTGACGGGCTAAGAGAACGGGCGAGGCCCGTTCTCGACGACTCACGTGTCGTCGGGGAAGCAGTTGGAGGCACGAAGAGCGGACATCTTCTCGTGCGCCTGTTGCAGCAGGCAGTGGATCTCCCAGAGTGAGTTCGAGATCCATGTGTCTCCCTGGTACTGGTATCTGGTGCGATCGAAGAGCGCCTTCATCGTCCCTGCGGCCTGTTCCAGGTACTCTTCGTGGTCCATCGCATCTGCACGAGTGACCGGCTCCTTGAGCTGGCTGTCGCAGATCATTCGGCGATTCCTTCGAGCTGGGAGCCGTGCTTCCCACACAGCCCGTCTGAGTTATCCGTGGGGACACCGCAGACGCCGCACGGAACGGAGTCCCCATCTTGCCCGCACTCATCCTTGGTGATGTGGTCGTGCGAGAACTCCGAACAGCAGTCGGAGTGAACCAGGGCGTCGCCATCATCCCAATCGCTCGGCATCACGTAGACCAACCGACCTGAGTGCGTGATGCCGAGAACCCACTCGTGAAGAACGGTGATCCTCTGGCCGACGGTGATCGGTTGGGCGCAGTTGGCGCATTCGATGTACGGCGCCTGGTTCTTGTTGAAAGGCCCCAGGTAGATCGGCTCACCTTCAGCAGTTCTGAGGTTGAGCTGTTGCTGAGCAGGCGCGGCCGCAGGCGCCTGCCCATAGAGCGGCGTGTACCAGTCCATCTTGTCTCCTTGGCTTACCGCGACCGTCTAAGAACTAGCTGAAGAAAGCTGGTCTCCCAGCCACAGCGCTGACATCCGTCGAGCGCTGGGCGGTCCGGATCGTAGTCCGGTGAGGTCGGCTGAAGATCGGCGGCTCGTCCAGCTTGGTAGAAGCCTTGGACTTGTCGTTCGACCCCAGCCGCCTCGTCGGACCCTTTCGTGGCTTTCAGGCAAGCGTCGCACTCCCAGCTTGCCTGCCAGCCTTGCTGAATCAAGACCTGGACCCACTCCTGGAGGTAGATGCACATGATGCAGTCGAAAGCGCGGTCGCAGTACCCACGCGCTCCTTCGTTGACGATAGGCAGTCCGGTGGCAGTGAAACGTCCTCCGTTCTTGGCGAACAGGATCTTGCAGAAGGCCACTCGGACAGGGACGTCGTAGTCCCCACCTTGTTCTTTGCCGTATTCGTCGTACATCTCATCCAGGGTCATGGATCACCAGTACGCGGCTGGGGTTGGAACTCCCATCTTCCAGAGCTCGTATGAGATGCGCGCGACGACGTAGCCCAGGAAACCTGCCGCGAACCCTAGAAGAAACATCTCACCGAACATCACTCCTCCTCTTCCCCGTCTTCTTCGTCAGCGTCTTCCGTGTCGTCGTCTTCCTCGTCATCTGGGATCTGGCCAATGAGGGCGCCGAGGCTGTCGTCCTCGAACTTCGTGGTGCTGGCCAAGAGGGGCATCTTTTCTCTCCTTGAGCGGGTAAAGAGACGAATGATTCGTCCACTGTTCTTATGCCTCAGATCTGACAAGCGTTTCTTGCCACGTTTCGGCACCACTTGTATCCTCGGCTCGTCGTACCAAAGGCCCAGAGACCTCCGAGTGCAAGGGGATAGGGTCGCAGGCCATACGCACCATGCACAGTGCGAGGATGAGGCAGCCGGTGCCCAGCGACGCCAAGATGGGTGTTCTCATCGAGAACTCCATCAACAAGATCAAGGAGCTGTTTGCTGACGGCTACCTTGGCAGCTCGCAGCGTTCCCTTCGGCTGAAGGATGTCTGGGCCGAGGATGAGCTGCACTCCAGCGATGTGCAGGGCCAGCTCCACGCCAAGCTCAACGATCAGACGTGGGGAGTGCCCATCAAGGCCACCATCGAGCTGATGGACCATCAGACCGGCAAGCCGATCGGCAAGCCGTCGACGGTCACACTCATGCGGTTGCCGAAGCTGACGGACCGTTTCTCCTTCATCATCGACGGCGGGGAGTATCAAGTCGACCACCTTCTTCGTCTTCGATCTGGTGTGTACACCCGCATCAAGAGGAACGGCGACCTCGTCTCCGAGTTCAACCTCGCGCGAGGCGGCAACAAGAACTTCGGGCTCTACCTCGACCGCAAGAAGAGCCTCGTCAACTTCCAGCCCAAGTCCTCCGAGGCCAAGGTCCCAGCCTACCCTCTGCTGAAGGTGATGGGCGTCTCGGACGAAGCCATCGAGCAGAGCTGGGGCAAGGCCGTCTTCGCTGCCAACCGGATCACGAACCCGGAAGCGGAAGAGAAGGTCCTTCGGCGCTTCTACGAGAAGACTGGCGGCAAGGACCTGGGACGCGCTCCCTCTCTGGAAGAGGTGAAGCAGCACGTCTACAGCTACTTCGACGATACTGCGCTCCGCCCTGAGACGACGAAGGTCACTCTCGGCAAGCCGTTCACCAAGGTGACCGGAGACGCGCTCTTGTCGGCGTCTTCCAAGCTCATCAAGTTGGAGAAGAAGGAAGTCGATGCAGATGATCGCGACTCCCTCATCTTCAAGGACATCGTCCACATCGAAGACTTCATACCGGAGCGTCTCGGCAAGAGCCGTGGCCAGATCAAGCAGAAGGTCCGGAACGCGATCAACAACAAGACCAGCATCTCCGAGATTCTCCAGGGTGGTGACATCTTCAAGCGTCCGATCGCCGACTTCTTCATGAAGGGTGGCAACGTCTCGGAGCGTGGGGACCAGACCAACCCTGTGCAGATGCTCTCAGGCAACTTCAAGACGACCCTCGTCGCCAAGGACTACGGCGGCATCAAGGACGCCGAGAAGCTGGGCGACGAGATGCGCGCCATCAACCCCAGCCACTTCGGGTTCCTCGATCCGATGCACACGCCGGAGTCAGAGCGCACCGGCATCACCCTGCACCTCGGCTCAGGTGTCGTGAAGGACGGCAACGAGCTGAAGACCCACGTCTACAACCTGAAGACCGGCAGGAACGAGTTGGTGCCGGTGCAGGACTTCCACGAGAAGACGGTCGTCCTCGCCGATCAGATCTCGTGGAAGAACGGCAAGCCGGTGCCTCATGCTGAGACGGTCAAGGTCAAGCTGCCTGGTGGCGACATCGGAATGCGAGCGATGTCAGAGGCCCACTACGTCATGCCGACGGCGAAGTCCATGTTCTCATGGGCCTCGAACCTGATTCCGTTCCTCCAGAACGATCAGGGCAACCGAGCCTCGATGGCGGACAAGCAGATCGAGCAGGCCATCTCGCTGAAGTACCGAGAGGCGCCACTGGTCCAGTCCTCCGTCCACCAGGACAACCCCGAGTACACCTTCGAGAAGCACCTGGGGAAGAACATCGCTTCGCACAAGGCCCCAGTCGCCGGCGAGGTGGTGAAGGTCACGCCTGATGAGATCCACATCAAGAACGGCAAGGAGACACACAAGGTCCAGCTCTACAATCATTTCCCGCTGAACGATCCTGCGGCGATGCTGCACTCGACGGTGCTCGTGAAGCCTGGGGACCAGGTCAAGGCGAATCAGGTCTTGGCTGACTCCAACTTCTCGAAGAACGGAACCCTGGCGCTCGGCACCAACCTGCGAGTCGGCTACATCCCGTACAAGGGCTACAACTTCGAGGACGGCATCGTCATTTCGGAGGGTGCATCGCAGCGGCTCACGTCGGAGCACCTGCACAAGCTGAAGCTCGACATCGACACGAAGATCGATCGGACCAGCAAGGCCTCCTGGAAGGCCCACTCGTCCCGGAAGGCCGCAGGTCTGGGCAAGGATCAGTGGGATGCGCTCGACGATGACGGAGTCGTGCGTGAGGGGACCGTCGTCCGGCCTGGGCAGATCCTCGTCACTGCCCTCACCCCCAACGTCCAGAAGAGCGACGTCCGCGCCAAGGCCTTCGGTCCGTCTCGTGCTGGCAAGGCCTGGAGAGACAAGTCTCTGACCTGGGACTCCGACTACGTCGGCACAGTGGCGCGCGTGGTGAAGTCGCCGAATGGCGGCGTCGTCCACGTCCATATCAAGACCGAGGAGCCGGCTGAGATCGGCGACAAGCTCTCAGGCCGACACGGCAACAAGGGCATCATCACCAAGATCCTGAAGAACGAGGAGATGCCGTTCACCGTCGATGCGGCGACGGGAGAGAGACGGCACATGGACGTGCTACTCAACCCATCAGGCATCCCGACCCGCATCAACCCTGGCCAGGTGCTGGAGACAGCCGCTGCGAAGATCGCTGAGAAGACTGGGAAGCCGTACTTCGTGAACAACTTCACCGGCGCTGGCCATGACTACCGCCAGATGGTGGTGGACGACCTCAAGAAGCATGGCCTCACCGACGAGGAGCTGGTCTACGACCCATCGGACGTCCGCAAGCCGCTCGGTTCGGTTCTCGTAGGCCCGCAGCACCTGCTGAAGCTGAAGCATCAGGTCGAGAAGAAGCTGGTCGTCCGTGGCGGCGAGTCAGACCTCGAAGGCCGGCAGTACGGATACGACTACGACATGCAGCCCTACAAGGGCGGAGCGCATGGCGGACAGGGCTTCGGCGCTCTGGAGCTCTACTCGCTCCTCGGCCACAACGCCCGCCACAACCTGCGCGAGATGTCGACCTACAAGTCCGACATGCAGGGCCCAGACTTCTGGGCGCTCATCCACGAAGGCCGTCAGCCTCGCCCGCCCAAGATCCCGTTCAGCTACCAGAAGTTCGAGGGCTTGCTGAAGGGTCTCGGCGTCGACGTCCGCAAGGAGGGCACCAACCTTCGCATGGTGCCGATGACGGACAAGGAGACGCTCAAGCTCTGCGGCGATGGGAAGAACGAGATCACCCAGCCGAAGCTCCTCATGTCGAAGGGCTTCAAGGAAGAGAAGGGCGGCTTCTTCGATCCACAGGCCACCGGAGGGCTTGGTGGCACGAAGTGGGCACATCTCAAGCTCACCGAACCGATGCCGAACCCAGTCTTCGTCGGTGAGAAGCAGAGCAAGGGACCGATCCCAGCTCTTCTCTCCCTGAACCATGGTGACATCGCCGTCCAAGACATCGACGCCATCATGGCCGGCAAGAAGACTCTCAATGGCAAGATCGGCGGAGCTGCCATCCACGACGCGCTGAAGGCCATCAACGTCGACGAGGCCATCAAGCACGTCAGGATCGATCTCGCAGCGAAGAGAGGGTCGAAGAAGGATCAGCTCCATCGAACTCTGAAGTACCTGCTCGCGTTGAAGGATCTGGGCCTCAAGCCTCATGAGGCCTATGTCATGAACCACCTGCCGGTACTGCCCCCAGTCTTCCGTCCTCTGACACTCACCTCACGCGGCAACGTGGCCGGCTCCAAGCTGAACGACCTCTACCACACGCTCGCCATCAACAACGACGAGCTGCGGAAGATGGACCCGAACCGCTTCGGTCCAGAGATCGGCAACGAGCTTCGAGACAAGACCTGGAACTCCTTGAAGGCTCTTCAGTCCGTCGGCGACTACAAGTCTGGTTTCGACGAGACGACGCATGAGCCTCGGGCGTTCAAGGGCCTCATCGACATGATCGGTGGTGGTGAGGGAGAGCAGCCGAAGCAGGGCTACTTCCAGGAGCACCTCATCAAGAGGAAGCAGGACCTCTCCATCCGCTCTACCATCGTGCCGGAGCCGACTCTGCACATCGACGAGGTCGGTGTTCCGCTCCGCGCCGCCATGGAGCTCTACAAGCCATTCGTCATCGGCAAGCTCCACTCGAAGTACAGCTACCGTCCTGGCGAGGCCATGGACGAGCTGAAGACCTTCTCGGATCGGTCGAAGGCTGTCCTCCAGGAGGTCATGAACGAGAGGCCGCTGCTGCTCAAGCGCGACCCGTCGCTGCACAAGTTCAACGTGATGGCGTTCCGCCCCAAGATCGTGGAGGGCAAGGCCATCAAGATCCACCCTCTCGTCTGCGGCGGCTTCAACGCTGACTTCGACGGCGACACCATGGCCGGCACCATCCCCGTGTCGCAGGCTGCTGTCGAAGAGGCAATGAAGATGTTCCCGTCGAAGAACCTCTTCTCGCCGGCATCGTATCGGGCGATGCACATTCCCAACCAAGAGTTCCTGCTCGGGCTCAATCTCGCAACGCAGTGGGGGAAGAAGACCGACCATTCCTTCGCGACGCTGAAGGAACTGAAGAAGGCCCATGAGAACCACAAGATCGGGCTCACGGACGTCGTCTCCCTGGGCGGCAAGCCGACCACCGTCGGACGCGCCTTGATCGTTGAGGGCCTGCCTGCTGCGTCAGCGCACGTCAAGCCGATCCTCAACGACCCGAAGTTCGTTATCACCGCCGGCGTGCTGCGTGACATCGTCGGCGGTATCTCGAAGAACCATCCGGAGAAGTTCGACCAGGTCGTGAACCACTTGAAGGATGTCGGTGTGGATCAGTCCTTCAAGGAAGGGTTCTCGCTTGGGCTCAAGGACTTCGCTACTCTTCCGGAGCGTGATCGCATCCTCGCCGCCGCCAAGAAGGAAGCCGACCATGTTCACCGCACCGTCAAGGACGCGACGGAGCGCGACGCCAAGCTCGTGTCCTTGTGGACCAAGGCCACCAAGGCACTCGACGACGCTTCAGAGGCCAGATTCACCACCCCAGGAGCCTCCAACCGTCTCGCTCAGATGGTGTACTCCGGATCTCGCGGTAAGAAGGAACAGCTTCGTCAGATGGTATCCGCGCCCATCCTCGTGCAGGATGCCACTGGCCGCACGCTGCCGAACCCTGTCACCAGGTCCTATGGTGAGGGCCTAGACCTCGGCGACTACTGGCTCAGCCAGCACGGCGCGCGCAAGGGGACGCTGAACCGTGCATCCGGTACTCGCGAGCCTGGTGCGATGACGAAGGACATCATCAACAGCACCATCTCCACTCTCATCACCAGCAACGACTGCAAGACGAACCACGGCATCTCGATGTCGTTGGACCCGAAGGATCCGTACCACGGCGACATCTACGACCGCTTCCTCGCCAAGGACCATGGGCCGTACAAGGCTGGCGAACTCATCACTCCTGCTGTCGTCGACCATCTCAGGAAGACGGTCGGGAAGGATGCCAAGATCCAGGTCCGGTCCCCTCTCAAGTGCCAGCACGGCAGCGGCATCTGCGCCAAGTGCTTCGGGCTGAACGAGAACGGGACTCTGCATCCGATGGGCACCAACATCGGCGTCTTGGCCGGCCAGTCTCTTGGCGAGCCGGCCACGCAACTCGCCATGGATGCGTTCCATACAGGCGGCGTCGCTTCTGGAGCTGGCGGGTCTTCGGTTTCCCGCATCGAGCGCTTGAAGCAGCTTCTCAAGATGCCGAAGACGTTGAAGGGGTCTGCAATCCTCGCCAAGACGGACGGCCCGGTCACCTCCATCAAGCCGCACCACCTCGGTGGTCATCTCGTGACGATCGGCGGCATCGATCATCATGTTCGTGAAGGCGAGATCAACCCGGCGCTCAAGATCGGCTCGAACGTGCGACGTGGTGCGTCGCTCTCCAACGATCTCGCCCCAGTCCACCCGAAGGAGCTTCTGCATGTCACGAAGGACATGCACGAGGTCCAGCGCTACCTGGTCGATGAGCTCTACACGAAGCTCTACAAGGACGAGCATGTCCGGCCCAGGAACATCGAGCTTGTGGTTCGCTCCCTCACCAACCTGACTCGCGTGAAGGACCCGGGGCATTCCCACTGGGAGATGCACGATGTGGTGCCTCACTCCGAGGTGGAGGAGTTCAACCGCGAGCACAAGGGTCAGAAGAACTTCAAGCCCATCATCCACGAGCCGATTCTCAAGGGGTCCGGTGAGATCCCACGCCACACCGAGGACTGGATGTCTCGTCTCAACTACCAGCGGCTTGGTGAGACGATCCAGCGCGGCGCTGCCATGGCATGGAAGAGCGACATCCATGGCACGCACCCCATCCCAGGCATCGCCTACGGCGCCGAGTTCGGCCCGCACCCAACCACGCCGCCAGGCAAGAAGCCGTACGTCTACTAGATGGGCGCCCCAGCTTCTACCCACCAAGTTCGCCTCGTCCCCTCGTACGTCGAGAGCGGGCGCGTCGTAGATGTGGATGTCGAGTCGTACAGGCTCTCAGTCGTCACTCAGATGACTCAGAAGTCCTTCGTCGGCCTGTCCTTCGCCACGCCGTATCAACACGGTGCCAACGGCGAAGGCATCTACTTCATGCCTGAGGTCGGCAGTCTCGTCTGGCTCTGTTGGCCGTCCGACAACGCCAACCGCCCCTTCGTGATGAGCTGGGCGCCGATGCGGGAAGATTCTGGCTCCATGCGGTCTGGCAAGCTGGCGCTCAACCCAGGCGACATCTACCTCGGCACGCGCGACGAGAACTTCATCATCCTGAGGCGAGGCGGCATCGTGCAGATCGGCGGAGGCCCGCTCAGCCAGCGGCTCTTCATGCCAATCAACAACGTCATCAAGGACATCTGCGAGAACTACTCACTCAACACCATCGGCGGGGATTTGGAGTGGAGCGTCCAGAGGCCGGAGAAGAGCGCGGACGGCAAGAGACCAGCTCTTCTTAGCATCCGCGCCAAGGAATACGCGAACGATGATGACTACGTCGCGCTCTTGGAGATGGGGTCAAGAGAAGGCAACGTCTCGGAAAACGGTTCCCACACGGCCAACGCACAGAATATCCTGTCTCTCGCTATCAAGGCGTCAGGGAAGAAGGGCGCGGCGAAGAAGATCTCTCTGGAGTTCCGGAAGGATGGCAGCGCAGCCTGGAGCTTCGAGGGCGATGTCGAGTGGATGGTGAAGAAGAGCCTCTCCGTCGACGTTGAAAAGGAGCTCTTCCTGATGGCTGGGGAGTTGGCCAGGCTAGAAGGAAAGACGGTAGAGATCGAAGCGGCGCAGGGCGCGGTCGGCATCACTGGCAAGACCACAGTCGACATCATGGCAGGAGCGTCAGTGAATCTCGGGCCTCAGGTGAACATGGGCGTCACGCCAGGAGCTGGCGGCGCCGTTGGTCTGAAGCCGATGATGCTCGCTGATGATGACTTCTTGACCTGGCTCATCAACCACGTCCACATCTGCGCGCCGCCAGGATCGCCATCTCAACCGGCAACGGATCTCAGGTACAACCCTAGCTTCGGCAAGGTCCAGGCGAGTCAGGGCCACAAGGCGAAGAAGTCCTTCGGAAAGTAGGAGACGAAGATGAAGCCTCTCTACAAGGATCAGCTCCCCGAGTTCGAGAAGGATTCGGCATACGCAGGGCGCCTCTCCGAGGAGCCGGCGCAGTGGCCGCAGGAGCTGACCAGCGACCTCTACAAGGAACTCCCCTTCCTCTCCGACTACGACGTCAACGTCAACATGGAGCGGATGGACGAGGAGCGCGGCTTCGCCTTCGGCTACGCCGACGTCTCCAACAAGACGGAGCGGCCGGAGGTCGAGCACGACGAAGCTGGTCTCCCCCACATCCGCATCCCGATCATCGTCGAGGAGAGGATGCGCAAGCCCTTCTCGACCTTCACCGACGGGGAGAAGGTACTGCCGTTGAACGAGGACCGCATCCGCGAGCACCTCTTCAACCCAGGCACCTTCGACCTCTCGACGGTCGCGCCGCAGGACCCGAGCCTGGTCGAACCTCTCATGCCTCCGCACCGCAGTGGCATCGGCATGGGCGGCGACTACAAGCTGGCCTCCGCCGACGAGAAGCTCCTCGCCATGCTTCAGGGCGGAGGCAAGAAGAAGGTCGCCTTCAAGCACATCTCCCAGGAGCAGTGGCAGGCGATGTACAACAGCCTGGAGATCCAGAAGATGGTGCAGGAGTACGGTTCCGCCGCGCACCCCGCCGTGCAGAACAAGGTCTACGAGATGGCGACCAAGCTCTACGGCTACCACCCGAAGCCGGAGCCGCCTCCTCCTCACAAGCTCCAGGAGCACCACCAGAAGATCCAGGAGAAGCAGCAGAAGAGCAGCGAGAAGCAGCAGGAGAAGGCCAAGAAGATGATGACCGAGGGCCAGAAGCTCATGGGCAAGACTGGCTCCGCCTCCCTGCTTCTCGCCATCGCACCGACCATGCGCGAGAAGGACAAGATCGCTTTCTTCACGAAGCTGTCGGAGGATGCCACCATCCGAGCCGGTCTCCGGCGTTCTGGCATCTTCCCAGTGCTGAACGAGCTCCACAACACGAAGCTCGCCAGCGCCGATGATCGACTCCGGGCGGTGGCGCAGAACATCGATCCAACGGTCGTCACCATCCACAAGCTCCCTGGAGGCGACTTCCTCGTGAAGAGCGCCAACAACGAGGCGTTCGCGCCAGACCAGGCGGCCCAAGGAGAGGTGGTGCCACAGGAAGAGATGGCCGGCGCCATCGACCCGGAGCAGGCTCAGGGCATGCAGCCTGGTCAGACGGCCACGGCGGTCGCCGATCCAGTGGAGAGCACCGAGCCAGAGCCGCCAGCCGCCGTCGTCGCCGACCAGTTCGGCGAGTACCTGGTCCAGGACCTCATGGGCAACCAGGTCATGGGCTGGGTCTTCCCGCAGACCCTGGCCTGGGACGGCACCTTCTCGCCACAGCCGGTGGCGCTCTTCACCAACGGCTCCGCCTTCGCCATGCAGGACTCCATCGCCGGCGAGCTCATCGGCAAGAGCTCGCAGCTCCCCATGGCAACCCCGCGTGGAGAGGGCACTTTCTACGAGGTGACCCGCGCCGGCGTGAAGGCCACCGCGCCGGTGACCGTGAAGAGCGGCATGACAGGACCGGACGGCAGCCCCATGTTCGCCTGCTCCGACTTCATGGGGAACGAGTTCTCCGTCCACCTCGCGCAGGAGCTCGCGCAGCCTCAGCGCATCAGCGACAACGAGTACGCCATCCCAGCGACCTGGAAGTTCATGCCGCTGTCGAACCAGACGCAGCTCGTCCCTGACCCGGTCCAGATGAACAAGACCGGCGCCGTGAAGATCGCCGCCCAGAGCGTGACGCTCTTCTGGAACGGCAGCTTCAACCTCGACGGCGGCTGCGGCATCCACAAGCTCGCCAGCCAGTGGCGGCACGACCTCGACCCCGTCTCCGCCGAGTTCATGCTCGGCCTGCTCGGTGTCCCCGGCGCGGAGATCAAGTCGAAGCTGGCAGCCGCGCGCAAGCACGGCTCGGTGGAGATGTCGAACCTCCACCAGATCACCACCCTCGCCGAGCGGTACCAGGAGAAGCAGAAGACGGCGCAGACCCTGGCCCTCCGCATCCCCAACCTGCGGCGCGACCTGCTCAAGGAGGCGGCGGCCATCGACGACGAGGCCACTGTCGACAAGCTCCTGGCCCTCAACTTCATCAACCCGGAGAACCTCGCCACCTTCGTCGGCTACGTGCCGGAGCTGGAGGAGACGAGTGAGAAGCTCGCAGAGATGCTGCTCAGCAGCTACATCGGCATGAAGGAGATGCCGGAGGGCGCCATCGAGCGGTCCATGAAGAACATGGAAGAGGTCGTGAAGGCGCTCAAGGCAGTCGAGCACGCGGAGGCGTAAGATGATCTTCAAGACTGCCAAACTGTCGGATTCGCTCAAGGGCATCTCCTCATCGCAGCTCGCGCACATCGGCGGCGGCGCACTGATCGGTGGCGCGAGCAGTGGGTACAGCGCGCATCGCCAGAAGAAGCGGCTGGAGAAGCAGAGGAATCCATCTGCCAAGTACGTCAGTCCGCTGACGCATGGCCTTCTCGGGGCAGCGGCCGGAGGTCTTCTCGGACATCAGTTCCATCACGCAGGAACGATGGGCGGCTCCCGGCAAGCCAAGGTGACGCAGGAGCGGATCCACGACACCATCAAGGAGCAATTCGGCAAGGTCCCCAGCGCCGGTGCGTACACCGCTGGAGGCGCTGCCATCGGTGGCATCACAGGCGGCATCGGCGCCTACCGCTCAGCCAAGAAGAAGGAGAAGGAGTACACCAAGCTGAAGCCTGGGAAGGACCCTCGCGGCGCAGCCGTGTCCGGAGCTGTTCGTGGCGCTCTCGGCGGAGCCATCCTCGGTTCTACGCTCCACAGCGCCAGGACGCTGAATCAGTACGCGAAGGCAGTGAAGGCCAAGGGCCGAGGCATCAGCCACAACGAGACGGCTCCTTCATGGATCGGGACGGTCTCCACGAGGAAGGGAGCCAAGGACGCCTACCGCGAAGCCTCGAAGATGCACCACCCGGACCTCGCAGCGAACGAGACGGATCGCGTCGCCAGGACGAAGAAGTTCCAGCAGGTGTCGGACGAGTGGAAGAAGTACCAGAACTCCAAGCACTTCCGGAACCTGCCAGAGGAGTACACCGGGACGCGGGCGCTGGCGAAGCCGATGGAGCCGCTGAAGGGGCATCCGACGCCGGCTCCTCCGAAGAAGAAAGGCTGGGCGTGGAAGCATCTTCGTGGGCGCAAGCTCCGGAGTTTCGCTCATCGGAATCCGGAAGCGGTCGGTGCTGCTGGAGGCGCCATCGGCGGTGCCGGACTCGGCGCCATCGGCGGTGCCCTCAAGACTCCTGACAAGGATGAGAGCCGTGGCAAGAACGCTCTGAAGGGAGCGGCCGGCGGAGCCGTGCGTGGGGCAGCTACCGGAGCGATCGGCGGCCACCTCTACAAGGGCGTCCGGGACGTCGTGCGGTTCGGCGGCGCCGAGCAGGCTCGGCACGATGCGAAGCTCAGGCGGAACAACGTCCGTCGGGACTTCCGCGACGTGATGGAAGACATCCTGTCCGGCAAGGGCAACCGCGAACACCAGACGCGCAAGGGGCTGAAGAAGTTCTTCCCCAAGGCCACGGGCAAGGGGAAGATCTTCCAGGAGGAGAAACCGAAGTACTCCTCGGCCTTCCTCGCCTTCTCGGATGAGATCCTGCGCATCACTGAGGTACTGGCGTGAAGCATCCCGCAGAGTACTTCATCAAGTACCTCATCATCCGGCATCCGGACTGGGAAGACGCCCAGATCATGAAGCACGTCCAGGACTGGGGCTTCCTCACGCCGGACGACAAGTACCTGCCGTTCCTGCGTCAGACGTTGCCGGCCGTGCCTGAGGACTTCGACCCGATCGACCTCATGCACCGGCCTTCGCAGATCTACCTCAGGAAGCTCGGCATCCTGGAGCTCTTCCGAAACACGCCAGCGGTGCAGGAGGCCTGGGACGTTCTCTCTCGCCCAGAACAGCGTCTCGTGGTGGAACAAGTCATCCTCTCTGGCCTCGATCTCAAGGTGACGGCTCAGCGCGTGAACAAGCGTCACGGCTGGTTCCTCACCGAGGAAGGCTTGACGGCCTTCCGCCACTTCTTCTGGAACACGAAGCTCCTCACCTTCGACGAGTGGGGCCGCTTCCTCTTCGGACGCTCCGCCCTCTACGAGCGTCACATGGCGCTGCTCCAGGGAGACCAGCGGGTGGCTCTTCACCACCTCCGCATCGATCAAGGAATCGAGTCGAAGATCATGATCCAGCGGGCGCAGGAGATCGCCTACTTCACCATGGAGGAGGTCGACCTGAAGCCTGGTACGGCCCCTGACAAGGTGAAGGCGATCTCCGTCCTGGCCAAGGCTGTGGTCGAATGCCACGAGGCACTCTCCACCTCCGACATGGCCCTCAAGGACGTGCTCAAGCAGTTCGAGCGCTTCCGTGTGGAGCACCCGCATCCTTCGCCGCAGGACATCAGGCAGCTCGCTCCTCTCGGCAACTTCTCCGGTGGTGGCCAGCAGGAGAAGGAGAAGAAGCTCAAGAACTGATCATGAATGCCATGGAGAAGCGGGCCATGTGGAACGGCTTCTACGACGAGCTCCAGAAGATCGCCGAGACCGGCGCATCCCATGCGATGGCGCAGCGGTACGCCAAGGTGAAGGTCTCCGGGGTGATCTCGGAGACCATCGGCGGAGTCGCCGGTGCGATGCTCACCGAGAAGGCCATCAGCAAGTTCCACCCGACTATGGGCCACGGAGCACACCTGGCCGCTCTGACAGCCGGTGCTATCGGCGGCTCTCTGGTGGCCGAGAAGCTCACCAAGCGCAAGGCTGTGGAGGTACGTCCAGGGACTCCTGGAAGTCCAGAGTACACGGCCGGAAAGGAGGACCATTCCGGCATGGGTCTCATGGCCGCCTCCTGGTATCTCCAGAAGAACCAGAGCGGGTTCTCGAAGGCTGCCGGGATCGCTCCGTGGGTCTCCCAGCCACTCACCCACGCAGCCGTCGGCGCTGGTATCGGGGCCGGCGTCGGTGCGTGGCGCTCCAAGCCTGGAGAGCGCGGCAAGGGCGCGTTGAAGGGTGGAGCCGTCGGCGCGGTCGGAGGTCTGGCAGCCGGTCATGCCTACAAGCGGGTCAAGCGCGGCATCACCGCCAGCAGCATGGCTGCCCAGGAGGCCGGCTACAAGAACGCGCGAGAAGGGCTGAAGGATCCAGATTCCTGGGCCATCACCCAGAGGGCCAAGGAGATCAAGGACAAGCTCCCGATCTACCCCGGCAAGACCGTGACCTCGGAGGTGAAGGACGATCCATACGACAGGGTCGGCGACTCGACCTGGGACAAGCACAAGGGGAAGATCCTCGCCGGACTCGCTCTGGCGACGGCTGCCGGCGTCGGTGGCAAGCTGCTCTACAACCGCCACAAGTACGGGCCGACTCATTCGGCTCCGACCAACGTCCACACCCCCAAGCCGGCCCCAGCTCCTGCGGCCGCTCGCGCAGCGGCCGCGCCAAGACCGAAGCCCAAGGCGCGGCCCAAGAAGATCCAGCCGAAGAGACAGGAGCACGCCCCGTTCTCTCGTGGTAGGACATGGGAGGCGGGCCGCGAGCGGACCTGGGGCACGCAGGAGGAGTACTGACCATGGGCTGGGTGGAGCAGGAGCTAAAGAACCGGAAGAAGCTCGAAGTCTCCCCGAAGCGGGCCGAGACGTTGAACGAGGTGAAGAAGCAGGTTCACCCCATCATCGTCAAGGAAGCCGCTCAGGGAGACAAGCCGTTCGAGCCCCTGAAGTTCCAGCCGGTGAAGAGTCCTGGCCTGTTCGAGGCCGAGTTCGCCAAGAAGGACTCCGACCTCATCTTCCACTTCTGGCCGTGGGGACTGCACGAGGCCGACCGCAACGGACAGCCTCGTCCTCCATTCACCCCGCTCTTCCGCTCAGTCCTGCCAGCCGTGATGTACAAGAGCTTCGGTGCTCGCTTCGTCACGATCGAGGAGGATCGTGACATGGGCTCCTTCTTCGTCAAGGTGACTGGGTTCGGCGCCAAGCAGTTCTGGCACGACCTCGGTGTGAAGGCTGTGACGGAGCTCCATCACAAGCTGGGCGGCGAGTAGTTCGTCATCCGCTGCGCGAGCATGTCGAGCTTGTACCACTGCCTCAACGTCACGAAGTCGTAGGCGCCGAAGCACCGCTCGCAGAAGGTGCTCGGCATCCGCATCGAGGCGATGATGCGGTATGGGAATTGGAACTGCGCATCACAGACTTGGCACCTGACCAAGACCTGTGGCTCAGAGGGCTGCTGTGGAACTGGTGCCGGCATCATAGATAGGAACCTTCCCGAGTAGATCGCCGCAGTACGAGCGGCGGTGTTGGTAGAAGTCTGGACCAGGGCCGAAGAGCAGGCCGTGCTTCTTGATCGCGTCCAGATGCGGCTTCGTCAGGTAGCCGGCGTTGTCTTCCCAGTGGTAGTCGAGGCCGAGCTTCTTGAGCTTGGCGCCCCTCTGGGCCATGACGAGATCTCGCATGACCTTCGCGACGATCGAGGCCGCTGAGACTTCCACGTAGTTCACGTCCGCCTTCGGCTCCACTTGCTGTTCCCCGTGCCAGGCACGGACCTTGTTCGTCCAGGTCGTGCCGTCGGTGATGAGCAGGTCCGGTACGGTGTGCAGCTCAGCGAGCGCGCGCTTGTAGCTCTCCTGTAGCGCGAACTTCGGTCCAAGAGAGTCGACTTCCCAGGCTTCTACCGCGCCAAGACCGATGTCGGTGGCGGCGGCGCAGATCTGAAGGTAGAAAGCCTCCCGCCTTGTTGCTGACAGCTTCTTCGAGTCCGTCACTCCTTTCGGTAGGAACGCCTTGTCGGACTCCTTCATCACGACGACGACCGAAACAATAGGGCCTGCTGGACTGCCCCATCCGACCTCGTCGATGCCTCCAACCAGGTGAGACATGAAGAAACCTCCTCCTACTCTTATCCCTCAAGGGCTCTCGTTCTTGGGGTGACCGAGCCTTTCCCTTAAATGAGCGTCCGTGGTGAAGCCCTTCACGAAGGTCTGCTTTGATAAGGGATGAGTCGTCTCCATCAGCTCGACCCTGCCGCTCAGGGTGGTGCGGTTCTTCCCAGCCCACTTCTGGAACAGGTTCCAGACCTGGACCGCTTGGTTCATGGGGATTGGCTCGGGCCATTTCACCGAGACGGTGTACACGAGCGCGTTGACGGTGCTCTCGGCGTCTGCGACGATGCTTTGGTCGAGAGCGAGTCCAGTCGAGTCGCAAAAGGAACGAAGCCAGGCAAGGCCGGGCGGGGTCATGAGAGGATTCTAGCCGATGGAAGTTCTTGCGTACGACACCTATCGCCGCCTCAGCTCCAACGTCGTCATCTCCGAGAGCGGGCAACCAGAGCTTCGTGAAGAGTGGGACTACGAGGTCGAGCCGGAAGACGACTTCCTCGGCGACGAGGAGCTACAGAGACGTCAGTCGAAGCTCATCGGAGTGGCGCCGTCTCAGTTCGTGGAGTTCGCCATTCGGATGCCGGACAAGGAGCTCCAGAAGCACGTCCCATTCACCTTCAAACGGCGCGAGTACCTGAAGCTGCCGTACGACACGCCGGCCAAGCGGACCCTCTACAAGTGCGGTCGCCAGGTCGAGAAGAGCACGCTGCTCGGCAACAAGACGCTGGCCTACTGCTGCATCGTCAACGCCTTCAACGTCCTCTACGTCTCCCCGACCAACCAGCAGACCAAGGTCTTCTCGACCGACCGTCTCAAGGAGCCGATGGAGACATCGGAGGTCTTGAAAGCCTGGACCACCTCCAAGCTCTCGGACAACGTCTTCCTCAAGAAGTTCATCAACCGCAGCCAGGTGACGCTGCGCTACGCCTACCACAACGCCGACCGCACCCGTGGTATCCCAGCCGACCTCGTCCTCATCGACGAGCTCCAGGACGTCATCACCGACAACATCCCGGTGATCGAGGAGTGCGCTTCGCACTCCCACTACAAGCTCTTCATCTACTCCGGTACGCCGAAGACCACCGACAACGCCATCGAGCACTACTGGTCGAACTTCTCCACGCAGAACGAGTGGGTGGTTCCCTGCGAGCGCCACGGTCTGCCGAAGGATCCCAGCACCTGGTTCTGGAACATCCTCGGCGAGGACAACATCGACGTCGGCGCCGACGGTCCGGTCTGCGCCAAGTGCCGGCAGCGCATCGAGCCCATGCACCCGCATTCGCAGTGGGCCTCGATGAACGAGAGCGTGAAGCAGAAGCTCAAGGAGTACTACGAGGGCTACCGCATCCCTCAGCTCATGGTGCCGTGGCTCACCTGGCACGACATCCTCGACAAGTACGTCAAGTTCCCGCGCAGCGTCTTCTACAACGAGGTGCTCGGTCTCTCGTACGACTCCGGCACGCGTCCGCTCACGCGTCAGGACATCATCGACAACTGCGTCACTGGCGCCTTCATGGACACGACCGGGCTGGCGCAGGTGAAGGCCAAGCTCGGGATGGCGTCTCCGGTCTACGCCGGCATCGACTGGGGCACAGGCGAGGGTAGCTACACCGTCTTCTCCCTGGGCGCCTACATCAACGACTTCTTCACCATCTTCTACATCCACCGCTTCGAGGGGCAGGAGATCGAGCCGCCCATCCAGCTCGCGCTCATCGAACAGCTCATCAAGTACTGGGACGTGAAGCTGGTGGGCTGCGACTACGGCGGCGGCTTCGACCGCAACGACGCCCTGGCACGCACCTTCGGCAAGAACCGCATCGTGCGGTACCAGTACAGCCAGCCAGGCGTGAAGGTGAAGTGGGAGGACGGCCTCTCCCGCTACCTAGTCCACCGCACTGAGGTGATGAGCGACGTCTTCAACGCCATCAAGCGGCGTGACGTCATGCGGTTCCCTGACTTCCAGCAGTTCGAGGATCCATTCGCCAAGGACATGCTGGCGATCTTCTCGGAGTACTCGGAGACGCAGCGCCAGGTGCAGTACAAGCACGCTCCAGACTCCACCGACGACTCCTTCCACTCCATCCTCTACTGCTTCCTCGCCTCCATGATCCGCCACCCGCGCTTCGACGTCCTCAACCCGACGCAGAAGACCGGGTACGCGACTCCGGAAGAGGTCTAAGAAAGAGCGCAGGAATGCAGCGGGGACCCGGTACCGGGTCCCCGCCTGGACATCCTGGAGCTACTTGGTGCCGGTGGCCGGGAGCTTCACGACCTTGCCGCCGGACATCGCGGCCTTCTCGGCGCTGCGGCGCCGGTAGTACTTCACGCCGCGCACGGTGCCGTAGACCACGCCGGCGATGAGGAGGCCGGAGCCGAGCCCGATCATGTACGGGTGGCGCTCGATGATGGTGGACTTGACCTTGCTCTCACCGAGCTTGGCGGTGATCTGGTCGGCGGTCGACTGGTCGCCCATCGCCGCTGCGGCCCTGGCGAGACGCCTGGCCTCGGCGGGCGTGACCTTGGTCAGGTGCAGGTCCCACGTCTTCTCTGCTGGCTTCCCATCGGCACCGACCGCCTGAGGCGGCTGGGTGCCCTGATCAACTGCCACGTTCTGCTGGTTCATTTGGCTGATTCTCCCATGGGTTGAAGAGAAACGAAGACCGAAAGTCTTCATCTCATTCTTCTTATCCCAAGGAAGGGCGACCTTTTGCAGAGAGACGCCTGAGGATGTCCTCACTCGGCGACAGAAGCATCATCGACTTGCCGCCGCCGAGCTCCACCCAGGCGACGATGACGGACCTGATCTCCTTCATGCTGATTCGCAGTCGATCGTGGAGCTGTTGGAGACTCAGGCTGGTAGAGAAGCCTGCCATTCCTTCGACCGAGCGGATCTGCGCCATACAGAGCTCGTAGAACGGGCGCCATGCATCCGTTGCAGAGACGAAGGAGCCGACGATGTCGAAGAAGACCTCATCCATCTTCTCGTACATGTCTGCCCACATGTTCATCTCATCGACGCTCCAGGTGTTGGCCGTCATGGCGCGTTCTGCCGCAGCGATCAGACCGGCGGCTTCCTCTCTGGAAGGGCGAAGTGGGACAGCCCCGATACCTGTCGCACGTTTCAGCACTGCGAGGCCCATCTCCAGCCTCTGCACCCGAGCCGCGAGTTGGTAGAACGTCTTCCTGTTCATCGCTGGCAAGTCAACGCCGATCTCAGTGCGAAGAGCTTCGACGTCGGACTTGGGGATGACGGTTGATCGGCCTTCCCTCTCACGGCGAAGCATGCCGTTCTTGAGGTAGGTGACGACGGTCCTCTTGGACCGCTTCAACATCTTCGCTGCGGTGCTGATAGAGACGAAATCGCTTCCCATTTCAGGTGCCTCCCTCTTACGCTAGGCACTAGTCAAGGACGGAGTCTACCACCCATGGCCGATGATCTCTCTCGTTTCCTCACCTCCGGCGGCGGGCGCCATGCTTCTCTCACGCCCGAGCGGCTGGAGCTCATGGGGAAGGAAGCCGCGACGCTTCTCGTAGAGAAGGGTGTGCCTCTCAACGAGAGCATCTCGAAGCTCGCCGGCGCAGAAGCCGACATCAACGCCGAACAGGTGAAGAGGGTGGTGGAGTTCGCCAACACCGCCGCCTATCTCGCCATGCACGACAAGAACAAGATGGCCGGCGAGGAGTCGAGCTACCCCCAGTTCGAGCTGGCTGACACCAACCGGATCCTCGGAGACCTCTCCGACGGCTCCCGCCCAACCCAGATCACCCAGACGGACCTCTCCTACGGCCGCGCGCCGGAGAAGAGGAAGATCTCCAGCCCGAAGCTGGAGGCCGCTCTGGAAGAGCTCTTCCTCGGCCCGGCCGGGACGGAGAAGCGGGCCAGCCTGGACTTCACTCCGGAAACCGTCACCGACCACATCATGACGACGAAGCAGAACCTCGTCTCCATGCGCTCCCACCTGGAGTCCTCGGGCGAGCAGCTCGACCTTCTCCGGAAGGAAGCGGATGCCGAGTACTACGACGCCGTGAAGCGTCATCTTCTGGACGGCGGCAGCTTCGTGGACGTGGTGCGCGGCGCCGCAGAGGTCTTCGACGACTACGACCTCATGAAGGAGGCCATGGTTCCGTACGTCGCGCGCCTCTTCAAGGAGAAGGTCGCGCAGCCAGAGGCCCTCTTCCACCAGCTCCAGAGCCTGGAGAAGGTGGCCCACCGAGAGGTCCACAAGGACCACCCATTCGTGGCTGGTCTCGGCGCCATCGTCGCGCTCGACGAGGAGATCACCAAGGTGGCGTCGGCCCTCGGCGAGGTGGATGCCAGCCTCGCCCGGGTGAAGACCGCCATCCGGGAGGAGTTCCTTGCTCGTCCGTGAGCTGAGCAAGCACGCCGCTGCCTCGGCTCGCCTCAGGGCCCAGGCCCAGGGGATGGAGAAGGACGCGGCACTCGGGAAGTTCATCGGCGCGACGGTCGGGACTGGCCTCAAGGCCGCCGGCCGTTTCGCCGCTGATTCTCTTGCTCACCCCATCGCGAAGGGACTTCCGCGAGTCGGCGCCGCGCTAGGGCTCGCGGGCGTCGTGAACAAGGGCCGGGCGCTCTACCACGGCTTCAACGAGAACGCTCAGCGAGCCATGCTCGGTCTCGGTGCGCCCAAGACGACTCTTGCCTCGGTGAACGACATGAACCTGCCAGAGCTGATGAAGACGGCTTCTGCCGCCGATCCGGAGTCGATGAAGAAGATCGCGGCCTGCATCGACCTTCTGGAGCACTACGAGCCGGAGGCCGTGTCAGAGCTGACCGCCGACTTCCGTGCCTACGCCGAGCACGTCAACGGGAAGATGAAGACGGCGGCATCCGCCACCGACTCGTGGGCGCAGAAGGCGTGGGGTGGCACCAAGGAGATCGGAGTCGGCGCCGCCAAGACCCTGGCCGGATCTCTCCTCGTCGGCATGGGTCTCGCCGCATCGACCGATCTCCTTCGGATGGCGAAGACCAAGCTGACCGAGAGCCGGAACTTCAAGCGGATGATGGACGCCAACAGCAACCTGCGCAGCAAGTCGCCGGCGGAGCTGCGGCAGGCGTTCAAGTCCTTGCAGAAGTTCGCGCCGGATGTCGCCTCCGATCCGCTCGCAGCCGGGTCGATGGTGTGGCACCTCACGAGCTCTCTCGAAGGCGACCACTACAAGCCGCTGCGTGAGGCCGTGACGCTCCAGAAGGAGATGGCGCGTCGCTCCTTCCTGCCGGAGCCGAAGATCGACTTCGGTCTCAGCGACAAGAACAACCGGCCGCCTCGTCATCAGCAGCAGGCTCCTGGCACAGCCAGCGGCGCCGCCCCGTACAACCTGCCGAACTCCTCTACGTCGAAGACGCATCCGTGATCGAGAAGGAAGTCATCTTCTTCGGCCATACCGAGGCCGGCATCTTCGCGCAGGCGCTTTTCCCCACGCGGATGGAGAAGTACGCCGGCGCGGTGCTCGACTCATGGGACACGGCGCCCAGCATCAGGAAGTTCATCCAGACGCTGACGCCGAATGACCGGGAGCAGAACGCCTACGTCTTGGTGAACGCTCTCGGCGCCGGCGAGTTCTTCGGCCCCAACATCAACGCCGACTACTTCCCGTGGGACTCGCTCGCTCATGAGGGCGACGACTACGGCTACAAGACCTTCTACAACGCTCACGCCTTCCAGCACCACGCGAACAAGGACACCGCACGCGCGTTCGGGGTTCCTGTCGTTTCCGTCCTGAATCCGCGCATGAAGCGCGTCGAGCTCATCATCAAGCTCGACCGCGCGGCGGCGCGCGCCCAGGGCGCCGACGGCATCATCACCCGCATCGACAACGGCGAGTTCCCAGACGTCTCGATGGGATGCAAGGTCCCGTACGACGTCTGCTCGATCTGCGCCCACCGCTCGAAGACGCGGAACGACTACTGCCAGCACATGCGGCCGCCGGAAGAGCTCCGGCACATCTACGGCCCGAACAAGATCCTGCCGGATGGTCGCAAGATCTACGTCATCAACACCATCCCCCGCTTCTTCGACATCTCCTTCGTCTTCATCGGCGCCGACAAGACGGCCAAGGTGATGGCGAAGCTGGCCTCCAATGGTGCGCATGTCTGCCTGGGTGAAGTGTGTGCGATACCTGCCGGAGCAGGAGCGACTGGGCCTCAACTGTATGGACCCAGCGGCAACCCTCTCGATGTTCGAGACCTTCACAAGGTCGCCTCCGCCTGCGACGACCGGACCGGGCCATGTGGCCGCCGATGCGCTGACTGCTCCGAGCGAGACGCCTGCGAAGAGGAGAAGCTCGCTTCCGCCTTCCATGTGAAGTCGGCCGGCAAGAAGATTGCCGAGATCGTGAAGGACGTCCCAGCCGGTGTCTTCTCGATGAAGCGCCTGCCGGAGATGGAGAAGCGGGAGCCTGACATCTCCCGGGAGGACCTCGACCGGATGTCTGAGCGTCCTCTTGCGTCATCCCTCGGCGCCGCCGCGCGGATGGGGATCGTCCTCAAGCCCCACGAATTCCAGAGGGTTGTGCTCAAGCGGATGGGAGAAGATGCGCTGATCTCCCACCTCGACAAGCACCACCACGTCTTCCGCGAGGTGCCGGACGCCGGCGAGAGCCTCTCCTGCGACGTCCGCGACCCGCTCGACGAAGTCTTCGACCTCTTGAAGAAGTACATCCGGTCACGTACCGCTCTTGGACCGTCTTTCCAGATGCGGGTGATGGTGGTCGGGAAGTCGAAAAATGTCCTTCCCACTAGAACCCCAATCGGCAACTCTCTTCTCGACAAGGTGAGCGCCGCGTACAACAGCTACCGGCGTGGAGTTCTGGAGAAGGTCTCGCAGGTGATCGAAGAAGTGAAGAGCGACCCAAGGTTGGCGGAAGCGGTTCTCGGAGACGGACTCAGCATGATGTTCAAGACGGCCAGCTCCGAGATCCTCTTTCCCGACTCGGTGAAGTACATGTTGGGCGCTCATCTGCAAGATCGTGGTCTGCTGTGCAAGTCGGCCGCTGGCGCGGTCGTTCTCGATGACTCGGTCTTTTCGGAGACCAACTCGGCCTAGAGGCATCCGCCTCAGAGACGGCCACACCAACCCCTGAAGTACCGAACCAGGAGAAACGACATGCCGATGGATCCACAGCTCGCTGCCATCTACGGGACCAACCAGGACGAGAGCGACGTCGAGAAGCTCGCCGCCGCCGAGCTCGCCGAGGAGCTCGCAGACGAGGGCGAGGAGGTCGAGGAGTCCGACCTCTCCGACGAGGAGGCCGAGGAGCTCGCCCAGCAGCTTCTCGCCGCCGAGGGCGAGGAGGGCGCGGAGCAGGGTGACGAGGAGGACGAGGAGGGCGCCGCCGTCGAGGAGCCGGGCGAGGAGGAGCAGGAGAAGCTCTCCGAGGCCGACTACCTGGGCCGCGTCATGGCCCACGCCTACACCCAGGAGCTCCGCAAGATCGCCGCCGTCGGCGACTCCAGCGCCTACGAGGGCAAGGACACCGCGTCCCGCGCCCAGAAGGTCGGCGGCTGGGCTCGTCGTCAGGGCCACCGTGCTGCCGGCGCCGCCAAGGCCTTCGGCAAGCACTTCAAGGGCGGCGACAAGTGGTCCCTGAAGGGCCAGCACGCCGGCAAGACCTGGGGTGCTCGCGCCGCCGTCGGTGCGGCTGCCGGTGCTGCCGGCTACGGCGCCTACCGGAAGTTCAAGGGCAAGGGCAAGAAGAAGCAGTCCGCCGCCGAGCCGTCGGCCCTCGACATCCTCGCCGAGCGCCGCGCGCTGGAGATCCTGGCCGAGAACGGCATCGACCCGACCCAGGAGCAGGAGAAGACCAGCGCCTCCGAGCCCGAGATGGAGGCCCTCGGCAACGCCGTCGAGCAGCGGGCGTACGCGCTGCTCCAGGCCAACGGCTACATCCAGGAGCAGGAGTAGCACCTTCCTGGTGGGCGGCGGGTACGAGACGCCGCCCACCAGGCTGTAGTTCGGAGTGCGCATGCCAGCTTGGATCCACGACAGGGCAGAGCACATCCAGAAGAAGAACCCGTCGATGCCGAAGAGCCAGGCCTTCGCCATCGCCACGCAGCAGTCGCACGCGACAGGACACACCCCGCAGGGCTACGGAACGGCAGAGGGCAAGAGGAAGGCGAAGAGGAAGTACGACAAGCCGGCGTCGAGCTACACGCAGACGGCGGACCCTAGCAGCAAGACCAAGTCGAGCGGCCTCAACTTGGTTTTCCTGAAAGGGTTCACAAGCGAGCTTGAGAAGATCTCAGGCGTGTCTGTGAAGAAGAGGTTGGAGCACCCAGCGGAGAAGCCGTCGGCGACTCCTGAGAACTTTCCACCGCCCCTCGCGTCAGCAGCAGGGGACAGATAGGACGGAGATGCGATGAAGACCAAGCTCGCCGGTCACCTGCCACTCCAGGACGCCATCGCGCGGACCATCGAGGAGGCGCGCGAGAAGATGAAGCTCGCCTCCGATGCCTGCGAGGGGGAGGACAAGGAGAAGGTGAAGAAGCTGGTGAAGTTCGAGAAGAAGGAGCACGGCCACATCCCCTCCGAGAAGGAGGAGCGGGCCGAGTACGAGAAGAAGAGCTCCATCATCGACACCGACGACCCGGAGGAGGTGGAGAAGCTGGCCGCCTCGCTCGACTTCCTCGCCGAGAAGATCGCCGGCGACTCCGTCACCATCGGCGGCGAGTCGCGTCAGGGCGGCCAGGTCCTCGCGACCATGAACGCCGTCGGCGGCACCCAGCCCTACAAGAAGGACTCGTCCAAGAGCCACAACGTGCCGACGTCGACCGGCATGAAGTCGACGAAGGACAACCCAGGCGCGTCCACCGCCGTCCCCACGGACGACGAGCGGGCCCCTGGCGGCACCGGGGCCAAGTACCCCGCCAAGGGCGTCCTCAAGACCGGCGGCGTGAAGAAGACGGCCATGGACTACCACCAGGCCCGCGCGGTCGGCCAGGCCGTCGGCCTCGGCACCCATCTCGTGGGCGGCGCCATCGGCTACCAGAAGGGCAAGGAGCAGCACGCCCGAGGCGAGAAGCACACCTTCGGGGTGCCGCAGGGCGCGGCCGCCCTCTTCCTCCCAGGCGGCGCCGGCTACCAGCTCGGCCGCTACATGGGCCACAACGCGGCCGGCGGCGAGAAGAAGAAGGGGAAGAAGAAGCACAGCTCCGTCGAGCGGCTCCAGCTCGCGCTGGCAGCCCAGACCGGCATCGTCACCCCGGAGATGGCTGCCGACATGGAGAAGGACGCCGGCAAGGTCACCGACGCCCTGAAGTCCATGGGCGGCAAGGCGCGCGCCGCCGGCGGCCGCGTCATGGAGCTCCTCAAGGGCGGGAAGTTCGGCGCTGGCAACCGCGCCAGCAACTACCGGCCTGGTGCGAGAGGCACCATCCCTTCGAGCGAGGCGTGGAAGTCGCTCGGGACTCGTGCTGCGGCCGGAACGGCTGCCGTCGTCGGCGGGAAGAAGGCCTACGACAAGCTGAAGAAGAAGGGCAAGAAGAAGGCCGCCGGCGTCGAGGCCGTCGACTACATCCTCTCCAAGATCAGCGCCGTCGAGAACGGTGGCGAGAGCCCGCAGGGTGGTGAGCAGCTCAGCAACACCGCCCCGGTGCCCTCCAACGCCGGCCGTGAGCTCATCCGGAACAAGGACGGCATCAAGAACGTGACCAAGGCCCAGGCCAAGTCCCCTCGCAAGAAGGAGCTGGCCGAGGTCCTGACCGAGCCTGCCATGAGCGCGGCTCACGACTCCAAGGTCAACGAGAACCTGCGGAACGCCGCGAAGGGCGGCGTGAAGATCGCAGCGGCACGGGTGTTCCTCCAGAAGATCGCTTCGGAGGGCTGCCAGTGCTCTGGCGCCGGCAAGTGCCGGTTCTGCCAGATGCAGGAGAAGGCTGCCGCACTTCGCGGCAACGGAGCCGAGGCCGTCGCCTCGGAGGCATGAGGAGCTGACGATGCCCGACAAGATCAGCAACGTCCAGGTCGCCCAGCTCCAGAAGCTGGCGAGCACCACCCTCCGGAAGCTGGCGGGGGAGAACAAGACGCTCCGCGACGAGAACGGTGACCTGAAGACCAAGGTCGCCGCCTTCGAGAAGAGGGCTCGCGCGGAGAAGATCGCGTCCGAGATGGAGTCCAAGGGGCTCAACCTCGGATCCACCTTCGAGCAGAAGGTGGCAGAGCTGCTGGAGAACGACCGACTCGACGTCGTCGAGGAGGCCGTCGGTCTGGCGGCGCCGCAGATCAAGCTCGCCTCCGTCCACGAGGACGGCGTCGAGGTGGAGAGCACGGGAGACGACGCCGCCGACAGGGCGACGCAGGTCTTCGCAGCAGGGCTCGCCTCCCTCGGCTGAGGAACTTCAACCCCACGCTGTAGATCGACACACCCTTCAAGGAGAACACCAAGATGTCCGCACCCAACTTCGAGCTGATCACGGAGCTCCAGGTCACCCTCCGCAGGGACTTCCCGCTGGCGGTGCCTGGCATCCTCAACCCCATGGACGCTCAGCCCCTCGTCGAGGGCGAGTGGCTGGAGCTGGACGCCAACTACCTGCTGAAGCGCGGCAGCGTCGCTGGCGGCGGCGTGAACGGGGCAGTCTTCCCGGTCCACACCGAGCGCGGTCGGTACGACACGCAGGCGGTCCAGAAGGCCAACGTCATCTTCGCCGGCCAGTACGAGGCCGAGACGAAGATCTTCGACACCGGCGGGACGTACAACCCCGGCACCGAGCTGATGGTCGACGACGTGACCATCGGCGGCATCGTCCGGCGCGGCCTCAAGCCGGCCACGGCGGGCCACATCGTCGTCGGCCACGTCTCCAAGCTCACCGGCTCCGGCGCGTCGGCGAAGCTCCGCTTCATCCACGGCGCCAACTACATGAAGGCCTAAGGCCTAGGCCGACACGAAAGGAACGGAGAAAACCATGAGCGTGCCAGCCAAGGTCCTGAACGACCTGTTCTTCGAGAAGGTCGCCACCCAGGAGGGCAAGGACAAGATCGCCGAGTTCGGCGGGACGTACATCCGCGACCGACTCCGCGAGGTCTCCTTCGCCCGCAAGGTCCTCCCCCCGCAGCCCGTCCAGCGGTCCGAGTGCCAGCGGTCCGTCAACCACGACACCCTGGTCAAGATCGTCGACATCGAGCCCAACTCGAAGGCGATGGCCATGGGCTTCCGTGGCCAGCCCACGGCGCGCTTCATCCGCGCGCCGCGCTACGAGATCCCCTTCTTCACGATCTCGTCCGAGAAGTTCGAGAAGACGGAGCAGGAGCTCCTCGCCTACGAGATGCCCATCACCAAGATCATCGAGGAGAACTCGGTGAAGGACATCCAGAGCATCGAGGACCGCCAGTTCCTGCTCTTCATCGAGGCCGCCGTCCAGGGCTTCCAGACCGACGCGAACGGAGGGGCCACGGCGTTCAACCACACGAACGTCAACGCCGGCTCCGTGAAGTCGGCCTCCGTGGTGAAGGGTGAGGGCGCCCTCACCGCCACGACCGAGGACTTCACCGTCTACCCCGTCCTCAAGACGGACTTCATCAAGATGAAGAAGCTCCTGCACCGCCGGCACCTCCGCGCGGAGCGGATGCTTCTCACCGAGCCGGACTACGACGACATCTCGTCGTGGACCATCCAGGACGTCGGCATGACGATCGCCGGCGAGACCTCCACCGAGGGCTGGAAGAGCGACACGGTGGTGGGCCTGAAGATCATCCGCACCATCAAGACCGAGATCCTCCGCGAGGGCAACATCTACTGCTTCACCGCGCCGGAGTTCTGCGGCCGCTTCTACGTCCTCAACCAGACCAAGTTCTACATCGACAAGATCGCGAACCTGATCACCTGGCAGTCGTGGGAGGACATCGCGATCGGCATCGGCAACATCTCGTCGATCGTGAAGATGGAGCTCTACCCCGGCTCCGTCACGCCTGGTGAGGAGACCGCCATCGGCGGCGGCATCGACTACCGCGCGGCCCTGCCCGTGGACGAGCTCGACCCGCTCCTCGCCCCGACCAACAACAAGGTCGACCAGGGCCTGAAGTACCCGAACGTCTCCCAGTTCTAGCCATCCGGCCGGGGACAACGTGAGGGGAGGAGGAGCCACAACTCCTCCTCCCCTCATCGCTTTCCAGGGGGTAGGATGCCGCCATGAAGGTCTTCAACCTGACCAACCACCCGCTCGACTTCCACGGCCGGGTCATCGCGCCGAACGGCGGCAGCCTGGACTACCCAGAGCTCGACGCCTTCCTGCCGTCGCGTGACAAGAAGCTGGAGGAGCTCCGCTACATCGCCTTCGGCTTCCTCCCGACCTGGTGGAAGAAGCAGCAGGAGAAGAAGCCACAGGTGCCGCACAAGCGCGTGACCCTCAAGCTCTCGGACGACGTGAAGGTCTTCGACAGCGTCTCGACCAGGACTTCCAGGCACGGGAAGAAGTACCAGGGGTGAGGCATGGCGACCGAATCAGCCATCATCCGGATGAGGAAGATCCTGGAGAGCAAGGGCATCTCTCAAGACCTGCTGAAGGACACCCTGATGGTGTACGGCCGTGACTGGCTGCGGGAAGTAGAGGGTGACGTGGTCGGGGAGGAGGCCCTGGCGGCGCGCCGCACCAAGGCGTTCCGGATGGTCGCTGACTCCTGCCCTGACCTCTTCCCGCTCAAGGACTGATGATGGCCGACGACCTCGGATACGGCGCAGCAGGCACCAACCTCCCGGCTCCGTCCATGGAGTCGGCTGAGGGCGTGGTGCTGCCGGCGGCGCCGACGGAGCTCAACGACTTCGTCAACCAGGTCCGGCTCTTCATGCGGGACTACTCGGAGCTGAACCGCCTCATCGCCGGGGAAGAATCCTCGAACCGCCAGATCATGTGGGCCGTCTTGGACGCCCTCGACGATTTCAACACAGACCCGCCCTTCACCCGCTTCAACCTGAACAGCTTCCCGTCTCGCAGCCTGCTGCTACGGCTCACCGTCATCTCGCTGCTGGAGTCGATCGGCCTCCTCCAGACGCGCAACCATCTCCAGTTCTCGGACGGAGGCATCCAGGTCGGCATCAACGACAAGACGCCATTCCTCCAGTCCTGGATCCAGCTCTTCCGTTCTCGCTCCGACCAGAAGAGCCAGCGGCTCAAGGTCGCCTACAACATCGAGGCAGCCTGGGGCGGCGGCATCCACAGCGAGTACCGCTTCGTGAACAACTTCTACGGAGAATGGTGATGCGGCCCAACATCGACTCCTTCTTCGACGAGCTGCTGAACGTCTCGGAAGAGCTCACCAAGCAGTCGAATGCCCCTGTCCCTACCCCGAAGAAGGTTGGGCTTTCTGGCAAGGGCGCTCTCATCGGTGGCGCTCTCGGCGCCGGCCTGGGCGGAATCCGCGCCATCGGCCGAGAGACGCACGAGCGTGCGGCTGATGACCGTGCCGGCCTGACCGACGAGCAGAAGAAGGTCCTGAGGAAGAAGCGTCTCGCCGGTCACGCAGCCAACATCCTGGCCTGGAGCGGCGCAGGCTCTGGCATCGGTAGCCTGGAGCGCAAGGCGCGCGGTGTCGTCGGCGAGGCCGGAGAGAAGGTGTGGGATTCCATCGACTACGCCCGCGCGCACGCAGACGAGGTCGTCGCGGATGCTCGCAAGCACGCGGACCAGGTCGTCGCCGACGCCCATGCCCGCGCCAACCAGACTGTTCACGACGCGCCGAAGAACTTCGTCAAGGGCATCGGTCACGCTGCGGCAAACGCCGGAAAGCGAGTCGGTCGCGGCATCAAGTCCATCTTCACCAGGAAGCCGAAGGTGTAAGGAGCCAGCATGGCCATCGCAGCGTTCAAGGTCGCCGAGTTCAGCACCGCCCTGGATCTCCAGAAGTTCGTGGCGACTGGGGCGCCCGTCGTTGTCGTCTCCATCGTCTTCAACGGCGCCAGCGGCAAGTACGTCCTGTTCTACACCTAGCCAGGGAGCGGCCGTGGACGACCTCACCTTCTATCAGGCGCTGCGCGGTCCAAGGGCCGAAGGCGGCGAGGCATGTCTGCGCTCCCTCATGAAGAAGACTGCCCAGACAACGCCGGTCAAGAAGCCGATCTCCGTCCAGGACACTCATGCCATATCCAACGACATCCAGGCTCGGATGGCGGAGGTCGTGAAGAGGCTGAAGGCGATCAAAGCCGGCAAGATCAAGAAGGGCTCGGCCGAGGAAGCGAAGAAGCAGGTCCTCGACCGACTCAAGGCTCATGCTCCTGAGCTCATCGGCGGCGGTGTCGGAACCGTGGCGGGTGGTCTGTACGGTTATCTTGCGTCCCGCCGCAAGGATCCGAAGAAGCCGTCGGCCATGGAAGAGGACGCCGCCAAGATGCTGCGGGCGTACGAACGTGCCGAGCAGGAGATGAAGGAAGAGGGCAAGAAGCCAGGCTTCCCGCACAAGATGCGTGGTGTCTACGCCCGTGCCTTCGCCGACGCCTCGAAGGTGATGAAGGAGCATCCAGTCGCCACCGGCGCGATGTATGGCGGCGCCGCTGGTTCGGCCGGGGCAGGGCTCGGTCGTATCGCCTACGACCTCTACAACAGCAGAATCGGAAAGGGCCTCGACGTATGAACCACGAAGCTCAACTCGCCAAGACCCTCGGAGACGACGAGCAGGAGAAGCTCGCGTCCCACTTTGCTTCCTACACCGTCGACGAGCTCGCGTCTCTCCTGAAGGAGAAGACTGCGCTCGCTCCGATGCCTGCTCCTGCGGCGACCCAGGGCGATCTCATGCGTGAGCGCACCAAGGGCGGGCGGATGATCAACACGCTGAAGAATACCTTCAAGCCGCCAGTGCTGGCGTCGGTGAAGATCGCCGACGAATGGGGCCGGCAGCTAGCGAACGAGGACATCGAGAAGAACGCCTTCATGGATCAGGCGCTCGGCCTCGCCGTCGGTCATCACTATGGCAAGGAGCAGAAGAAGCGTGGCGAGAACTACAGCTTCGGAGTTCCGCAGGGCGCCGCTGCTCTCTTCCTGCCTGGGGGAGCCGGCTACCAGATCGGCCGCTACATCGGCCACAACGACAAGAGCGTGAAGAAGGGCAAGAAGAAGAAGGCCAGCGCCCAGCTCGTCTACGAAGCGCTCATGGAGAAGATCTCTACCGGCGCCGTCGGCAACCTCGGCGGCCAGATGCCGAGCCTCACACCGAAGATGCCGACTGCTCCCAAGGTCGGCGCCGGCAACATGATGCCGCGAATCGGAACGGTCGGAGGTGGCGGGCTCGGCAAGACCGTGACGGGCGCGGCCAGGCTGCGCGCGGAAATGGACAAGGTGGCCTTCTGGGGCTCCGGCACCATCGCCAAGGGCATCAACTGGGCCGCCCCTCATCTCGCCAAGGCCACCAGCGCCCTCGCGTCGGCTGGGCCAGGCAAGTCCGCTCTCATCGGCGCCGGCGTGGGTGCTGCCGGCGGTGCCGCGCGGCACGCGCTGTCGGGCAGAGACCCCCAGACGGGGCAGAAGCGCACCACCCTGCTAGGTTCCATGGCCGGCGGCGCCGCTCTCGGTGGCGCGGCTGGCGCTGGTCTCAGTGCAGGAGCCAGCCGCTTCCAGGGCTCTGCGCTGCATGGGCGCATGACCAGCGGCAACTTCAAGTTCAACACCCAGCCTCCGGCTGCGGCCGCAGGAGCAGCCGGCGCCGCCGGGCCGACGCCTGTCGCGCAGCCGGCGCCAGTCGGTCCAGGCGGACTGCGTCCGAATCCAGAAGGCGCTCCGGCACACTGGCGAAACGCTCCGCCTCCGCCGGCTGCTGGTCCTCAGGCAGCCGGTCCACAGCCAACGCCAGTGAAGAAGGGCTGGTTCGGGCTCGGCAGGTAGTCGATGATCCCTCTCGTCACCAAGCTGTGGGTTCGGTCCTTCAACATGGACCACATGGACGTGTTCTGGGAGATCGGCCCGGTGCCGGCGACCAGCGACACGGCTCCCCACACCATCTTCGACTGCGAGTTCACCGTCCTCCGTTCGCAGGCGGCGCTTGGTCCGTACGAGGCGATCAGCTTGCCGTTGATGGACCAGTACCACTTCCGCGACGTGAAGATCTCCCGTCTCCACAAGTGGCGGCAGTGGTTCTACAAGCTGAAGGTCACCAACAAGAAGACAGGCGAGGAGAAGGAGTACGGGCCATGCTCCGACGTCGAGCCGGAGCCGGACCTCATCGCCGCAGAGATCATCCGGCAAGAGGACATGCTCTTCCGGAAGTTCGTGGGTCGACGCTGCTGGCTCCTACCTGTGCGCACCTTCGGCCCTCGCTGTTCCTGCTTCGACACTACGCTGCAACGGGTCACACGCTCTGCGCATCTGCCGTGCTTCGGCACCGGATGGCTCGGCGGGTACATGCGCCCTGTAGAGGTCTTCGTCCAGTTCGACCCGAACCCGAAGCGCACAGTGCTTCAGGCCACAGGCGAGATGCAGCCGACGAATGCCTCCGCCAGGATGTCTTCCTTCCCACCCACCAGCCCGCGTGACATCATCATCGAGTCGGAAAACCGTCGCTGGCGTGTGGTGAATGTCTCACAAACTCAACGGCTTAGGGCGGCCGTACACCAGGAGCTCACTCTCCACGAAGTTCCCAAGACAGACGTCGAGTACTCCATCCCTCTCGACGTCGACGCGCGCTCGGTGACTCCGTCCGACGAGGGGAACTTCACGAACGCGCAGAACATCGAGAAGCATGGCGACGACTCCGACATTCTCTCGTTCTGGACTGGCAAGGCACGCGGCACTCTTCGATGAGATCGAGAAGATCTCCGAAGAGGCGCACGTGATGCAGCCGGCTCCAGTTGCGCCCAAGAAGAAGCCGAACTGGAAGAACGTCCTCAAGGCTGGTGCCGGCTACGCACTCGGTGGCGCGGCCGGCTACGTCGGCGGCATGGCAGCAGAGCGCGGGCTCGCGCACGTCTTCAGGAACAAGTGGCCGTCGATGACGCCTGAGCAACGGTACAAGGTGCTCTATCCGGCTCTCGGCGCCGCGACCGTCGGCCTCATGGCAGTGAACCACGCCTCCCAGATTCGCCGTCAGCAGGCTCTGGAGGGAGATGAGTGACGCCAAGATCAGCTCCGGCGTTCCTCAGCCTCAGGGCGTGGGAGAAGATCCTCTCTTCCACTACACCAAGCTCTTCGTCCGCTTCCTCCAGGTGGTCTTCTCGACGTTCGAGAAGGGCGCCTACCGCTGGCTGCCGGATCTGGAGCTGACGGACATCGTCATCTCCGACCAAGGCGTGCTCGGCAACCCGGTCGTCGAGAAGCGTCCTTCCATCGTATGCATGAGAGGTCATGCGTCTTGGTCGAACGTCTCGATGGACCAGTTCAAGAGCTTCAACTTCCAGAATGGGACGAGAACGCACACCGACCTCATCGCCAGCTCCATGCTCTACCAGTGCATGGCCAAGGAGGGTCTGGAGGCTCAGCGCCTCGCTTGGATCGCTTCGTACGCAACGCGAGTGCTGAAGCGCAACCTGATGCGCGCAGGTCTTCACCGGGTGGGAGAGAACGTGGAGATGGGCCCGGAGTCGGATGCAAGCTCACTCCTCGAAGACGCTGGCAAGGAGATTTCGCTCGTCCCTGTCTCGGTCCCGTTCTTCTTCCAGGACACCTATGGCATCGGGCCGGTAGACAATCTCCTTCTCAAAGACCTCAACCTGAGACTAACTTCTGAGATCAACAGCCTGGCGGAGCGACAGGTCGGACTTCGGCCACCAGCCATCGGCGGAAGAGTTCTTGATTCCTACAAGGTGATCTCGATCACGCAGAGGGTGCCGAAGAAGTAGCTCCCTCAGAAGCAAGTTGAAAGGGGCACAAGATGGCCAACGCTGCTGCGGAGCTTGCTCAGCCAGGCGTGAAGGTTCTCCAGTCGATCAGGAAGACGTCGCCGACCTTCCTGCGGCCGACGCTCGCTCCAGTCGTGGTCGGTCCTGCCTTCGAGATCATCGAGGCGCTGACCGCCGACGGCACGCTGAACGCGAAGGCCAAGTACGGCGCCTACGCTCAGCTCGGGAAGACGATCTCGCAGTCGTCCTTCCCGGACCCGCGCGGCAACGTGGACGAGCTGGACGTGCTGGAGGAGACCATCAAGGCCTACCTCTTCACGGCTGGCCGGCTCACCGAGCTGCCGATGTCGCCTGGCGACTCGTTCCTGCTCGCATCGCACAAGGCGTCGACGGCGGTCTTCAAGGTCACCGGCAACAACTTCGCCGTCCAGGGCAAGAACATCATCCTGGCGGTGGACCAGCCTGTCGCTGCTGACACCACCGAGGACGTCACCGTCGCCTTCACCGGCGGCAGCCCGTACACCGCTGCCGAGGTGGTGGCTGCCATCAACACCGCCTTCGGCTTCGAGCTGGCGGTGGTCACGAAGGACGGTGCCGGAGCCGTGACCGGCTTCGAGCTCATCTCCCCGACCACCGGCGCGCTCAGCTCCCTCACCGTGCGCGGCGGCGGCACGGCCAACGAGGATCTCGGTCTCGGCTTCGCCGCCGCCGTGAAGGTGCAGGAGCGCATCGAGGCTTCCGGCTTCCGCGCCTTCGACCTCTCGAACAACGCTACCGTCTCCACCTGGGTGGAGTTCGCCCGTGGCGAGTACTGGACCGGGGCCGTCGCGTCCGGCGCCAGCGCCTGGCCAGCCAAGGCCGCGCGCCGTCCTCTCACCGGCGCTGACGTCGCCGGGCGAGACGTGCAGGTGCAGTTCGGCACCGGCGCGGGCCAGATCCCAGTGGTCCCAGGCGACCAGATCGTCGCCGACGGCATCGTGGTGAAGAACGGCGAGATCGCCCGAGTCGAGTCCGAGAAGATCAAGATCGGCACCGTGAACACGCTGCTGTCTTCGGTCGACTCCGACGGCAACTACACCAACAAGGTGTACGACGACGTGGCGCTCGGGCTGCTCCTCGATCCCAACTCTCCCTTCTCGCCGAAGTACGTCTGGTTCAAGGCGAACGGGCTCTCGCCGAACGCGGCTGCCACGGCAGCGAAGATGGTCGGCACAGCCACCGCGCAGGCCGCCACGAAGCCGACGGTCACCGGCCAGGCAGATGCGACGCCGGACGTCTTCCAGGGCCTGGGCTTCGACTACACGCTGACCAGCGGCGGCGTGACCGAGACCAAGCACCTGACCTTCGCCCAGGCGGACGCCTTCGCGACCGTCCAGGAGATCGCGGACTACATCAACGCGAACACCAACGACATCGCCGTCACCCTCTCCGGCAACAAGCTGGTCTTCGAGGGCCCGGACGCCGGCGCTGACAAGAGCATCGGCATCCTCGACTCCGGCAGCGCCAACACCGGCCTCGGCATCACCGCCGCGCTCTCGGACACCGGCACCGATCCGGAGTTCGCCAACCTCCCGAGCACGACGCTGAAGTTCTCCTTCGACGACAGCGACCACGTCTACGACGTCTCGTTCACCGACAAGAGCCTCACGCAGGCCATCGACCGCATCAACTCGCTGGTGGGCGTCACGGTGGCCTCCAACGTCGGCGACCAGCTCGTCCTCACGTCGCAGCTCAGCGGCGTGGCGTCTCGCGTGAAGGTCGTCGAGGGCTCGGCCATGACCGAGCTCGGCTTCACCGCCGGCCAGACCTCGGACGACGCTGGCGGGACCAAGGGCACCGGCCGTCCGAGCCCGAACGCCTACCTCGACGGCGCCAACAACCTGGTGATCGGGCCACAGCTCGTCCGGGACCCGGTCACCGGCGCGCCGCTCGACTTCATGACGAGCTCGGCCAGCCTCTACATCCAGTACAAGGGCCTGCGCCGGGACGTCTCCCCAGCGGCCAAGGTCGCGGGAGTACTGCGCCTTCCAGGCGTGGACACCCTCTCGCAGGTCCTCGACCCAGTCGACGCGCGCAACCCGCTGGCGCTCGGCATGTACCTGGCGATGCTCAACGCCCCCAACTTCGAGGTGAAGGGTCTGGGCGTCGACGAGGTGAGCGCCGCTGCTCCAGAGGGCACGGAGCTGGCCTACGCTCGCGCGGCCGCCATGCTGGAGGCCGAAGAGGTCTACGCCATCGCCCCGCTCAGCCAGAACGAGGTGGTCCACCAGACCTTCATCACCCACGCCACGGTGATGTCCGAGCCCGAGCAGGCCGGCGAGCGCATCGTCTTCTTCAACAAGAAGACCCCGACCACCCAGTCGCCGACGGCGGCTGCCAACGGCGTGGGCGCGAAGGCGACGGCGACGGCGAACCAGCTCATCCTCGACGTCACTCCTCAGCAGGGCCTGGTGGATGCTGGCGTGAACCCTGCGCTGCCTCTCTCGGCCGCCACTGGCGTCTACATCGAGTTCAACTGGAAGGGCGTCTTCTACCGCTACAACGTGTCGAGCGTGAACGGCGGTCGTGCCGATCTTCGCGTCTCGTTCGGCGCCGGCGAGAACGACGACTTCTTCTACTCGACCGTCACCATGCCCACCGACGTGCTCGACGCCGCGTGGTCCATGAAGGTGCGCGGCGCCTCGGTCGTCATCCCAGGCTCCAACCCTCCCAAGACCGACTACTCCCTCGTCGCCGACACGGTGTCCGAGGCCAACGGTGGCGTGGGCAACCGGCGCGCCTTCTCGGTCTTCCCCGACACGGTCAAGACCACGCTGGCCGGCATCGAGGTCGAGATCCCTGGCTACTACGCCTGCGCGGCTGCCGCCGGCATGGTGGCTGGCCTGCCTCCGCAGCAGGGCTTCACCAACTACCCCATCACCGGCCTCACGGGCGTCTCCGGCACCGAGAAGTTCACCCGGAAGCAGCTCAACAAGATGGCCGGTGGCGGCACCTACATCCTCATGCAGGAGGTGCAGGGTGGTCCGGTCTTCAGCCGGCACCAGCTCTCCACCGACGTGAGCCAGGTCGAGGTCCGAGAGCTCTCGGTCACCAAGGTGGTGGACTTCGTCGCGAAGTTCCTCCGCGCCGGCCTCCGCCGCTTCATCGGCCGCCAGAACATCAACGCCGTCTTCCTCGACTCGGTCGGTACCACGATCCAGGGCATGCTCCAGTTCCTCACCGAGAACGGCATCATCAACGGGGCCAACCTCAACAACATCATCCAGGACCCGAGTGCGCCTGACACCGTCATGGTCGACGTGACCCTCGACGTGCCGTTCCCCTGCAACTACATCCGCCTGACCCTCGTGGTCTGAGAAGGAGCTGTCCATGGCGCTCACGCAGCGAGCCACCATCATGATCGCGAACCTCGCCAAGCGTGGCGATTCGTTCGCGCGCAACATCCTCTTCAAGTCGACGTACAAGGACCAGATGCTGATCTCCAGCCTGGCCAAGCGCGGCGACCACCAGGCGAGACGCCACGTTCTCGGCACCAACGCTCCGGTGATGGCGAAGGCCCTCGTGAACCGGCTCGCCAAGGCCGGCGAGTGCATCGCCCAGGGCCTCAACTCCATCACCGTCGACAAGAACCCGCAGGTGATCACCTTCGCCCAGCCGGCCAACCGCACCTTCGGCAGTGCGCCGGCGGCGCTCGTCGCCAGCAGCGACTCCGGGCTGACGGTGACCTTCGCCGTGGTCAGCGGCCCAGCCACGGTCAGCGGCAACGTGCTGACCCTGACCGGCGCTGGTGACGTGGTGGTGCGCGCCTCTCAGGTGGGCGATCCCAACACGGCTGCTGCCACGCCGGTCACGCGGACCATCACCATCGACAAGGCCGATCAGGTCATCACCTTCGACGCGCCGGCCAGCGTGGAGCAGGCCGACTCCCCGGTCACCCTCGTCGCCACCTCGACGTCTGGCCTCGCGGTCGCCTTCGCTGTGCAGAGCGGCCCAGGCACCGTCGACGGGGACGAGCTCACCATCACCGCCGGCACTGGCACCATCGTGGTCCGTGCCACGCAGGCGGGCGACGACAACTACAACGCCGCCACCCCGGTCGACGAGTCCATCGACGTCACCGGGTAAGAAGGGAGCTCTTCCATGGCAACGATCACGAACTGGCAGCCCTACGTGCAGAAGGTGGACAACTCGTCCGCCCTCGGCGAGGGCCGCTTCGCCTCCGGCGCGCTGACGATGATCGCGGCAGGGCCCCCAAGGCTCTCCGCTGTCGGCGGCGCCGCCGGCGCAGCGCAGTCCATCGGCAACCAGAACTGGGCCCTGCCCATCGGCATCGTCCAGAACTTCAACCTGGCCCACAACAAGAGCTTCGCTCGCTTCTGGGAGCTCGGGTCGGAGCGGAGCTACTTCATCGCGGGGCGCACGGTGGCGCAGGCCGGCTTCGGCCGCGTGCTCTACAACGGCCCCTCGATCCTCCGCATGATGTACTCGTTCTACGACGACGCGGTGGCGCCGACGCTGGTGCCCACCTTCGGCGTGGACCCAAACATCTCCAAGTCGGTGGCGAACCAGCACGACGTGAAGATCCCGCCTGGGTTCGAGAACATCTACCTCAACCTGGCCTCGGACCTCTTCTCGCAGCCGTGCGGCCTCCTCGTCTACATGAAGGACTCCAACGAGGAGACGCTCACCGCCTTCTACCTGGAGGAGACGTACATCCCCTCCCACTCCATCGCCACCGACGCGCAGGGCGTCGTGGTGCAGGAGCAGGTGGCTCTCCAGCCAGAGCGCGTGGTGCCCATCGCCGTGGCGCAGCTCGCTCTCATCGCCGAGAACCAGGAAGTCGCTGCTCAGCTCGGGTAGCTCCCGCCCGCCCACACTGCCAGGCAGGAGCGCGAAGGCCGGACCTCTGGGTGAGGGCCCGGCCTTCGTCTTTCTCGGTGCTGTGGAACCCGTCTGGCGCTGTTTCATGAGCCAACTGGGAGCCGTCGCAGGATCTCCCTGCGCACCATGGCGCCTGACGGAACTGGCCTACGCCTGGCCCGCCTGCTTCATGACCTCCTGGACCGCCGCCGGCGTGAACGGGAGCGGGGCGGGGGCGGGGCCTGGCGCCGGCGCGGGGGCAGGAGCGGGCGCCGTCTGGGTGGTGGGGGCCGGGGCCGCCTGCTTCTGGGCCTGCTGCGTGGGCGTCGCCGTGGCCTTCTTCTCCGCCACCGGGAAGGTGGTCTCGCGCCAGGTCTTCATGGAGCCGATGGTGGCGAGGAGCTCGGTGTCGAAGGCGGTGATGAGGGTGGGGTTGTGCTGGCCCTGGTTGTTGCCGGCGAGCTTCTCGCGGGCGTTGACGAGAGCCTCCACCTGCTTGCGCAGCTCGTAGATGTCGTAGGAGACGCTGGTCTGACCGGAGCCCTCCTGCGCCTGGTAGCCGACTCCGACCTCGGCCTTGTTGTTGCCCCTCGTCTTCGAGATGGCCATCTCGGCGGCGACGACGGCCTTGTTCGCAGCCTTGGTTGCCTTCGTTGCAGAGCGCTTCGCCTTGATGGCTGAGCGGTCGTAGACTCCACGTGGCATCGGGTCTTCCTTTCGCGTCTTGGGTGAGAGACGACTTCTTCTTCTTACCACCTCATGTGTGAAAAGCAACTACCTCTTCTCTTCTTTCAACAAGTCGGCTCTCTCGAAGAACTGGTCGACGATGACCTGCACCAGCTTGCTCATCGAGACCGGCTTCCCCAAGTTGGCAGAGAGCTCGCGACGGAGCTCTTCGAGGCGCCGCTTGGTGGCTCTGGAGAATCTGACTTCGGTGCGCGGGTCGTTCGCAGCCATTTGGGCTAAGATGTGGGTGTCAGTGGACAAATCGAGAAACCTGGCTTCTCACTCAGCTTTCTAGCACATCCCACTCGGTGATTCGTCGGCGCCAGCAGGTTGTTTTCCCAGTCCTAAATGGGTAGAACCCGCCAGGCAGCCCTGCTGTTCCGGTGACAAAAGGAGCTCTACACGATGGGCGCACAGGAAGAGGACCTCGTCCTCGACAAGTTGGTGAGTGGTGACAGGCCGTCCCTCTACGCCGCCGGCATGGTGGCCGCCCAGGCGCTCAAGGACACAGGCACAGCGGTCTTCATGCTCGACGTGCTGGGCCGAGTCCACCTCGTTCCGCCGCAGCTCGTCGAGGTGAAGCGACGCCCCAAGCTGAGCGACGACGAACTGAATGCTCTCGACGAGAATGAAGCTCTTGGCTTGCTGGTGAAGCAAGGCGAGGATGAGGAGAGCATCATCGCTTACGTGAGGCGGCGGGCCGCCGCGCAGTCAGAGAAAGGGGTCCTGTGATGGCGACGCAAGTCTGCGACAGAACCCCTTGCGAGTACATGAAGGCCACCATCGACGCTCTCATCTCGAACTCGTACGTGCAGGACCGTTTCAGCATCATGGTGCAGTCGCAGCTCGACCCCAGGATCTCGTTCCTCGTGCCGTTGAAGTACTGCCCCTTCTGCGGAACGCGTATCGATCCAGCATGGGTCAGTGGCTTCTACAAGATGACCGGCTCGATGCGAGAAGTCGGATAACCCATGCCGAACCCGGTCACCGCAGTACCTGCCACACCTCTGCCGATCGACGCGAACGTCAACGCGGCCGCAGAGGCGTTTCTCACCTCTCTTCTCCAGATCTTCGAGCACGGCACCACAGGGCTCTCTGGACAAGAGAACACCGACCCCTCTTACCAGCAGCTAGACGGGGCTGGGACCATCGGCCCCATGGTCCTTCGCTCGCGTGAGCAGCAGCTCTTCTTCAGGCAGGTAGGGCTTGCGCTGGCCAAGAACTTCGCCAACCTCACCGTCACCGTCCCAGAGCCGTACTTCTCCCAGTCGTACACCAGCGACGGCGTGACGCGTGGAGACGCGGTGGTGATGACCTCAGAGGGGCATGTGGGACCTGGGTCCTGCACCACTGACGTCGGCTCCCTCCTCGTCGGAATGGCCAGGGACGACGCCAGCGCCGGCGCCACAGTGGTTGTGGTGCTCTTCGGCTCCTTCTTCGACGTCCTCGTCGGAGCAGCTCTCAACGAGGAGTTCTTCCTCGGCCCGACTGGTCGCCCAGTGCGCTTCGATGACCTCGTACCTGGGCAGCGCATCATCCGTCTCGGCTACGCCAGTTCTTCCACGGACCTCGAAGTCCGCATCGACGACCTCGGAGTGAGGTAATTCATGGGCGGCTTCTTCGCACACACCGGCGGCTCTCCATCTGGATACACCGCTCTTCCAGTCACCACGTTCGACACTCTGCTCGACGCCATCGTGACCGATGTCGGCGCAGGCCAGAACGGCTGGACGCTCTACGACGACCAGCGAAGCGCTTTCACGCCTCTCGTACTGCCGTGCAACGTGAACGGCCTGAACATCACCAACCAAGGAATCGTTTTCACGAACGGCTCCTCGGCCATCTCGCAGAACACTTACGGCCGCTTCCGGAGGAACTGGGTCCCTGGCATCTCTGGCACATACATCTCGGTCGACCAGACCAACTGGTACTACTGCTCGGCCATCGCCTCTCAGACGGCAGCCACTCTCGATCGCAACTACACCGGCACGACGACCTCTGCTGCAACCGGCCACAACATCTACGAGAAGAGTGGGCCGTACATCGTCTTGAAGCACACGAGCTCGCAGAGGACTTTCTACGTCATGCTGTGCAGGCCGGTCTCCTACGGCGCTGGCCTACGAGTGCAGGTCTTCGAGACCTGGAACGCCGGCACGCACGTCGGCACCAACGGTGGGCCGCAAGAAGAGATGCGCTGCTTCGAGGACGGCAATGGTCGTTCAGGAGCCACCGTTCTTCAGTACCTTCTGTTCCTTCTGCCAGACGCATTCGGGCTGTGGCTTGGTGGAGCTGCATCAGAGCCTGGCGTCACCATGTCGGACTTCTTCTACACCGGCAACCTCAACCCTCTGCGCGTCGGCGACGACACCTGCCTGATTCAGGCATGTACCAGTCAGGATCTCTCCGGCATCAAGGTCGATGCCACCCCTGCCTATAGTGTTGCCACCGCCAACAACCGCATCGGCGGGGCGGCGATGTTCAGAAACATCGCTGGTACTGTGTGGGTAGATCCGAGAGCCGTCGCATCGTGGACTGGGTCCAACGAATACGCCATCGTACCGAGGGGCTTCTCGTATCAGTTCGGCATCGATCGGACCAACCTCGACGACGGCGCCAAGTTCCAGTTCTGCGAGATGGACGCCTACTGGACCGGGCCTACTGGCAGCGGCTTCGACAAGAACGAGGGCAAGCGTGGGGAGCTGAGGTACGTGAAAGTGCCGGTGATGAATCCGTCCGGTCTTCACTTCGCTTCTCTCGGACCGGCGGATGACGGCAACACGTACGTCCTCTTCGGCACTAGCGGTCCGAACACTCAAAGTGCTGCTCCCACCAGCTACGTCGGAGATGTGGTCTACAACACAGCTACTTTCAGCGGTTTTGCCTGGTCGCTGAGAAATGGAACCTTGGGCCAGGTCTCTGTCAGTGGCTCCCTCAACGTCTTGTTCACCACTCGCTGGTTCATGATGCCCATCAACCTGTAGACCATGGCTACTCCGCACCGCTACTGGCGCATCAACATCGCCCTCGCCAATGGCGCTAGCAGCTACACTTCTATGAGTGAGGTGCAGCTCAGAGATGTGGTTGGTGGTCCTGATCGCACTGGCTCCGGCACTGCGTCGGCCAGTTCGGCCTATTCAGGCTACCCAGCGTCGAGCGCGGTCGATAACACGACGGCCACGTCATGGGCTTCCTTTCCCAACTACGTCCCGCAGTGGTGGGCGTACGACTTCGGTCCAGGTGTCGCCTACGACATCATTGAAGTGGTGATCTCAGCACGTGCGGATGGCTACCCCCACGAAGCGCCGACCGACTTCACTATCGAATGGAGCGACAATGGTGCGGACTGGACGGTAGCCGCCCATCTCCTCACAACAGTGTGGACTGGTAACGGAGAGAGCAAGAGCTTCTTCACCCGCACCCCGCACCTCGTTGCCCGCTCTGCTGACAACGCGCCTAGCGGGGTACGCTCTGTCGCTCGTCCCGCCAAGAACCTCATCACGACGGCTGGCTCGTCGACAAGTGCTCGCAAGAACGGCTCCAAGCTGAGCCCAGGAGTCGGCTAGGTGGAGTTCTGGGCAGATCGCGTGCTTTCTCTCAACCCGGTCGCCTTCTGGCGTCTAAACGACGCCTCCGCTCCGTTCTTTGACTCCGGGCCGAACGGTCTGCACTCGTCCGGGTACGCCTTCGCCCATGGCTACCGTCAGACCGCTTACGCACTGGTCGAACATCAAGATCTACTAGGCCCGCTGCTATGGGGAGGTGGGTCTAGTAGCAGCGCGCAGTTCACCGCCAGCTCTCTCTATGACTTTGAGTGGGACCAAGCGTTCGCCGCTTTTGCCTGGTTCTACCCAATAGGCAACGCTGGGCCTCTTGTCTGCAAGGCGAACGGTGCGGGAACTCTTGGATGGGAGTTCGGTCTTGACACCGGCCGTCCGTTCTTCGCGATGTACCAATCAGGCGCCGTCTACATCAAGGTGATGGCCACCGACTCGGTGTCGTTCACGGCGATGAACGGCATCGCCTTTACCTACGATGGCTCTGGCACTCCAGAAGGAGTCGCCCTCTACTTGAATGGTCGCCTACTCGCATCGACAGCTACCGGGGTCGCGTCCTTCTCTTCAGGCTCCATCAAGGCACCGGATCGAGTAACCATCGCGTACCGAGGTACGGTCGTTGGTGGCGGGTCAGCCCTGTACGGACGTCAGGGGGACACGGTGGTTTTCGGCCCAGGCTACCCCTCGACACTTGCGGTAGATATCTTCGGCTTCGCAGCGGATGTAGTCGCAAGATACGCTGCCGAAGACGCCGGCTACGTCCGCTCCGTCTCCCGCCCGGCCAAGAACCTCCGAAGCCTCACGTCCTCCACAAGCACCCGTCGCAGGAAGCGGCGCAAGGTCAACCCCGGAGTCAACTAGATGCTCATCCTCAAGACAGGACAGGATGCTCTGGTGCCGGTCGTCTTGAACGACGCCACGACGGGGAACGCCTACAACGGCGCGCTCTACAACAACGTCTTGGCCACCATCATCAAGAACGATGGCACGGTGGTGGACCTCGGCGAGCTTGCACCAACGGACTGGACGCAGATCGAGACCGGGGCCTACTCGTTGCGCGGCTACTACCTGCTCAAGATCCCGGCCAGCGCCATCGATCAAGAGGGCATGCTGCACTACGGCGTGGCTGTGACTGGCGTTGAGTTCTACCCAGGCGTCGCCACGGTGCGCGCCAACACCGAGAAGAACATCTTCGATCGCATCGGCGCCCCAGTCGGTGCCAGCATCTCCGCTGACATCCAGAACATCAGCGCCGCAGTCGGTGGCGAGGGAGGCTTCCAGGCCGCAGACCGCCAGACGCTCCTCGACGTGAAGGCGAAGACTGATCTTCTTCCGACTGATCCAGCCGACCAGAGCCTGGTCGAGGCCGCCGTCGCTGCGACCTTCACGGCATCGGACCGCTCGAATCTCGGCGCCATCAAGGCCAAGACAGACAACCTGCCAGCAGTGCCGGCGTCTCAGGGCGACGTCACCACGGCCCGAGACAACGTCAACACCAACACGAACTCCAGAGCCACAGAGCTCAAGGGCACGAGCTGGAACGGCACCAACGACACGCTGCACCAGCTCCGTCTCAAGGCTGACTCCATCGACGCGAAGACGGCGAATCTTCCCGCTGACCCGGCGAGCGAGAGTGGTCTTGGTGGCGCAGGCTACGATCCTCTCACCGACTCTCTTCACCAGCTCCAGCTCGCCATCTCGGCAACTGTCAGCGGAGAAGGCGGCTTCGGCCCGACGGACCGGGCCACCATCCAGGCCATCGAGGCTCTGCTTCCGCCTGCCGGCGTCATCGCATCGAACCTCGACGTGGAAGCAGCCATGGGTGTGGACACAACGAACTCGCCTTTCAACGTGAAGCGCACCATCTCCGAGGTGTACGTCTACGCCAGGAACAACATCCACGCGAAGACCACCAACCTGCCAGCCGACCCAGCCTCCAACACGGTGGTGAACGCCAGAGCCACCGAGATGAAGGGCTCTGGATGGGCTGCGACCGACTCTCTCAAGGACATCAAGAGCTCCATCGTCGCCTCGAACTTCACCCAGGCCGATCGAGACGCCATCAACGACACCAACGCCGACGTCAACAGCATGCGGACCGTGGTCGACAACATCCGCTCCGAGACGGTTGCCATCAAGGGGAAGACGGACAATCTCCCAGTCGACCCGGCCTCGAACAGCCACATCGACATCGCCGTCGGTGCTGGTGCCAACGCCTTCACCGAAACCGAACGCCAGGCGCTCATGGACATCAAGGCGAAGACCGACAACCTGCCTCCAGACCCGGCGGCGGCTTCCGCCGCTTTCGGCTCCGCTGACAGAGACGTCATGAGCTCCATTCGTGCGAAGACGGACCTCTTGCCGCCTGACCCGGCGTCCACCACCAGCATCACGGCTCTCTCGAACAAGGTGGGTACGCCGAGAGCCACGGTCTCTCAGGACATCGCTGACGTGACGGACGTCGTTCTGTCGAACGGGTGATAAATGGCTACCCCGAGAATCATCAACGAGATCTCGCACGACACCCGAGCGACTCTTCAGCATTCGCACTCTCGTGGTGGCTTCAAGGAGATCGTAAGAGATCTCACTGGGCTTCTTACCGACATCATCATCTGGGTCGACTCAGGTAAGACGAGGAAGATTCGCGAGACTCATCTCACACGAGTGCTCGGCAAGCTGACCAGCGTCACCAAGAAGCAGTACGACATGGACGGCAACCTGGTGGAGCAGTACACCCAGGATTTCGACCGAGACGGCACCGGCAAGGTCGTCGACATTCGGTTGTCGGCCACCGTCTTCCCAACAGGCATCGGCGGGCAGCCTGTAGGGGCGGCTGGTTCGGTCCAGATTCGCTCAGCCGGTCTGCCTCTTGGCGGCGCTGGCACTCTCGACTTCTTGGACGCCACCGTGGCCGTCAACAATGGTGTGGCGTCCATCAGCACAGGGGTGGCGGGCGGCTCTCCGAACTCCTTCACCGGCATCTGTCTCAACACCATTCAGGTGGGCGATCTCGTCTTCGCGGCTGGGCCGAATCGGACCGTGGACCTCGCCGACCCGGTCAACATGACCAAGATGCCGGTCATCGGCATTGTGAGCTCGAAGCCTACACCGTCTTCATGCATCGTCCAGACGACTGGCATCGCCACTGGTCTCTCGGGTCTCACCGCAGGGCAGTACGTCTTCATCGGAAGAAACGGGAGACCGACTATGACGTCTCCCACTCCAGCGCTTGGTGAGACACTTGTCCACCAGCCGCTGGGCATCGCCATCGACTCCACCTCGATGGTCTTGTGTCTCAGCATCATCACCACCCGAGTGCGGGGGTAAACCGTTCCCACACTCATACCCGGATGTTACAGTCACCCACGTTCCAGGAGTCCTGTATGGCCAAGAAGACCGTCACCCCGATCATCAAGGACCTCGCTCCAGCCGCCGCTCCGGCCCCCAACGGCAACGGAGCCACTCACCCGCTCGCCATCGACGAGTTGAGCCTCCTGCGTCTCACCAGAGCTGCCGAGAAGGGCCGCGCGGCCAATCTGGAGCTTCAGCTCGCCTCGAATGCCATCAATGGCCTCTTCCAGAGGTGGCTCCAGGAGAACGAAGAGGCGAAGAAGCTGAACGCCCGCATCGTGGAGCTCCAGGCAGAGGCCAAGAAGGCGCAAGACGACTACACCGAGATCGTCAAGAAGATCGACGCCGAGCTGAAGATCGACCTGAAGGAGTACTCCTACGACGACGAGACGGGGGTGCTCCACAAGCTGCCTGCTGCGCCACCGCCAGCGGCGCCAGCTCAGCCAGCCCAGTAACCAAGGAGCAGTCCGATGGCCCTTCGTCGCTTCCTCTTCCAGACCATTGCCGCTGGTTCGGCGTACTTCGACTCCAGCCAGGACTCGGATGAAGTATCGCTGGCGAAGGTCACTCTCGTCACGGGAGTCGGTGGAGTAGGTCTCGACGCTGGCACCACTGACTTCACCAACGTCAGGAAGGCGACGTTCGTCACCGGCGTTGCCGGAGTAGCCATCGACGCTGGCGGGCTGAGGATCACCAACCTCAACCTCACTCCATCAGCCAACAGCGACGCCGTCTCGAAGCAGTACGTCGACAACATCGCCGCTGGTGTGGACTGGAAGGCCTCGGTCCGCGTCGCCCTCACCACCAACCTGGCGAACCCGACGACGGCGCCAGGAGCCAACGTCGACGGCGTTGCGATGGTGGCAGGAGACCGCTTCCTCCTCATCGGTCAGACGGCGCCTGCTGAGAACGGCATTTACGTCTGGACCAACGCCACCTCGGCTGCCAGAGCCGCTGATGCTTCTGCTGGCACGCTGACGTCTGGTGCTGCCGTCTTCGTGGCAGAAGGCACGCAGGACAACAAGGCCTTCATTCTCACCACCAACGATCCGATCACGGTCGGCACCACAGGGCAGGCGTGGACGCAGTTCGTCGGCATCGGTACGTACACCGCTTCCAACGGCGTCCAGATCTCCGGCATGGCCATCAGCGGCGTGGCCAACACCGCGCAGGGCCTGAACGTCGGGGCCTCCGGCTTCGGCATCACCCTGAACGGCACCAACCCAGGTCTCGCCTTCACCTCCACCTACGTCGACGTGAAGTACGGCAACGGCGTGGCTGCGAGCGCCACAGGTGTCACTGCGGTCGGCAACGCGGCGCAGGGCATCAACGTCGGTGCCTCAGGCATCGGCATCACTCTCGCAGCAGCTCCAGGCCTTGAGTTCAACACAGGCCTCAAGATCCTGCTCGACCCGACCAACCCTGGTCTTCAGCTCACCTCTGGTCTCAAGATCCTGCTGAGCGGCACCACTCTCTCCCTCGCGGGAGGGCTTTCCGTCGTCGGCGTGCCTGCGGCCGGCACCTGGCAGATCGGCGGAGTCGCCACGTCGGCCAACGTCACGGCGGCCAACCTCGGTACCCTCACGGGTGGCGGAGACGCCTCGGCGCTGCACACGCACGCAGGTCTGACCTCTATCTCCGTGGCTTTCTCTGCCACCGTGGGCGCCGGCGGTGTGACGAAGGGGGACTGCCTCTACTTCTCGGCCAACGACACCGTGAACAAGGGAGACCCAACCAACGTCGCCAAGTCGGTCATCATCGGCGTCGCTCAGACCACGCAGTCGGCTGCTGCCTCAGTGGGCGTGCAGACGGACGGAGTGCTGACAGGAGCCGGCTCCGGATGGACCGCTGGACAGCAGATCTTCATGAGCACGACCGGCGGTCTCACCAACGATCCAACCTCTCTCGCTTCTCGCACACGCACCATCCAGGCAGGCATCGCGAAGAACGCCACGGACCTCGCCATCAACGTCCGCGACTACGGCATGAAGGCGTAGCGGGCTGAAGGGATAAGAATGGCTGTCGTTGCGGTCTTCCCTCTCGTCAACTCCGCAGGGCAGTACGAGGCCCCTCTCGACTACTCCACTGGAGTCGAGCAGGGCCTTGTGGCGCGTGGCTTCTATCCTCAGAAGCTGGCGACTCCACTCACCGCTCCGACAGTCACTACTGGCGTCGAGTACGATGCCACGGACTCCTTCTTCGTCGTCAAGACGGAAGGCTCCAAGATCTCGCTTCAGATCGGCGGGAACGAGTACGCTTGGCTGAGCAACACCGGCGAGCTCAACTCCGTCTCCTTCAAGGCCAACGCTGCTTCTGGAGCCGTAGGGCTGCAACTCGTGTCCGGGGCCAAGATCTCTTTCGGCCAGAGCGGCACTGACTATTGGTACGGCAATGGCGGAGCGATTCGTACGCCCGGCACCTTGCTGGTCGACAGCAACATCTACACCAACTCGCACTACGTCGGCCAAGGTGCTGGCGGCATTGTTCTCAGGACGGTTGGAGGTCTCAGCAGCAGCTACACCGGCACTAGCGTCTGGTCCACGACGGACCAGACCATCGCTGGTGCGAAGATGTTCCGCGTCTTCCGCGACCAGGGGACCACCGAGCTACTCTCGGTGTACCAGTCTGGTGCGGTGGAAATCAAAGGCACGGACGCCACTGGCCTGCTCAAGCTGTTCTCCGTCACCAACTCCAGCTCCAGCCTGGACCCGGTGTTCGGTATCGGCATCGGTGTCGGCGGGCAGTACGACAACTACATCAAGTTCTTCGTCAACTCGACGTGGGTCGGCGGCTTCTACGACGGTGCCACGCCCAACTTTATCGCCCAGTATGGCATGGCGGTGAACAACTACGGCAAGTACACGGCGTACGCTCATGGCAACGCCTACTGGCAGCCGGACAAGGACGCCACCAGCGTCGCCCGCCTTCAGGGCTGGCTCGGTCTTGAGGTCTTCGCGTTCCCAGGTGAAGGAGCCACGGTCACTGCCGTGCCGGCTACTGCTGTTCTGATGGGGCAGCACTACGGCTTCACGGCTCAGGGCTCGAAGGTCGTCTCGTTCCGCAACGGCTACGCTTACGAGCGGGCGTACATTGACGGCTACGGCACTCTAGGCCACGTCGAAACGGCTCGTCTCAAGAGCGATGCGCCAGCAGCCGGGCGCACGGTCACCAACTACGCTCTTCAGTCACAAGCGTTCAATACCGTACCTTGGTACAAATACGGAGCCGGTGGGGCTGCTGCGCCGACTGTCACGGAAAACAACGTCGTCGCTCCGGACGGCACCACCACAGCATCCACCGTCTCGATCCCGGCGGTGACCGCTGGACAGTACTCGGTGCTGAACCAGACGTATGCGTGCGCCAACGGCTACTACTACTGCTTCAGCATCTGGTTGAAGGCGGCCGCGCCAGGCACTACGTACCTCTACCTCTACAACAACACCTCCAACTCGTTCCGCCGCGTCGCCCAGTGCTCGGTGACGACGTCGTGGCAGCGCTTCTACGTCTCTGGCCAGACGAACAGCACCTCCCTCCAGTTCAACTTCGGTGTCGATGCCCTCACGGCCGGCACCACGATGGTGGGGCAGAGCGCCATCACGTTGCACGTGTGGGGCGCTCAGCTTGAGCACAACGCCACGTTCCCGAGCCAGTACGTCCCGACGACGACGGCATCGGCTTCTGCGACGGTGAACGAGGCTGCCGTCGTCACGACGCAGAACCTGTTCACAACTGGCAAGCTCCAGTCCTGGAAGAACCAGGATCTGGAGAAGGCGTCCCTCGATTACAGCGGCAACTTCTACGCCCGCACGCTCTACGTCCTCACCGGCTCGCTGATTGCTCAGTCCGGCAACCCAGTCTACTTGACCTCGGGGGCCTCTGACGGCTCCACCGCTGCTGGCGTCGTCATCAACACACAGGCGACCTTCAACAACTCAGCCTCCAAGCTCCTTCAGCTCTACAACAACAACATCGAGAAGATCTACTTCGCCGGCTACACCGGGGCGAGCTTCGGCAGCATTACGGACGGCACACGCACGCTGACGTTCGGTGCCGACTCCAACAACCCGTGGGTCGCCACCTCCACCGCGCACGACCTCCGATTCGGCACGTCGAATCAGACCAGGTGGACGGTGCAAGCGGCTGGCCACCTGCTTGCCGCCTCCGGCTACAACATCACAACGACCGGCGCGCTCTCCGTCGCCGGCGCCACCATCACGACGAACGGTCTCACGGTCTCCAACGGCCACGTCACTCTGACCAACGGCAACCGGGTCGTCGTCGGTACTGGGACGGCTGGGTACGCCGCCGTCTTCGGGAACAGGAACCACACCGACGCCGCCGCGCTGAACTACGGCGCCTACTTCGCCTACGACTGCTACTGGGACGACACCGCTGACAAGTGGATGGCGCAGCGCACGACGCTGGGCACCAAGCTGGTGATGACCGCCGGCTATCACGACGGAGGCTTCCGGTGGAAGACGTACTCCAGCGGCGGCACCGGCGATCTGGTGAATGGCTGGGCCGACGCCGACATGCTCACCATGATGTCGCTGAATGCCGGCGCGCCTACCTCCAACGCGATCTTCGCCACACTCAACTCACCAGGCACCTACTACGGCAGCAGCAAGCTCCTCTCACTCCAGAACAACACCGTTGAAAAGGCGTACTTCCTCTACGACGGCACTCTCGTGGCGCCCAACGCCATGAAGCGTTGGTATCAGACCGCAACGCTTCCAGTCGTGGTCGGAGACTACGTCGAGATCGGATCATTCAACGTCGGAGCCGGGGGTCACGCAGTTCAGCTAAGTGTCGTCGTTTCGTCCTCTGGCTTCTCAGTGGCGAAGCATTACACGGTTTCGGCCCAGTTCAACCAGACGAGCAACACCTACAAACTGGTGGTGCCTGATTCGACTTCTGGTCAGTACGCCGGTCAGGACTACGACCTGGAGCTCAACGTCAGCAACACTGTCCTCACCTTCCGGCTTCGTAGGACTGCCGGGACCACTGCCGGCACCGCCTACATCACCGTTCTGTCTACTGGTGTGGAGTCTGACGCTTACACCGCTCTGACTGGAACCGGCACCTCCATTGTCACTGACTACTTCAACGACGGTGGCACGTTGGGCGTCGTCACCGGATACTCCGCTGATAGCTCTTCGGCTGTCGGCGTCGTCTTGGACACGAAGAACCCCTTCGCCACCTCTGGTGCGAAGATCGCCTCCTTCCGGACCGCCGGTTCCGAGAAGGCGTACATCGCCTTTGACGGCTCCAGTTACTTCTCGAACACCGTGACTAGCGCCACCCGCTTCATCGCGGGATCGACCGGCTACCAGGCTGGTGTCGGGCTTTCGCTGCTGCTCCAGGGTAGGCAGTCCAGCAGCGATACGGCAGTGAACGTCATCCTGGACACGCTGACCATCCCCTATACACATTCCGGCTCCAAGCTCCTCTCGATCCGGAATGCGGGGGTCGAGCAGGCGTACTTCGACTACAACGGCGCGCTCGCCGTGCCTTCTGCCGCGATCGGCGGGTTCGGCATCCTGGCAGGTATCGCCGACCGCACCAGCAGCACGCTTTCCTTCGTGGATGGCACTCGTGTCTTCACTCTCGCACCAGTTGGCTCCTTCGTCGTGTGGGCCAACAACGTCAAGTACACGAAGAGCACCAACCAGACCGTCACCATCCCCAACACGGTGGGCGAGCACTTCATCTACTTCAACGCCTCCGGCACCCTCGTCTCCAGCACGACTTCATGGAACGTCGAGAGTGATCAGATCGCCACCGTCGCCACCATCTATTGGGACGGCACGAAGGGCGTCGTTGGGGACGAGCGGCACGGTGCCTTTCGCAACCGCTCGCAGCACGCCTACCTGCACAACACGCGTGGCACGGCGTACCAGTCTGGTCTCGCCGGCACCTTCACCGATACCACTCTCTCCGTCACGTCCGGCATCATCTGGGACGAGGATATCAAGCACGACCTGAGCGGTACCTACACCACCTGCCGGCTCTGGTACCGCACCACTGGTGGCACGGTGATGACGTCGGCTACGGCCAGCGCCACGCCGTACTCGGTGAACGCCGGCACGCTGCGATACGACAACGCTGGTGTCCTGACTGCCGTCGGCGTCAACGGCTACGTCGTCAACTGGGTCTATGCCACCAACGACAAGGACTACCCGATCGCGGTGGTGGTGAGCCAGGAGGAGTTCACCACTCTCGGCCAGGCTCGGGCTGCCACGCAGCCCAGCTTCCCCAACCTGACTACTCGGGAGTGGAAGCTCCTCTACAGCGTCATGTACCGCAACGCGGCTGGCACGCCGACCTTCACCGAGAGCGTCGACTATCGCAACACGTCTTCGCTGCCGAATGCTACGGTCAGCTCGCTTCCAGCCATCGCCGTCACCGTCACTCCGTTCGGGACCATCGCCGCCACCAACGTCCAGGCGGTTTTGGAGGAGATCGTAGCAGAGGCGGCGTCCGTATCCGGACTCGACACAGAGCTACAGTTCAATAACTCCGGCGTCTTCGGGGGGACAACTGGCGTCACGTATGACGCGGCCACTCACTCCATCTCGGTGGTGGACACGTCTTTGGTGACCATCAAGGTGGGCGTAAACGAGGATGGTAGCGGTATCGATCTTGTCGCCGCCGATCAGGGTGATGGCGTCTACTCGGACATCGGCTTCTATGCTTCCAGGCCCACCATCGGCAACGTCATCAAGTTGGAGGCCAGGGACTCTCGGAGTCAGCTTCAGCTCTACTGGCCGCTCGGTGCGGCTAGCGAGAGTCTTGAGATCGGCTCCGACGCCGAAGGGCCCTACATCAACGGGTTCGGCGGCTGGGCACTTCCGACCAGGATCTACAGCGACGCCGAACTTCACATTCACAGCGTGTCTGACGTCAACATCTGGTCGGATTCTTTCTATGTTGAGATCGGTCCACCAAATTCTGTTACTGGAACTCCAGGGGTCGACTCTCAGGAGCGAATCCTTCAGTTCAGGGACTTCGACCAAAACGGCAACTCAAACGACATCGCCACGATCAAGACTAGGTGGATCGACATCGCCAATGGTAAGGCTCGCCTGATGCTCTCCAGCACTTCGGAAGATGTCGGTGTGGAGATCGTCGGAGGCATCGTCATGCGTTCTCCAGATGGCACGATCTACTTGGTGACCATCAACAACGATGGCTCGCTGGTATCGACAGAGATCTCGATCTAGGACTCGACATGCCTCTTCATGCACAGATGAAGTATGTCGGCGCGGTGCCTCTCATCACCGTACTCGACAAGACCGCGCCTCTCTTGTCGAGCAACGGGAACCAAGTCATCATCGATGACTGGATCGATCTTGCCGAGTGGGGTGTGATAGCAAGCTCCAGCCTCTGCTACCTCGACGCCTGGGTCGAGAAGAACGTGGCTGGCGAATGGGTGCCGGTTATCCTGGGGGCAGCGGACCAGGCCCCTCCTGACTTCCCTGGCATCGATCCGCAAGGCTACACCGTCCTGTTCAGCTTTTTGGCGGACTCCTTAGACGTCCCCGTTCTTGACATCGTCGAGTTCGGTGGGACTACGGAGTACGGCAACTGGGCCGGCACGGATCCGCGCACCCACGTCGACAACATCTCCTTCACCCATCCTGACATGCGGCTGTCGCGCATCAGGGCTGTTGCGAAGGCCGACTGCTCAAGCGGGACGCACGACGATAAGAACTACCGCTTCCGGATGCGGGTTCGTGTGCCAGACATGTGCGTCTGGTCCAAGGAGGTGGAGATCCCGGCCACCGACGGGCAGATCTTCCTCGACGAGCCGCTCATCAGCCTCACCGATCTCGGCGTGAGTTCGTTCGCCAGCGAAGTCGCAATGGTGGCGCTCATCCGGCGCAACGGCAAGACCATCAGGGTCAATGACTCCAGGCAGTCCCTCGACAATGAGACGTTCGACCCTCCCTCGTACCCCATCCAGATCTACGCGAACGTCGTCACTCCCAACCAGCACGTCTACGACCCCTCGCAGAATGGATCTCCGGCGTTCTACAACTGCAAGCTGTACGGTGACGGCAACAGCGACGTTTACCCGTACGGCGTGAAGGCCGGTGGCTCGTGGCTTGGTGGCGGGCTTGGTCAGTGTACCGAGTTCATCAACGACACCATCAAGATTGCGGCTTGGCGTGACGGCGCAGCCTACACGACATACATCCCATCGAAGGGCGCCTCCGAGGTCGCGGTGCCTGGCGGCAGCGCGGACGGCTGCACGCTGCTTATCAAGATCTTCAGGGCCGCTCCGTATCTTACGTGGGTCTATCCATTCAACCAGGCGGAGAACCCTTACTGTATCAGGGTCCCTTCGGCCGTCTCTGGTGTCCCGGCTAAGTACGTCCTGGATCAGGAAGGCCTCGTCGTCGATCCGAACAATCGCCTCAAGATGCCGTGGTCCGGGCCACATGCGCTTCTCGCCGACGTCACGACGCTCGGCGACGACCTGCGCAAGGAGATGATGCTGGTCTCCGACCCGGTGCCTGTGCCGACCGGCTCCCTGGACTACGCCCCGACCTACTCTGATGGTCGCCTGTCGTACGAGACGTGGACGGAGACATCAGGCTCGATACTACTGAAGCGCAAGGACTATACTTACGCGAGCGGGCTCGTGGACACCGAGATCACCAAGGTCTACAACCCGCTCGATGGCACCACCGTCATCGCCCAGACCACGGTGACGTACTCCTACACCGCAGGTCGGCTTTCCGGCTACTCCTGCACGAGGGACGTCTGATGCTCGGCATTGTCCAGGTACAGGAGCTCCTGCCGGCTGGTGGCGCGCTCATCCACAGGAAGCTCGCCGCCAACACCACCAACGCTACCAGCGTTCTCGATGCTGCTGGTCGCGTCTATGGTTGGTACGTCTTCAACCTCTCGGCTGCCACCAAGTACCTAAAGCTCTACGACCTCGCGGCGGCGCCGGCGGTGGGTACCGACACGCCAGTCATGACGATCCCCATCCCGCCTGGTGGTGGCGCTAACGTCTGGTTCTCCGGCGGCATCGCGTTCTCGACCGGCATCGCCTACGCCATCACGGGCGGTGTCGCAGACACCGACACCACGGCCCTCGCCACCAACGACGTCGTCCTCAACTTGCTGTACGCCTGATGGCTCTCAGTGCCTATGCCGAAGGAGCTTCGCTGACGTTCATCACGTCGGCAGGGTCCATCCCTCTGCCTGCCAATACAGCAGAGGGGGACCTTCTCGTCTGCTGTGCCGCCAGCAGGTCCCTCACCCCGCCCACCATCGAGAGTGGTTGGAACCTGATTCAAACGGCATCTGGCGGCTCGATGGCATCGCTCCGTGCCTGGTGGCGCGTGGCCACCGCCGGGCAAGCCGCTCCCTCTGTCACTCCAGGCGTGGCTTCGGTTGCCAACATCGGGTTCATCTTCCGCATACGAGGGTTCGACCCTTCGTCCCCCATCGACGTGGTCGGAGCCGCCGGCGGTGGTACGAGCCAGGCGACCCCTAGCTCGTCTGGCATAGTGACGACGCGCCCGAATGCTTGGATCTTCCACCTCGGCTGCCTCGGCACCACTTCCTCCACGACCCCTACACTGACCCACTACTCGATCGGCGTGGTGAGCACTACGAGACTCACTGCCGTGTATGTTGGCGCAAGCAACAAGATCCGCATCTCCCTCTTCTCGACCATCTGGCCCACGGCCTCGGACTGCGGCACCGACTACCTCAGCACGAACGTGAGCTCTGGCTCCAACGCACGCTTTCTATTCGCCATCCGCCCCGAGCCTGAGCCGGCGAAAGGCTTGATGCTCTTCGGTGTCGGATAGTACTCATCACTCAAGGAGATCACATGGCCTTGCAGCTCAACCTCACAGCGGACAAGACAGCAGTCGGCATGGCTGCGCCCGAAGCCTACGCCCGCATCGTCTACCTCACCTTCGACACGAAGACTGGCCGGGTGCAGTTGTCGGTCGACGTCCACGCCAACCAACAGGCTCGGGAAGATGGCAAGGCACCGATCAGCGGAGGCGTCTACACCGGGGTGGTGGGTGTGGACATGCCCAACATCGACGACACCATCCCAGGTATTCGTGCGGCGCTCTACGACTGGCTGAAGACGCTTCCGGACTTCGCCGGCTCGATAGACGTGTAAGAAGAGCCGTACAGCGGGCCTTGAGTGACTACCCTCGCGTGAGAGAGAAGGTGGTGGTGCTAGGCCACCATCTTCCAACCGACGCCTCCACCGAGTGGGTCCAGGTCATGGGCATCATCCTCTACGTCATCGCCACGTCTGCTGCGGCTCTGATGGTCGGAGTCTGCGCCGACGGTATCGCTTCTCTCTTCGAGCGCTACGCCAAGCGCCGGGCGAAGAGCTAAGAGAACGAAGGGCTAACGGCAAAGCCGCCCGAAGGCGGCTTTGTCGGCGTTCTTGAGGAGTGGTACTACGGCACTGCAACTGCGGGTGTTGCGGTTCCAGTCGGTGCCGTGTGCGGCGTCGGAGCCGCGCCATGCATTGATGGCGCAATCGGTGCCATAGCACCTCCTCTCTCCCCTCCACCGTGGGACCGTCGGGGTTGGCGACGGTCTCCAGCAGGGCTTCGTGCCTCGTTTCCCACTCTCTTCGCCTGGTCGTCGTTCCGGGCGATGTCGCGCTTCAACGCAGACTTGGCTGCCTCGACGCGGAGCTTGATGTACTCCTCGTCCCCCAACAGCCTCTTCTGCACTTCGCACTCCAGCTTCGACACGGCCAGAGCCGTATCTCCCTTCGCCTTCTCCTCGTCGTCGGAGTGCTCCTCTTTCGACGCCTCGGCCCTCACTTTCGAGCCCAGGTCTTCGTAGTACTGGCGGCCCGCCAACAGGAGTGCGGTCTTCGCCCGCAACATCTCCCGTCGTTCGTCGAGCAGAGGTCCGCCTTCCTCTGCTCCGCCCACTGCTTCATCAACGCCCGACTCCACCATCCGCAGCAGTTCCATGGTTCTTGAATCCTTCCATCTAAGAAGAGCACATTCTCTTCTTCTGTTTTCTTATCCCACAGCCAGACAGCGATTTGCTGCGCCTCAGTTCTTCATCGAGGAGCCCAGGTTCATCATCGACAGCATCGGGTCTCCCAGGAATGTGTCGATGTTCTTCACCATCTCCTTCGAGTCGACGCCTGCGTCGAGCAAAGCATCAAGCTCTACCTTGTACGTCTGAGTGGCGATGATGGTGCAGAGCTTCGGGCAGCACGTGATGTAGTCCTCCTTCATCATCGTGCCATCCTGGCTGATTGAGATCTTCACGACTTGGCAGATGTTCCGTACCTCACGGTGCGCCCGGTAGATCTCCAGTGCCACACCCTCTTGCTTCTTCATGCCCGTCGCCAGGTTGGCAGCGGACAGCACCATCTTCACGGACTCCAACACCTTCTGCATCCCCTCGATCTTGGACGCCTTCGTGTTGTGTGGTGACGACAGGTACGACTGGCACTCGTTCTTCGCCTTCTGCACAGCGTCGTCGAGAAACATGTCGCCTCCCACAAGCTAAGAAACGGCGCCAGTTAACCAGGCTGGCGCCGGAGCAGAGAGTTCCCTCTTCACGGCAGTCCGGGAGGAATGCGCCGGCGGCATGGCGCGCCGGTTTTTGCGCTCAGAGTTACGGTCCCTGCTCACCTGTCTTATCCCTTTCCCAAGAGCATTGTTGCATACGAGCTAAAAGAAGCCGAAGGGGAATGTGCCCCATCGGCCTCCGGGCCCGGAACCGCACTTGGGAGCGCGGTGACGACCAGACCCAAGCTACTTGAAGAGACGGTGCCTCTCGGACCAGACGCACCACACCGCCCAGACTCCGACGCACAACCAGAAGAAAGCCATCATGGTAATCCTCCCGTATCTTCTTGTGCCCTTTTTCATGGTCGAATTGCTAAGAGTGAGAGAGCCATACGGCCCCGACGTCCCCCTCGCATGAGGACGTCGGGGCTGCACAAGCCCTACTCGGTCTTGGGCTTGTCCGGGTTGCCAGGCGGCAGCAGAGCCGCCCTGAAGGACGGGGCGATGAGCCGGTTGGCCTGCTGCTGCGCCCTCGGCAGCCACTCCTTGTAGGGCTTGGCCTCGGCGGTGTCGGGGATGGCGTCCTGGTCGATCGACTCGATGATCTCGGAGAACTTCTTCGACGCGCTGGCGATACGCGCCGCCTGCGTGGCAGCAGGCCCCTTGGTCATGTCGAGATCGTCGACGGTGGCGCGCATGCCGAGGCCGACCTTCGAGATGATGCGTCGGCCGTACTTCTTGAGCAGGATGTTGCGCGCCGTGCTCTTCAGCTTCTTCTTGCAGAACTCCACATCATCGGAGTCGGCACGCGGCCGCGTCCGCAGCCCCATCGCGCTGTAGGCGATGTCGACGAGGTTCTTGAACGCGTAGGGGTCGTGCCGTGCTGCCCAGTCGAGGTAGTGCGCGATCGCCTCGGCGAGGTTCAGGTCCGCTGGCTTCTTGTAGTCCGGCGCAGTGGACCGCCGCTTCGTGGTCTCGTTCTTGGTCACTGAAGGCTCCATCCTATCCACCCTTCTGGAGTTGAGAGTTGTACCGCTCCAAGGTCAAGTAGCTGTGCATAACCGACTCGAAGAGCTCGGAGGTGTCTCCGTGCGTCTTGTCCGGATGATACTCGTTGGCCAGACGCCACTTGTTCCTCTTGGCCAGGTGCAGGTCCGCCGGCTTCCCGTTCGGCGGCGGGTCCATCCCCAGCGTGGAACAAGCCTTCTCGACCTCGTCCTTCGACACCGACTCCTGCTTGTCCATCTTCGCCACATGCTCGTCGGTCTCCATCGCCTTGGCGAGGCTGTCTCTGAAGTCGCGAGCCACGATGCGGAGCATCACCAGCAACTCGCGTTCCAGTGTCGTGTGTACGACCGGATCGGAGTATGCCAGCTCCTTCTTCAGGAACTTCTCGGTGCGCGCCTTGATGTCGGCCCAGAAGATCGCGCTCTCGGTCGCCAGCTTCTCAGGAGACTTCCTAGGGCTTCTCCTCTTGCGAGTGAGGTGCTTCTGCCCTGCGATGCGGTACGGAACCCCGGACCTCGACATCCTGATGTACGGGAGCTGGTCGTACTCCTTCAGCGCCTCGTTCAAGACGTCAGCGACCTGGCGGTTGGTGCTGAGTGCCTTGATCCGAGCCTTCATGATCATGCTGGCTATGGATGAAGTGGTCATCTTCTTCTCGTCGAGTCTCCTCCAGAACTCTTCTACCCCATCACCGATAGAGAGCAGCATGCTGCGAACACGGAAGTCACGCTGAGCCACGCCAGGGATGTTCGCAGCGAACCACTTCTCTCCAGAGAGTGGACCGTTCCATCCGCTGCTGACAACCTTGACCCACAGCTCGTGCTCCAACATCGCCCGCTCTCGCTGAGTGGCGTAGTCGGCAAGAGCGATGTGCTCGGCGATCAACTCTTGCAGTGTCATGAGAGCTTCCTCACGATGTCTTCGAGCTTGCTTAGCAGCTCGGTCTGACGCTTCTCGAAACCCTCGAACATCTTCTTGATTTCGTCTACTCCTTCCCTCGTGTAAATGGTGGACTGCAAGGCGGTGTGCATCGTCTCGATGAGCTCCCCCAACAGGTAGTTCGTCTGTGCGAGGGAGTTCTTGTCGGCTGGAGGCGGCGGCACTTCGCCAGGCTTCGTTGGGATGTACGGCGCTGGGGCGAGGAACAACGTCTGCTGCCCGTTCTCTGGCTGAGTCTGGGCTGACGTCTTGGGTTGTGCCGGGGGGTCGACTGGCATCTGTGGCGGCACGTTCGACGGCCACACGAAGTCAGCGATGCTCTCGTCGCTCTCCAAGATGTCATCCAGCCTGTCGGCATCAGCTAAAACGTATTCAGCGGGCTTACCGACTTCTCCCGTCTCAGCCACCTTGCGAGCAGCGCCACACGCAACGAGGCTTCTGAGGACCCGGCGTTGGAAGACTCGATTGCCTTCCTCTTCCGGCATCCCCATGAAGAGCTCGTTGCGTGTGGCGACCTTGCCCTTGCGCAGCGTACGGAGAGCGCGACGGACGAATCCAAGACGCGCTGCCTCGTTCGCCATGTGTCAGCCTCCTAGATCGCCGGCGGGGTGTACTGCTGCTTGATCATGAGCATGACGAACTTCTTCACCTTCACGATGCCCGCCTTGCCGTTCTTCTCCATGAACTGGTAGCGGCGGGCGATCTCGTCGCGCTGGCTCGGCACCTTCACCGCCTCGTGCGCGAACACCACCAACCGCTTGGTGGACGTGCCGACGTTGACGATGACGGTCTCGAAGACCGGGAACAGCTCCAGCGGCTGGTCCTTGATGAGCGCCGACTTCACGCTCCTCATGCGAGAGCGGAGCTTGGCGATCTTCGCGTTCTCGTACGCGTCGTTCTTGTCGACCTTCGCGATCGACTCGAACAGCTTGGGGTAGCTCTTCCCCTTGTCTGCCTCCACCGCGTCCTTCATCTCCTGCGGTGTGGCGTCGACGTGCGCCGTCTTGAGCTTCGCCACCAACGTGGCGATCTCCAACCCGTAGTCCGTCGGTGCTTTCCCACGGATGTGGTCGAGCACGTACTTTGTCGTGATCTGTGCCATAGCACTAAGAAGGCGCCCGAGCAGTCTCGGGCGCCTCCTCCTTTCAAGAGGGTTGGGTGTGCTCTACAGCTTGCCGCTGAAGACGCCAGCCACGCGGCGCGCCTCGAAGCCGTCCTCGAAGACGCTGAGCTTGTCGAGCCCCATCGACTTCATGAGCTCGACCATCTTCTGGCGCTCCTCGACGTCGAACTCCATGTTGACGTCGAGGATGAACACGGCCTTGTTCTTCTTGGCCATCTCCATGCGCCGGCGGATGTAGCCGGCCAGCTCCTCGGGCAGCGCCAACGCCACCTGGGGCGGCTGCTCCTTCGGCGCCCTCACCAGCCGCGCCGCCTGCCTGGTCGTGCTCTTGGCCTTCTTCTTCTCGGCCTTGACCGCCGAGTTGTACTGCGCCGCCCGGCTCTTCATCTGGCTGTTGGTGAGCCCGAGGTCGCGCGCCACCTTGGAGCACGTCTTCGAGTCCATGCCGCCCTTGAACTGCTTCCTCACCTCGGCCAGTGCCTGCTTCTTCGACTGGCCCAGCTTGAGCAGCTCGGTGTAGAGAGCGATCTTCTTCGCAGCCTTTTCCACCAGCTTCTTGTTGTTGCTCGGCATTCGCATCCTCCCGGAATGGAAGACTGAAAGACTCAGCCTTCACGTCTGTGGTCTTATCCCCTGACAGGGATGCCATTTGCCACGCGTGAGGGGACCTCTTAGACTGCGTTCCATGAGCTCTGTCATGATGGCATCTGGCGACCCCAAGCCGTTCGGCTGGATCGCGGACCAGGTCTGGCACACCTCCAACAACCCATGGCTGCCGGCCGAGCCACAGCCATGGTATGTGCCGCAGACGATCGTGGAGCCTCAACCAGCACTGCCACCCATCGTCGTGATGCCCACCCAGGAGCTGGACGCTCTCAAGAAGCGTCTGGACGAGCTGGAGAAGGCCGTGAAGAAGCTCAGCCCGGTGAAGGAAGACGGCCCGGAGTGCGAGCCTGGTCGAGTGGTCGAGCTCTAGGGCTAAGAAAGAGGCGGGGCGCTGTACAAGCCGCCCCGCCCGGTCTACTCCACTCGCTCTTTCTCTAGGTCGGAGAGGCTTCTCACCTAGTGACGTGAACGCAGCCTGAGAGCCTCCCCTATCGCGTACGGTGTCAGAGGTTCTGGGCTTCAACCACCGAGCTTGTCGCTCAGCATCGCATCACTCCTCTCGTACCTCGTTCTATCACCGCTCCTGCCTTGGCGGCTGGATGAGCCTCATCCGCTCGCGTAGCGCCGAGACCCCTAGCACGGCGGCGATGCCCATCAACAGCCCAGGCAGAACCCACTTCTCAGCGATGATCTCGATCTTGATACCGAACATGACAACTCGCTTTCTACGTCTCCCTGCTCAACCGCCAGAGGAGACGTAGTGCCTCAGCCGGCGCATGATCACCTCCTTTCGTTAGGATCCCAGCCGTAGCCGTGCTCGGTCGCGCCGATGAACTCGCCCTCGTGGTTGACTGGGCGCCAGCTCCAGAAGTTGCTGAGCCCGTGCTCGCCCCAGTACTGCCCGCTGGTGATCTTCACCATGCGGCCATCGGGATGCTTGACGATGTCGCCCACCTTGAAGGGCGCACCACCAAGCACCTCTTCCGTCATCTGCTTCACCCAGTTGGCGACTGGCATGCGCCCTCCTAGGACATCTTGAAGCGACGCCACTTCATGTCCTCGCCGTCGTCGAGGAAGATGTGGAAGCCGTTGTGCTCGGTGTAGACGATGAGCCAGCCCTCGTACTTCTCGATCTCCGCGTTGTGGAAAGTGCAGGACGTGAGGTCGTGGTGCGTGACCGTGACGAGCCACTTGAAGTTGCGCTCCGACGACATCTTGGAGTCCACTCCATAGGCGTGTTCCATGGCATGCCTGAATGGACTCACAGGCTTCTGTCTTCGCATCACTTGCCTCTCTTGCAGCGACAGTGGCCCTTCTTCGCCAGGTGATCATGGGCCATGTCGAGCTTGGTTGAGAACTTCTCCAAGTTCTCCAGCGTCTGCCTCTGCGACAGCTCGTTGGAGATGTACTGGCCCTCGGTCGGTCCGAAGCCACGAGAGCACGTGAGAGTGATGAGCTGCTTGGCTTCCTCCTCATCCCCGACTGAGAAGACGGGGAGGAAGCCCTTATCCGGCACACGGCCGAATCGGACGACGACAGCTCAAAAGATCTTGATGGGCCCGTTGTCGAGCCGCTCACCGATCCTAGTGCCGATCATGGCTGATACGCTTTCCGTCTCTGCGCTCCTGCTGTCGCAGATACTTCTTGAGCCCGCTCTTGGCCCGAGCAGCACCTCGATGGCCGTTGGCGAAGTCGTTGCCGATCTGGGCTTGCACCACCGAGCTCGACAGCTTCCTGGTTCTGCGCAACATGGACGGATCTCTGAAAGAACCAGGATCCTTGTACCCACGTCTGTGGTTTGTCTTCATGCTTCACTCCTTCCAGTACTTCGGCTTGCCTTCGATGAGTGCATCGAGGCGTTGGCGAGGGTCCCCCACGTCGCCGCCGTAGGAGACCACCACGGAGTCCAGCGCCTTGTTGATGTCTGGCTCGGAAGCCAGCGCTGCTTGCAGCTTGTCGAGTGCCTCACGGGCACGCTCTGGCTTGTACGTTCAAAGCTCAAGGAGGATGTGCGGCGGGCCGCACTCACCAGCCTCGAACTTCACCACGTTGTCGTCATGCTGGTACTGCTCCACTTGAATGCGGAGCTGGCCGAGCATATAGCCATAGACGACCAAGCACACCTTGCCGTCTTCGCTAGCCAGGAGGAGCTTCTGCGCCCCGTACGTCGGAGCTCTCTCTGTGAACTTCATCTGGCTTCTTCTCCTCGTCCTTGTGCTTGAGCTCGCTCGGGTGGTACTGGAGCACGCGCTGGAACTTCAGCGACCCCTCCTCGTTGTCGAACTTGATGAAGTGGATGGCGCGAGCCGGGTAGCCGCACTCGGCGCAGTAGCCTTCTCCGTGTGCCAGCCCCCAGGTGAAGGTGCAGCCGAGGATGTACGCCTCCACCATGTCCTTGCCGACGAGACGCTCACCACAGCCGATGCACTTGTGGTCCACCATGGGGGTGAAGTGGTGGTAGTAGACGTCGAGCTCTGCGTTCAACTTCGCACACAGCTCGATGGCCTCAGGAGCGGTCTCCCCATCCTTCACCGTCACGCCGATGCCAACGCTTGCCACAGTGGCATGTGGCAGGTTCTTCGCCCTCAGCTCGTTGAGCTTCTCCAGGGTCATCTTCATAGCTTCTTCTCCACACCTTCGGGTGGCATCCAGATGATGCAACCGCAGCGTCCCTCCCTGATGACGATGTCCGTTGAGCAGCAGTAGACGCGACACGCCTCGTTCTTGCTGTCGTGCTTCTTGATGCTGTCGGTGATGATGAAGATCAGCGCCAGGACGACGATGGTCGCCATGAAGGCGAAGAGGGCAGAGTAGCTGTCCTTGAAGACTGGTCTCCAGATCATGGCTTCTTGCCCTTCCTGAGCAGCTTGTCGAGCTCCATCGTTGCCTTGGCCAGCTTGGTGTACGCGTCGACGTCCACCGCCACGTAGTTCTTCGTCCCGTAGGAGCCGTGAACGCCTGACACCACGACGTTCACGGCGGCATGGTGGACGTCGGCGAGGAGCTTGGTCTGTCTCATGACTCTCTTCCCTAGGAGTTCCATGCTGCCTCCTACTTCTTGAGCTTCTTCACGAAGCGGCCGATGGCGACGGCGAGGCCAACCGTCATCCGAGCCTGTCCGTCGTTGGGGTCGATGGCGTCGATTGCTGGTCTCACCACCGAGAGCAGCATCTGGAGCTCTCGGTGAGCCTTCGCCGCATGGCCGTGGTAGATCGAAGCCGGGTGAGAGATGGACTCCACCAAGTCCGACAGCGTCGGAACGATCTTCGATGGCTTGCGAGGCATTTACTTCTTCGCCTTCTTGGCTGTCGTGAGGCGCTTCGGCTTCTCACCACGGCGGCGCAGGGCGATGAGCCTGAAGCCCTTCTTCTTGGCGAGCGTGTTGAGCTCCTCCACGCTGAGCAGGTGCGCTGTGGCGTGGATGAGCTTCTCGCTGACGTCGGTCGCCGGCTTGGGCGGCTCAGGAGGCGGCACGTACTCGTACTCCTCGACCTTCTTGGCCTGGTTCTTGAGCTTCAAGACATTCGGCTCGGTCTTCTTGCCGTGGATGTCCTTGATCTCGGCGAGGCGGCGCTCCTTGCGCAGGATCTGCTGGATACCCTCCCAGCGGTAGAGCTCCTGCGCCACCTTGACGTCGTTCTTCGGGTCGTCGATGGGCAAGTGCATGAGCACACGAGCCGTGTTGCCGCCCACCAGCACCACAGCCGTGGTGTCAGCGTGGTGCGTCTCGACCACGTAGAGGCCGTGGCCGATGGGCTGGTTGTGGCTGCCCATCTGGATGGCGGTGTGGATGAGCTCTCCCAGCTTGGTGTCCGCCTTGAGCTCACCAAGCAGGTCGTTGAGCAGGAACAGCGTTGTGTTGAGTCCCATTACCCCTCCTCGGGATGGATCTTGATGACGGCGTTGAACGGCATCTCCGCAGCGAGGTAGACGCTCGGGCCGAAGATGCTCATGAGCTCCCAGAGCTGCCACTTCGACCAACCATCAACCTCAGCGATGGGCTTGAGCTTGATGTCTTTCGGCAGCTTCAGCTCATCGTGGTACTTCTTCAGCAGCGCTCGTCCGTGATCGGTGAGCTTCACCGAGACGTAGCTGTTGATGTTGAAGAAGTTGTTCTTCTGCTCCTCTGCCAGTGCCTCTTCCACCGCCTTGCCGAAGATCATCGAGCGGTGCATCCACTTGATGACGTCTTCGGTGTCAGAGTCGAGGCCAGGGAAGGCCTTGACGTGCTTCACCAGCTCGGTAGACGACTTCTGAAGTGTGGTGCTCATATCTTCCCCTTGGTGATGGCAGACATCACCAGCTCGTGAAGGATCATTGCCAGATCTCGTCTGCTCTTCTCCAACGTCTTCGAGTCGGCGAGCTTCTTCGCCACCATGACCCACGCCTTCCAGAGCTCGGAGTCCGAGACATCTTCGTTCGTCTCACCATCGAGCGACGATACGGAGGTCGTCGTGCTGCCATCTTCGTTGCGGATGACCGAGACGACAATGACGGCGTCGGAGCCAGTGAAGCCCTGTGCTTCGATCTCCTCCTTGGTGGCGCCGTCAGGGTCGTAGATGACCACGTGGCCTATCTTGTACCTCCGCTCGGTCTCGCTCATCGGATCAGGATCTCCAGAGAGATGGTGTAGCCGTGCTTCTTGGCGAACTCCTGCATCTCTTCCTTGTTGAAGTTGCAGTTGTAGTTGCCGCAGAAGTCAGTCACTGAGCCGTGGAAGAAGACAACAGGCTCCTTCCACGGGCTCCTTGGGTCACGTCCGAAGACGGTGACCATGGAGACTTCACTCGCCTCGAACATGCTAGCCCTTGCTTTCTGGCTGGTAGCTCTGGTTCCAGCGCACCCTGTCCATCGCGACTTCTCTCTCCAAGACGCCTGCCTCGATCATGGTGTTGAGCGTCTCGTAGAGAGCGTTGCCGAGTCGGTTGTTGGACCAGAAGATCCACTTGAAACCGTGCCAGCCATCGGTCGGTGGTGGAGGTTGTGGTGAGGTGAACTCAGGAACGAGGCCGAGCACGGTTGCGAGCTCGTACGCGGCCACGTCCCAGTCCTGCCAGTTCTTCAGCCTGTCCTTGAGCGTCAGCATGGGCTCAGGCATCGGGGAGAAGGTCCCAGTCGTCGGCCCACTCGCTGTAGTCGATGCCGCTCGGCTTGGCCGGAGACGGCTTCGGCACGGTCTGGTTCATTGGCGCCGAGGTCAGACGCCCAGACTGCGTGGCAGGCGAAGAAGGAACAGGAGGCATCGAAGGCGGCGGCACAGGCGCCTGAGGCACGGGAACAGGAGCGTGAGTCGAGACCTGGATCACAGGCCACTTCTCGACCATCCTGCTGTTGGAGTAGTTGCCGTTGCAGGTGGGATCGCTGCTCCAGCAGCCCCAGTACTGCCAGGACTCGTGATCCGAGTGGACCTGGTTCGCCGGGACAGTGCAGCGATGCCCCTGAGGCGACGGAGCAGCGCAGCAGTCCTTGGAGCCGAGCATCCGCCCAGGCGGCTTGGCGGCCATCGGAGGAGGCTGCGCGACAGCCGGCGGCGGGGCGTAGTTGACCACAGCAGCGGCGTTGGGCCACTGCTCCAGCATCCTGCCACGGACGCTGTAGGCGCCGCCGCAGGTGGGGTCCATGCTCCAGCAGCCCCAATCCGGCCAGGCTTCGTGGAAAACGTGTCCGTGGCTGCGTGGGATGGTGCAGTTGCGGCCCTGAGGCGACTGGTCAGCACAGCAATCGGCGCGACGGAGCTTCACTGGCATGGTCTTCTCCTCTCATGCGTCTGGTAGGTTGTCGAAATCATCAGCCCAGTCCGAGTAGTCGATCTTCGTCGGTCCAGGCAGCTTGTACTTGTCGTTCGGCCACATCTTGTTCATGTGCTGACCGAAGAGCGTGCCGCCGCAGTCTGGGTCACCAGACCAGCAGCCGAATGCAGTCCAGCTCTCATGCTCTGCGTGGTTGACGGTCTTCGGCACGGTGCAGACGTAACCCTGGCCCTTGATGACGATGAGGGCCTGGCAGCAATCAGATGCGTCCATCCTCATTACCCCCAGCTCTTGATGTTGAAAGCTAAGAAGGCGGCCCGAAGGCCGCCCCCATGATGCCACTGCCTGTCACTGCGCGGACACCTCGACCTCGATGTAGTTCTGGCCGAGCGGGATGGTGACGTTGACGACGCGACCGATGAAGGTCTGTCCGTCCACCACCAGCGGTCCGATGTTCCAGCCGATCTGCACTGGCACGAAGAGAGGCAGGTTGAACGTCCTCGGTCCGTTCCTCGTGTTGACGGTGATGCGATGGTTGATGGCTTCCATGTGCGTCTCCCGACGTAGTAACTGAGCTCTTGCTTCTCCTTTCTTATCACTCGTACCGACTAAACCTTGCGAAGAGCTAAGACGACGGAATGCTCTCCGTCGAATGCCCTCGCATGAGGGCGGATGCGTTACTTCAGAGCCGCGAGGGCGTCCCCGAAGATGCCGCGAGCCCACTCGATGGTCTTCTGCTTGGCCTGGATCGAGTCAGAGGCCTCGAACTTGGTCTCCATGACGAGCTCGGTGTCCTCGGCCGTGTAGAGTCCGGCGCGCCAGATGGAAGGCGTCTTCTTGGAGTCCGTGGCGTCGTCGTAGTCGAAGGAGAGCTCGAAGGCGCCGAAGACTGCCTTCTCGGCGCACTCCGTATCCCCCAAGTGGTCCTCCTCCCAGGTCAGCGGCAGGACGGTCGGCTTGGTCGCTTCCTGGAGCTTGTCCCAGAGCTCCCCGGCCTGCTTGACCTGCGCGTCCATGGGTCCGTAGCTGATGGACGAGAAGTTGGCGGCAAGGATGAACTGCGCGATGAACTCGTGCTTGGTCATGTGTGTTCCCGGTCTAGAGGCAGCAGGAGTGCTGCTCACGCTTCTTATGCCCGGCTCGCCCAAGTTCTTGACGTCTTTATGACGCAAACACGTCAAGCATGACCTGACGCGTAGCTCATCCAGAACACGTCAAGCACGGCGCAAAGCCAGGCCTGCTCACCTTGCGCCGTTCTTCTCTCCTCCTCAGTTCGGCGCACCTTGAGGGGAGCATGAAATCCAAGGCACGCTCACACCCCCTATACAAGCAGAGCTCTCGTCCCGGCTTCACCCTCCTGCCATTGACGTCTTCTAGACATGAACGCGTCAAGGGTGGGGAACATGAGAACCAGAGCCCGAGACAGAGTCGTGTGAGAGGAGAGCGTAGCACCAGCGAGTCAGGCTTCTGGCCCCTCGTTCTCCACAGCCCTGCTGAAGTACCCCCGCTCCCTCCAGCATGCGGCCTCTGTGTAAGCCCTGCCGATGGGTCGGGAGAGCCAGGGTCAGCACATCATCGAGAACTTCTCCTGCTCCCCTTGCGCCGGCGCACTTGGGAGAACAAGCTCCTCGCCATACCTCGCCTGGCCCTAGGGCTATGAAGACTTGAAACACCGGGGTAGGGAGGGGGGACAGTGGTACCCAAGTTTTGGGGGGGATTTTGTAGGGACTGGTTCCCCAGGGCCAGAGAGACCAAGCACGCACCAAGATTTGGGGGGAGGTTTTTGGTACCAGCCACTGTGAACGCGTCAAGTCGGTCCATGGGCTAAGCAAGCCCCGGAGGGCTGGCCCCCGGCCCTTGAGCCGGGAAGACGGTCCAGAACCTGCTACTGCCAGGTCTGGCACTTGGTGGACTGCATCTTGTTCAAGCACGCCACGCCGACCTGGATGCCCTCCTTCTCGTAGTACGCCCGGCACTTCTCGAAGTTGGTCTGGCGGGGGTCGCAGTTGGCCTTGGTCTGGGCATCCGACCAGTCCATGTGGACCTTGGCGCAGCCGACGGAGACCATCTCCTTCTCCTGGGGCGTCAGGCGGGGGTCGCAGGCCAGGGTGGTGGAAGGGGTGAGAGAGCAGACAGCGAGAACCAGGGTGATCAGGATGGTCTTCATGATGTCCTCCCGGACGTTGTGACGGAGGAAGTTCCCCGTCAGAGCCTTATGCCGGAGGGTGGTCTGGAATTGCTTCTCCCGACCCCTTGCGCCCAAATTTTGGGGGTACATACGAGGCCGGCCTCGGAAACGCTGCCTACAGGATCATGGGCTAAAAAAGCCAGGCCCGGGGAGCTCGGTCTGGCTTTCCTGGGTGGCCGCCCAGGACGGTCGGGGCTGGTGCCCCTACTTCTTCGCCCGCTGCGCCTGGATGGCTCTGAGGTCCCGGATGGCGTTCTCCAGGGCGACGACCATGCCTTCGTCGTCCAGAGCCGCCTGGCCCACCGAGACCCGGGAGAAGACGTTCCCGAAGCTGTTCTGGACCACCAGGACCGAGTGCATGCCGAACTTCATCTTCCACCTGTGGAGCATGGAAGAGATGACGACCTTCTCGGCCTCCATGATCCGCTTCTCGACTTCCACCTGCTCGCGCGACTTGGCCATGTGGGCGGGTCCTAGGTGCTGGAGGTCGTCGTCTCCAGGAGGTAGTCGAACTCCCTCCCGACCTTCTTCACCACGACCGTCTGCTTGATGCCGCAGGTCTCGGTCATCAAGTTGGCCCGCCCCTGGTACGGCTTGGAGCCGCTGTTGCCGGTGGCCTCCTTCTCCAGGTACTCGATGCTGTTGCCGCCAACCGACTTGGTGAGCAGAGATGCCGCAGTTGCCCTCGTGATCTTCTTCTCGCTGATCGCCTTCGCCATGTGCTTCTCCAGTGAAGCTGCCTGAGTGCCGCTTCATCTCCTTATGGCTAAGAAGCACGGAGGGATTGCCCCCGTGCCCGGCTCCGGAGAGCCAGGACGTCTACCAGTAGTCGTTGACCAGCTCTTCCAGGTTGATGCCCTGGCTGACGATGGCGCGGTACCCGTCCCTCAGGGTCGCCTGGGCCTGCCGCGCCTGGGAGAGCTTCTCCTTGGCGAGCCGGAGGCTGCTCCTGGAGGTCCTGATCTCCTCGCACCACGCCCAGAGCAAGAAGCAGCACTTCTCGGCGAGCTGCTGCCGGTACGCCAGAACCTCGTCGGCGTCGAAGGGGTTCTTGGAGACGTCCACCGTCACCAGCTTGTTGAGTCGCTGGAGGTGGCGGACGACGTCCCGGAAGCTCTCGACCACGTGCGCGGCGCAGTTGAGGGAGATGTTCCTCCCCTCGCAGTACTTCGCCACCCGCTGCACCAGGACCATGGCGTTCTCGATGGTTCGCTCGTTGCCGACGAACCGATCGAAGCCCTTGATGTCCTGGGCCTTGAAATCCACGTGCTTCTGCTTCATCGCCTCGTACAGCGAGAAAGTCGCCATGTGTACTGCCTCCCGTGAAGCCGGTTGGATTCCGGCCTATGGGCTTATGGCCTAAGACACCGGGGGATTGCCCCGGGCCGGCCTCGGAAGGCCGGAAGAAGACGTCCTGCGCCGTCTTCTCTTGCTACTGCGGGACTCGCGTCCCGTCCCAGGAGATGTTCCTGGGGATGGTTCCGTTCTTCTGGAGCTTCTTGTAGCAGTCCGGGCAGAGCTTCACCCAGGTGCAGACCAGCCAGATGTTCCTGACCTCCCGGTCGTTGGTGCAGCCGAAGCAGAGCCCGGAGGCCATCAGGACCTCTGCATGGGCGGCCAGCGCCGGTAGCTGTACACGTGGAAGCCGAGGCCCATGAAGAGCAGCGGGATGCCGATGACCCGGAGCCCGGTGACGGTGAAGATGCCGGCCCCGGTGTAGCAGGCCATGACCACCAGAAGGCAGAGCCAGAGGTCGAACCCCAACTTCTTGGACCTCACGACTTCCTCCCGAACCGCCTCAGCACCGACTGGCCCTTGGCCGGACCCTTGGACCGCTTCGCCCGCCTGGGCGTCACGTCCCGCTGGAAGCGGCCACCCTGGACCATGTCGACCATGTCGCCGCGCGCCGCCAGCACCATGCCGAGGAAGGTGTCGGCGCGCTTCTGGGAGGGGTCGGTACCCCTGCCCAGCATCTCGCGGAGGGACAACGCCGTGAAGCGCGTCAGCACCTCCTCGACGACGACCTTCACCACCTCCGCCGTCTTGGCCGACGGGTGGGTGGCATCCACCTCGCCCCGCAGCTTGTCCACCACGTCCATCAACGCCTGGGCCAACTCGTGGTCCGGCAGCGACGCCAAGAGAGCGTCAACCGGACCAGGACACTCAGGGTTGCCGCAACGATCGCACATCGTTCACTCCTCCCGTTCGGTGTGATAGGGGCACGCGAGGCCATCTCGCCCAGTACCCCCGAAGCCCTTCACGTTCCGCCCGCACTCCGGGCAGACGCCACGACGAAGCGCCTCCCTCTCCATGATCTCGTCGCAAGAGAGAAGCCGGTTCTCGATGTAGCCACTTCCCAGTGCAGCTCGCAGCTCCCGGCGCGCCTGCGCCATCCTCATGCGGCGCGCCTTCTTCTGCCACCAGCCCACGATGGGCCAGCGGATGAACCCGGGAACGAGACCCCAGAGCTCTTCCAGCATCGCCTGCGACAAGAGCCCGATGAGCCCCAGCGCAGCCGTCATGACCACCCCCAACACCAACGCCACCAGAACCAACTCAAGCCACATGGTCTTCTCCCGTGACGGGCTTGTTTGCCCGCTACAGGCTTATGACGTAGCCGACCCGAGGGTTGCCTGTCTGTCCCAGGCACACAGGGTAGGACATAGAAATTTCGTCATCACGGGCCATGGGCTAAGACTCGGAGGTGGAACTCCGAGCTCCCCGCAGGCCGGCGGGGGCGGTCCCCCAACCTAGGAGGCCGTCTGGATGTAGACGATGTCCTTCCTGAGCCGCAGGTCGTGGGCCTCCTCGAAGGTCTTGCCGATGAGCTCGCTGAAGTCGAAGGAGATCTCATCGTCGTAGTAGAAGATCGAGTCCTTCTCACCCTCGGCCGTCTCCATGTCGACCCGGACGTTGCCCGGACCCGTGAAGCACTGACCTTCGGGCGGATAGTTGAAGGTGACGCTGACGATCTTGTCAGCCATGGTGATGCCTCCCGTAGGAAGAGAATGGCTCTTCCCTGTTGTCTCCTTATGACGGGTCCAAAGAAGGCCTTTCCTAGGGCCAAGCTAAAAAAGCGGCCGGACCCGGTGTTCTGGGCCCAGCCGCCTTCCCCCACCACGGAGCTTCTACATCTGGTGCTGGGCCGAGCGCTGCTCGCCGCCGGCCCCGTTGACCTGGGGGGCGGCCTTGGCGTTGGACAGCTCCTGCTCGGCCCGGAACAGCTTCAGGCCGGCCACGGCCCGCTTGGTCTCGGCCTCGATCCTGGCCGTCTCCGCCTCGACGGCCATCGCCGGCGTGAGCAGCTCCAGCTTGCGGAGCTCGGCCTGGGCCTGGGCCATCTCCACGCTGGCGCGCATCTTCAGCACGTCGGTGGAGGCCTTGGCGATCTCGCCGGCGGTGCGCGCCTTGATGAGGAGCGCCTCGCCGTGGGCCTTCATCAGGTCCTGGAACGCCGGGCTGGAGGTGACGGTGGTGAAGACGGCGGCGACGGCCTCGCCGAACTTCGACCACCCAGACTTCTTCTTCTTCGTCTTCTTGCCGCCCTCGTCCTTCGTCTCGTTCTCGGCCATATCGATCCTCCCGGATCGGCGGAGCAGCGTCGAAAGACGCATCTTTCCGCTACACCCTTATCCCAGGGAGATCGCAGGAATTGCCCTAAAACAGGGGGTTTCAGCTCCCCTGGGCGGCTCTCCGGCCGCCACGGTGTTTCTACTTCCGCCGCTCCGGCATGCGCCGGAAGCGGTTCATCGCCAGCTTGAAGCGCCGCTCCGTCGGAGACGGCACCTCTTCCTGCTCCCAGACGTCCTTCGTGTCCGGGAGCCGGCAGTGCGCCGGGAAGGTCAGGTTGCTGTCCCCAGGCACCATGATGACGTCTTCCAACTGGGCCATCCGGTACATCATGGCCTCCGGAACTTGAACATCATCATCTTCAGGCCCTGGTGCGTGAGGATGGCCCGGTTCTGGAGCTCCTTCGGCAGCCGGTCCAGGTGCCGGATCATGGCGGCGGCTTCGTCGAGCATGGCGAAGGCCTCCTTCACCTGGGTCGGGGTCAGGGCGCTCTCCTCGGAAAAGGAGATGAACTTCAGCTCCAACCTCTCCAGCGCCTCTTCGGCGAGCGTGGAGTTCAACGCCTTCTTTGCAGCGATCGTCATTGTGTTCCTCCCGTTTTGGAAGAAGAGCTGCTCTTCCTGTTCTCATCTTATGCCACAGACAGACACGGTCTTGAGCTAAGCACGAGCCCCGGAGGGCTCGGCCCAGTCTCGGAGGACTGGGTTGTGCTACTTGGCGCGGGCCGCCAGGCGGGCCTTCTTCTTGGCGACCTCCTTGCCCTTCCGGATGATCTCCCGGAGCCGCTCGGTCTTGGTGAGCCGCTTCGTCGGCTTCACCTCCTTCGCCGGCTCCGGCGGGTCCACCGGCACGGACGGCTCGTAGACCTGCACCGGCCGCACCTTGCCGTAGCGGAAGCCCCGCTCCAGGGCCTGGACGATGTTCACCGTCTCGTTCTTCCACTTGGCCTTGTCCACCATCGTCGGCCGGATGGGGTCGCCCGGGTGGAAGGTGTAGACGACCTCCTTCCCGTCCTCCGGCCCGAGGATGATGACGGAGAAGTCCACGATGAGCTGGTCCTCCAGCTTCAGCGGGAGCTCGGCCATCAGCCCGCCTCCGTAGGTGCCGGCGGTGCCCTTCGGGTCCACCAGCTTGACCATGGTCATGCTGGGGAACTGGGCCAGGTCGACGACGCCGAGCATGCCCGGGATGGGCGCCTTGAAGGCGGTGCAGCCCTTCAGGACGGCGGGGTGCTCGTACGGCTCCCAGTTCGCCTCGATGAGGCTCTGGACCGTCTGCGTCTCGTCGAAGGTGCTGCCGGACGAGTCGGGGCCGGCGGTGCGGCTCTTCAGCGTCTCGGCGATGTACTTCTCGTCGGACCTGGCGAACGCCAGGCCGATCCTCTTCTGGTGCTCGGTCTGCTCCGGCTTCTTCTCCTCCGGCTTCTCCTCCTGCGTCTGCTCCACGGTCGTCGTCTCGGTCTCAGCCACAAGTCCTCCCGGACTCTTCTGCGAATGAGTGAACAGGAGGGGACTGCTCCCCTCCAGGACTGCGCGGCTCGCATGTCCGCACAGACGGAGCGCTCGTGGCTCCTCTGAACTTCTTATCCCTTCGGGAAGACGGACTTTGCTCCATTGGTGGTCTTGACTTTCACCTCTCGAAACGGCATCTCTCATCCAGCCCGGAGGATTCATGCATCTCACCATCCGAATCGACCGTCTCCCTGGCGGCCGCCTCAAGGGCTTCTTCGAGGAGCTGCCTGGGATCTTCTACACGTCAGACGACGAGTCCGCTCTCTCCGAGCGTCTCGGTCGGCTGGCGCACGCTCTCAGCTCGCCGCACGTCAAGATTCGCGAGATCAAGCCGGACGGCGACGTCGTGCTGGCCCTGGTACGGGAAGAGGAGGACGAGGAAGACGAGGAGTCTCCCACGTCTTTTCTGACCCTGACCGAGGCCGTCTTCATGGCCAGGCAGCAGAAGTCCTACGAGTTCATGGCTTCTTGCTAAGGAAGCCGATCTTGTAGGCGGCCCCCACCACCCTGCGCGGGGATGGTGGGGGCCTTTTTTCAGTTCTCCGGCGGCGGGCGGAACACGTCCCCACCGAAGACGCCTGGGTCTCGCGCCGGCGTGACGATGTTCGGCAACGCCTTCGCGAGCCCGCTCGCCTCCATCAGCCTTCTCGCCACCCGTCGCCGACGCCACCTGGGCACGATGAAGTACGCAGCCAGCGTGATGATGAAGACGGTGCCGATCAGATCCTCCATTCGAGCCTCCCTTCGAGAAAGGGTGAAAGCCTACCGCAGCTAAAGAAGAAGCGGGTACCCGATGTTCTGGGTACCCGCCTCCTGCCGGGGTTCGCTGCTTGCTACGACGCCGCCTTGGTCTCCGCCGGCTTGGTCTCGGCCGGCTTGGTCTCGGCCGCCTTCTTCGCCTCCTTGCGGCTCTTGATGTTGGCCTTGGCGACGTCGATGCGCTTCTTCTTGTCCTCGTCGGACATGGTGGCGAGGACGTCCTTGCCGACGAGGATGGAGCTGCGGTTGGTGCCGTAGCGGGACAGGGCGTAGCCGGCGGCCATGCTGGCGGCGGCGGTAGCGACGATCTTCACCACGGGACGCTTCAGGAACATCCAGAACGCGCTCATCATGATAGTCCTCCCGGACCAGACGGGGTTGGGTTTGGGTGCATCTTCCCGTCAACCCCTTATGGCTGGATGAGGGTCTAAATTGCCCTCTGGGAGGCCTTTTGGAGGGTTTTACCCCGTGTACGGGCTAAAAAAGCACCCCCGGGCAGGACTGCCGGGGGTGCCACGGGCGCCTATGAATTACACCCAGACCGATTCCGGGTGCGCCGGGAGGCGGCGCCCACTGCAAAGGGTTGGAGGGGCTCCTACTTCACGACGGAGCGGATAAAAGCCATGTCTTCCATGGCCTCCACCCGCACGTGCTCTTCGTGCAGGAGCATGTCCTCCAGAGTCTCGGCTGCCTTGGACGCCCCCAAGTCCTTCAGGGCGTCCAAGATTCCCCTCTGGCGAGGGGTGATGGGCGGAGAGTTGGCCTTGGACTCCAGCCTTCTCATTGCCTGCGCGAGCTCCGGGGACATGTTTCCTCCTAGTTCGGTCGCTTCGAGGCCCCAGCGGACTGGGACCACGCCGAGAACTGGGTCTCGGGCTTGGGGTTCTTGACCAGCGAGGAGAGCTCGACCAGCGTCACGAACCAGATCGCGTCTTCCGCGCTCTTGTACGCTGCCATCGAGACCTCGCTGGCCATCTTCTTGGCCTGCTTGCTCAGCTCATCGAAGGCCCGGACCATGCTCCGGATCTTCGTCAGCCGCTCGATGACGGCCCCCGCCTCGGTGAGCGGGCGCATCGACAGCTCTCGAACCGCTGCCTCCACGTCCTTCAAGGTGGTGGCGACGTTCAGCAGGCCGTCCGTGGACAGGCCGTACTGCCCGATCTTGTTCTTCAGCGCCTTGATGTCAGCGTCGATCGTGAAAACCAGCTTCTCGATCTCGAAACGCGGATTAGCCATGTGGTGTTCCTCCCGTTATGGAAAGAGGTACTCTTTCCACTTGCGGTCTTATGGCCAAAAACCGGGCTGACTTGCTCACCCAGACATGATGAAACGGAGCCTGCCTGGGTGGCAAGTAGCATCACCCACCACCGACCACTCCGAGAGCTGCCAGATCCTTCGCCCAGGGCAGCTCCTGGGCCGTGGGATGCTCTGAGAAGTGGATCTCGCAGTACATCGGGCCGTACTTGATGCCGTAGATGGCGTACCTGGAGCAGTCTTCGCACCTCGGGAGATTCTCCAGGAGCTTCATCATGACGACATTGATCTTCCTCCAGTTGGTTTCGAGCTCTCCCTCGACGATCTGCCAGGCTGCGTCGAGCTCCTGAGGCATGCTCGGCCTCGTCGGACCGCTCTGGCCGAGCACCGTGCCGTAGTTGAAGCCGAAGCGCATGTTCTTCAGGATGCCGCGCTGCTTCTGAAGCCACATGCGCTCCGGCACCAGTCCATTCGGCCGCTGGCAGACTGGGCAGGATAGGACGTGGTCGTGTGTCGGGCCGTACGAGCTCCTCCAGAACTGCACCTTCGTCAGCGGAGGCACCTCCGCACCACACCTGCACGTCCCCACGGTCGGCAGGACTATCTCAACGACCTGTCCTTGCGGCTGCATCACACCTCCACGATTCGGTTGGAGACCTCCTCCTCGTCCCCCGGCCGCACGTCGTAGCGGTTGAGGGCCAGGATCTTGCTCACGACGGCGATGCGACGCTCCTCCATGCTCTTGAACTGGGTCTTGAAGACCTGCTCGTCCTTCGGGGTCCGGCCGTAGGCGTAGAAACCGGCTCCTGGGCGAGCCGTTGGCTTGGGCTTCTGCTTCTTCCAGTCGAAGCAGCGCCGGCAGAGCAGCGAACCCTCCCACTCGTCGACGCCGAAGCGGTACGTCCAGGTGGCGCACAGCCCGGCGTTGGGCATGCAGTGCGCCGTGGCGGCCATCCCACCGCCACCGTTCCACATCAGCTCCTTCGGCATGTGGACGGTGACGGCTCCGCCGACCCGAAGACCTCCCCAGGCGACGAGACAGAGCTCTGTCCAGGCGAGCTCGTGGATGATCCGACCATTGAAGTCGGGGATGTTCTGGATGAGGCTCACGGCACGGTCTCCAGGATGGCCTTGGCGCCCTTCAGGAGCTCCTCGGCGCGCTCCTTCTCCTCCTCGACACGCACCCGGAGAGCCCCGATGGCCTCGTCGACGAGCTCCTCGATGTCAGGGCCCTTCTCGCAGTACAGCTCCTGGTCGTTGAAGTCTCGAATCGAGAACTCCCACTCGGAATCCTCGCGCTCCATCTTGACGCCGATGTTCTGGTCCTCCCCCTCCAGGCTGTTGAGGAAGACCAACATCTCGATGCAGGCATCGATCTTCTTGTCCATGCTCATGAGAAGTACTCCCCGATGTTGTGGCGTTCCTCGGTGACGTGTTCGAGGAACTTCATGAACTGCGCTCCGGTGAACGGACGATCGTACTCGTCGACGATGATCTCCTGGTCGAGATGGGCGACGCAGACCGCCTCGACATCTGAGCGCTTCTGAGCCCAGGCGAACCCGTACTTCTGGCTGCCCAGGCCCCAGCGCAGGCCGATGTGGATCTGCGGGTCGTCCGTCCTGACGACCTTCCCGGTGACGGTCTTCGCGAGCCAGTAGTAGTTCGTGCTCACGTCGGCCTCCCGACGGCGATGATGCAGCCCTTGAAGCCGACGGCGTTCGCCGGGATGGGGTGGTTCTGGGACATGCAGCCGCACTCCGAGCACTCGAAGTTCTCCTGTCTCGTCGGCGGCGGGTTGACGAGCGGATAGCAGACGTCGCAGTACGGATCGTCCCCGCTCATGTGCTTGGAGCAGTGGCCTGGAGACGAGCTGCGGAGCTGCGGAATGCCCCAGAGCTTCTCGATGGGGCCGTTGAGGATAATCGTCACCTCGTCCGGCAGCGGGCGTCTGGCCTTGCCGCGCCCCTCGTAGATGGGCTCCCCGCCCTCGTCGTAGCCCTCAGGGTTCCAGCCGCTGTGCCAGCCTGGGATGCCCTCCCAGATCCAGAGGCCGTCCTCCTTGGGGATCTCGGTCCACGGTCCTGCCTCGGCCTCGCGGCCGCCGCCGAGAGCCTCGACGTCCGCCTCGATGTTGGCGCCGACCTCGTGCATCAGGTAGACGTGCTCCCCGTTCACGAAGAAGAACGCCTTCTCGACCTTCTTCTCCTCGGCCTTCTCATCGCCGACTGACTTCACGTCCTTGAACAGATCGCTCACTCGGTCTCTCCTGGTGCGAAGATGCGGCCGCAGTCGGTGATCTCGACCTCCTCGCTGTCCTTGTCCATGTCCGAAGTCCTCATGTTGAGGACCTGCTTCTTGGCGTCGGCCTTTGTCTCGGCCTCGACCTCGATGGTTGCGGTCGCCGTGATGGTGACGGCAACGTAGAACTTCTTGGCCATCAGTCTTCCTCCTTGCGGGTATCGAGAGGACAGTGCCTCCCGCTCCTCTTCGGCTCACCGTCCCGGAGCTGCGGGCAGTGCTTCCAGATGCACTCTCCATCACTGGCGCCTTGGCAGAAGCCGAGATGCCAGTGATGGAGGCAGCCGGAACCGACCGGCAGCATCTTGAGTCCGAACTTCTTGTGCATGCTAGGGATGGAGCAGCCGTCCTTCGACCAGCGCTTGCATGTCACGCAGACGGAGACTGGCTCTCTCATCACTTCACCGGAGCGACCTTGACGCGAATGGCGCGATACCCCATCCGGCGGTAGGCGCGCAACGTCGCTGCCCACCTCTTCCAGTACTTCTGGCGGAACTCGTCGCCCATGAACTCGAAGAGTGCCTGCTGAGACTCGGACTTGCTGAAGGCCAGGGTCCGGTGCATCAGGTACCCACCGCTCTGCCGCATGCACCACATGATCGGTGGCTTGAGCTTCTTCATCACTTCCTCGGGTTGAGGACCGCCGAGCAGCCGGCGCAGATGGCGACTGGGTCATCCACCTCACACCTCGGGCAGGTCTCGGGAATGGTCCGAGCCGTCAGCGCAGCGAGGATCTGGTCGAGCTTCTTGTTGATGGTCGCCTGGTTGGCGAGGATCTGTGCAGCCTGGTCTTCTGCGCTCATGGCTTCTTGACCTCCTTCTCGACTTCGATGGGTGCGCGTTGGTTGGTGTCGCAGGCACACGACACTCGGCTGTCGTAGCTGATGTCGCAGGCCCTGACGACGAACGGCTTGCACTTCTGGACGCACGTGTCGCACGTCTGGATTTCGCATCCAGTAGTGACGAGAGCCGCGAACAGGATGAGGAACTTCATGCCTTGACCCTCTTCATGAAGAGCTCGTGGAGCATCTGCCGACCGACAGGGTCCGACAGCGCGACCATCAGCATGCCGATGGTCTCCGAAGCAGGGGTGAGCTCTTCGTCTCCCTCCTGCGGCGGTAGTGCGGCTTCGTAGCTGCCATCAGCGCGAACGATGATGGCAGCGTCCTGGTCTCCCAGCGTAATGGTGGAGCTCACGTTGTCCTTTCAGGCAGATGGTTTGGCCGGGATCTTGGCTTCGATGACGGCCTTGAGCAGCTCGATGCACCGGGCGGTGGCGACGAAGTCGATCTCCGCCGCCCGATACAGGTCCAGCTTGTCGCGCTTGGTGGCGAACTCGATGACCTCCCTCGTCTCCTGGAGACGCTGTTCGAGCTTGATGAGGATCTGCTCGTCGGTCAGGGTGATCACGGGCGGCGCTCCTCGAAGATGTGCCAGACCAGAGCCGGCGGCACAGACATCGGCAGCGGCTGGATGACGGTGCCGAGGAAGGTGAGGCGGTCGTACTTGTAGACGTGGTGGCCGGTGCCGTGGATGCGGATCTGCCGGTACTCCTTCTCGACCTCTTCGCTGTCGACCATGGCCCAGAGGAAGAGAGAGTCGCCGATCATGCCGACCGAGAGAATAGTCGCCCCTTTCGGCATCTTCACTTCCTGCCCGTCGGTGATCGCCAGCGGGAACTTCCAGATGGTCATCATGTGTCTTCCTCGATCTCTTTCTTGGTCCGCTCTTTGAGAACCGCTTTCTCCTTCATGCGGACTTCTTTCTTGAAGGACTTGGAACGAGACTTGTCTTGGTGCCGCCCCTCCATCATGGCGATCTTGACTCCCTTGCCGACATCACCCGGCAACTGGCCCATCTTGATGCGCGGCTTCATCAGGTCTCCTGTGCCACTCGAAACGCCAGCGGCGTAGACACTGCCACCATCCAGCACGCGCCATGTGCGAGATGGGATGAGGCCGCACTCGGTCTCTTCGATGACAGACAGGACACCGAGGCGGTCTCATCGCGGGTCGGTCTTCCACCGATGCACGAACTCCCTCAGGTGCGCGAGAGAGACCTGCATGCAGGTCTGCTTGGCGTTGCGGTCGCTCGTGGCCTCGTAGTAGGCGAGCTGCACCTCGGCGAGGGCGCGGCGCTCGTTGCAGACCAGCTCGACGACGCCCTCGTTCGAGCTGACGACTTCCCAGAGCGCCTCCCAGTCGATGTCGTCGTACTTCTTGATAGCCTCCTCGACCTTGGACAGGTCTGGCCAACGGTAGTCGGTCATGTCTTGGTTCTCCACATGAGAGGGAACGGCGACTTCGGATCGAACTGGCGCGCTGTCCAGTCGATCCGAAGCCTACCGATGCGAACGACGCAGTGGTCCGTCCAGCCGCCGATGGGGCGCTTCTTGAGCCGGTTCTCTTCCTTGGTCGTCAGGAAGCGGGGCTTCAGTGGGTGGTGTCGAGCGGAGCGCGGCCTGTAGATGACGAGCTTCGCGCTGTTGGCGCCTGGGACGAAGTTCTCCTGGATGAACCTGACGAAGAACAGAGAGACGTTCGCGCATTCTCCGTTAGCCAGGGCTGGCTTCCGAAGGTCCTGGTTCTGCTTCCTGAATCTTGAGATCGCTTCCGTCAGAGTCATCGACGGATTCCTTCTTGGCGATGTCGCCAAGATCTAGGGTCTGAGGCTTCGGGAGCTGGCACTTCGTGTAGTAGCACTGCACGGGACCGTGGTTCCGGCACAGGCTGGGCCTGGTCTCGTACGTCTTGCAGAGCCGCGTCTCCTTGTCGAAGTGCTTGCAGGTGAACCAGAACGACGGCTTGTGGTCCATCTCGCCGTTGCCGTTCAGGTAGGAGTGGTCGAGGAAGATGAGCATGGTGGAGAGCTTGTCGAGCTCCTCCTTCTCCCAGGGCCGCGCGGAGGCGGCTTCCTTGAGAATTTCGGCCAGGCTCATCGACTTGTCGTTGGTGCCAGGCTTGCGGATGCGGAACCGCTCGCAGCAGAACCCGCCGCAGGTCTTCGGTGCAGTGGTGTCAGCCATGGCTACCTCCGGTTGAACGCGTACGTCAGCGCGGCGACCACCTCGCCCATGTTCTTGCCGTCGTAGCGGACGATTCTGTTGGTCGGGCTGAGAGAGATGTCCGCCAGCCTGGCAGGCGTGTTCCACGGGTGGGCCGGCACGATGACGACGCCACGAGGACGGTTCGCGAGCCACGGGTCGATGTACTCCGGCCAGTCATCGACCAGGACCCGGCCGTAGGCGGTGCTCTTGTCCTCGGTGATGGTGACCTTGGTGCCAGGCAACTCGCGCCGGCACCAGTTCACCTTCTCGGTCCACGCAGCCGTCGTGTTGTACGGACCCTTGGTGAGGATGGAGACGTCGAAGCCGAGCTTCCTCGTCATGTCGAGAATGTCCCAGCCCGGCTGGAACCTCGGAAGGTTCTCCCACCAGCCGGGCTGGTTCTTGACAAGCCGCTTGCGCTCTCGGAACCACGGAGCGTGGTCCGGGCCGATGTCGTCCGGCAGCCCTTCCATCGGCCCCATGATCTTCTTGAGGCCCTCCCTCATGGCGCCGTCGAAGTCGGCGAGCGTGCCGTCGAGGTCGAAGAGGGCGATCTTGGCGGGGTCGAACTTCTCGTAGTTGGTCTGGGCCATGCTAGACCTCGGCCCGCGCTTCGGGCTTCGGCAGCGTGCGGTCCGTCACGATGTAGTAGGGCATGTTGCCGGGCAGCACCGCCCAGAGCTCGCGCGGCAGCGGGCAGACGACAGCCTTGATCGCCTGCCCCAGGGAGAAGAGCATGTCCATGGACGGGTGCTCGCCCCACTGATCGCCCTTCTTGTCCACGCAGGCGTTGAGGAAGGACATCCCTCCGCCCTTCGTCTCCATGAACTCGTCCGGCAACTGGAGGAGCATGTCGATGATGTCCTGCTTGTGCTCCTCCAGCTTCGCGGGGACGAAGCCCCACTTGTGCATGATGCCGTCGACGATGACGGCCTTCTCCATCATCTCCTCCTGTGGGACGTCGTCCCTGAAGAGACAGTCCTTGATGATGGCTTCCACGTTGGCAGCGGTGAGCTCCTTCACAGCTTTCCCCTGAGTCTGGCGATGAGTTCGCGCTTCACGTTCCAGGCCTTCGCCAATTCGATCTGGATCTTGCGTTCCTTCCACCACTCCCACAGCCAGCAGGTCACGGCGACCTCTCAGCCGCCCACGTACTCCAGGGCGGCAGCGTAGGTGGCGGTTGCGACACGGACGGCTTCCTTGAGAGCTTCCTTGACGGCGGCATCGTCGTTGAGGTCGAGCTCTCCCTTCTTCGCCTTGTCCACGACCATGGTCGTGGCGATGTCGGCGATGCGCACCTTGTCTTCGGTGGTCCAGATGCTCACGGCTTTCTCCTGCTGTTCCGGCCCAGCAACAGGCCGACGTAGAACGAGACGGTGCAGATGAGGATGGTGTAGATGAGGATGGCCCAGGACTGGGTGTTCATGTGGCGTCCTTCGCGTCTTTCAAGCGGCTGAACTGCATGCCGCAAGCGACGCACCAGTAGTGGATTCGTCGCCCCAGGACGCCGAGGACGCAGGCCTTGCTTTCGCAGATAGGGCAAGGGACCTGCTCCTCGACGTCCTCTTCTTCGCAGCTCACGGCTTCGGCCCCTTCCCAGCGAGCCAAGCGGCGTACTCCGGGATGGCTTGCTGCGCGGCGGTGCAGACGTTCTTCGGGCAGTCCCACCAGCCGCCGGTCTCGTGGTAGGCCTGGTGGGTGTTCTCGGCCATGTATCGGATGACGTCCTTGAAGTTGGCGTGCTCCGCCTCGATCTGCTGGAGGTGCCGGTACGCCTCCAGCTCGTTCTTGGGTTCCGAGACCTGGTGAGGCTCACTTCTCTCGTCTGACATGCGGCTCCTTCTTCCTTGGCCTGAGCCAGGTCTTGAGCTTCTTCTGGAGGATCGCGCAGTGCTCCTTGGTGACGGCCACGATGACCATGGCGTGCGGCTTCTCGCCGATGAAGTGGTCGATCATCACGTAGCGATCGTGCTCGCTGTCTTGCATGAGACGCACGAGCTTGCCGGCGGTGCGGCCAACAGGCGTCTCAGCTAGCCGGACCTTCTTCGGCTCCTTCTCGCAGACGTGGCCGTGCGTATCAGCCATCTTCTGCTTGCACTTCGGACAGCGCGGGAGCTTCATCTTCTTGAGACAGCGGCTACAGGTGACGTGAGCCTTGACGTCGGTGTTGTCTGAGTCGAGAGACATCCTGGTGCCACACCACTCCCAGTTGGTGAGCTCATGACCGAACGGCTTGTAGTGGGTGTGCCTCATGTCAGCCTTCGACGCTGATGTCGTTGATGATGTAGTGCTCGAACCAGGTGCGGCCACACGCCTTGCGCAGGCAGTGGACCTTGATGTCGATCCGGCCGGAGGTCGGGGAGTCCTGCTCCAGCGGCTCCATCGACTTGCCGCCGCAGAACGGGCAGTGGTCGTTCGGATCAGCGAGGTACTTCTTCTTCACGGGCCGGAGGAACTTCTCCTCGCCGTGGTCCATCTTGGTCGCCTTCTCGGTTTTCATGACTTCCCTTTCTTCTCGGCTGTACGCCGATGGTCGTTGAACCAGATGACGGCTTGGCGCTTGGGCTCGTTGACTCGCAGCTCCCAGCCGCAGGAGCAGTGGATGGTGTAGCCGTAGTAGGTGCCGCCGCCACGAATCGGGCTGCCGCCCAAGGCGCGCCGGACGTACTTCGGCTGGTGCGCGGAGCGCGCCTTGGGCTGGCACTTCTTGCAGGTGGCGAGAGCGGGGTCTGCCACGATCTGTTCGTTTGCCACGACGATGCCGCAGAGGGTGTGGCCTGCGGCGCCGACGAAGACCTTCACGGCGTGGATCTTCACTTGGTGCCTCTCTTCATCACCATGTGGCGAGAGATCTGGTTCTTCGCCGCCTGGTAGATGATCTCCATCACCGTCTTGAGAGGCTTCACCTCGTTGAGCTTCTTCCCCTGCGCAGCCTGGGTGCGGATGTACTCCAGCAGGCAGTACAGGCAGGGGTCTTCCTTGGTGTCAGGGACCTGGTGCTTCTGGCAGACGTCAGCGCTCACGGCCCGCCTCCTTGTCGAGCGCCAGAAGCTGCTCGTTGGTCATGCGGTCGAACTCGTCCCCGTCCTTGGAGCTCCAGTCCTCCCACCCGTCCCCGTCGTCGTCGACGGCCTCCGCATCAAAGACCATGACGCCGCCGGCGTTGCAGTAGTCGGGCTTGATGTTGTGTTCGAGCTGGAACTTGTCGTACTCGGCCAGCACGTTGAGCAGGAGCCTGGCGACGGTGAGCGACGGCACCGGGACCTCGAACGGAGTGCCAGGGACCTGAGGGATCCACCAGACCTTCAGGTCCCCGTGCTTCGGTCCGTCCTTCGACGGCTTCTTCTTCATCGCCGCCTCGAACGCGCGGCCCCCAGCCGCGAAGGCCTCCTCCGGAGTCGGGACGACCTTGTCTCCGAAGACCGGGTGGGTGGCCTTGTAGAGTTTGGCCACACGCACCCGCACTCCCTCGCTGTAGTAGCCAGCGAAGTAGCCCAGGTTGGAGCGGGCCGTGTCGATGTCGAGGCCGGAAGCGACGTACGCGGCGAGGAACGCGCCGGCCTCGTCCTGGTCCCTGACGTCGATGGCGGCGTCGAAGATCTCCCCCATCGTGCGGAGCTGCTTCCCCTTCCACTGTACGGCGAACGGCTTCTTCTCAGCCGGCATTGGCCGCCTTCGTCTTCCTGCTCTTCACGAGCTTGTCGATGTAGTTGCGAGCCTCCAGCGGGATGTGGCCCATGTCGTACTGGATGAGCTTCTCCAGGTAGTCGTCCGGGCACTCCGTGACGAGCTTCGCCGCGTGAATGCCGTGGTG